ATGGTGTCTAAAGAAGGAAGCGGACATATAGCCGTATTGGGATGCGCTTACATTACCGTGACGGAGAGCAAAACCACGACTTTTCAAGTATCAAATAGAAGGATGTGGTTTTATAGCCATACACAGTGGCTCAAGAAATTGGATATTGTGCTATCTTGAGCTAGTAAACACATTATACCATAATTTGCTGTTGATTTCAAGAGAAACGGAACAAATAAATGTTGCTTATTTGTTAAATTGTGTCGCGTTATGGTTGTTTTTCGTGCGCGAAGCAGGTCTGGCGGCAAGGGGGTGCTCTATCGGCATTTTGACAACAAAAAAGCCCCCGCATTGCTGCAGGGGCTGACATCAATCGTCGCCTTTGTCATCCGGGTCTTCGTCCGGAATGTCAGGAATCTCGATTTGCTCGAGTTTGGAATTGCTTTTTTCGGAATCCTCTCCGAGGTCTTTTCGCTTTTTGGTTCGCGTTGCTTTACGCTTCGCAGCAGTTTCATTGAGTTCCTTATCATACGGAATCAAATCATAGGGCGAACAGACAATAGCCGTTACGACCTTGTCTTTGATGTTGCCCGTGGAATCATCCCGAATACTCGTCATCTCAATAGAGTGCTTTAAGACCGGAATCAGTTTCCGCCATTGCCATTCTCTGAAATTTACGCCGGGTACAGATACTACCACCGAAGCATCTGCCTGCAATCCTTTCAGGACTACTTGCAGAAAGCAGCTGTACAGGTATCCGAAATGCACATCACTGTCATACGCATCCGGCTTGTCTTTCCGGCAAACCATATCCGCAATCAGAGTATCCTCGTCCTCTCCCTTGCAGAAGATGACTTGTCCTAAGCGCGGCGGTTTTCCCTGTGCCTGTTCGAGGTATCTCGTCTTAGCGTCCGGAAAGAGCATGGCGAAATCTTCGAGACCTTTATCCCATGTATTGGTGTCGGGACACAGACAACAGATGATTCTGCGTCCATGGATACCAACAGGCAGAGTCCCGGTTCTGGTCAATCTATATTCTACCGGCATTACTGTACCTCAGTCCAGATGCCGGACATAGTAAATATCAATGCCCAACCGCTTCGAGACGAGGTCACGCACTACATCACCGCCATAGCTTTGCACATTGACGCTCTGGTCAATAATAGGCATGTCGATGTCCAGAAAGTAGGGACCGTTGCCCGTGCTGCGCACCGTGTTGAACTTCTCGGCGAACTCAGTGCCTTCCAGAGGGAACCAGTTGAGCCAGCCGCAATCCATCATGGGCATCGCGTCACGCTGATGCTCCGTCTGGGCTTTCAAGATGGCATCGCGGGTCACAGGTTCGTGCAAAAGGTCGTTGATAGCCTTGCAGGTATCCTTCACCTCTTCACGAAGCTTCCAGAGCGCATCCTGCCCCATCTCGTTTGCTTTTTTGGCAAAGTTAAGGTGTTCCGCTACTGCACCTTTCGGGTTGAGATGTTTGAGAAGTGCGTTGATTTCCTTGTCAGTCAGGGTATCATCCAGCTGGAACTTGCAATCATAAGTATCGACAAGCACGTTGCTGAATACCGGCAGCGTAATGCCGAATCCATTGATAATGACATTCTTCTGGTTCGTGGTGTAGCGGTACAGAGTCGGGCAATCGTAATTGACCCAATCCCGTACGAAGTTTTTAGCACGAGACAGATTTGTACAGCGCTTCGTGGTATTGCAAGTCGAGAACTCATACCAAACGATTTCGCTGTCGTTCGCGTAACGGATATCCCGCAGCTCAGGGGCAAGACCTTTGGCGATAGTCATAGGCTGTATGGCATCAATGCCGTTGACTTCGAGGAAATCCTGCAGCACCCACGGGTTGATGGCAAGTGCATATCCCTTGCCTTCTGGGTACGCATTGGCAGGCGTAACGCTGCGCTTATCCTTCTTGTATACGCGCAGCCTCGTGTCGTTTGCAGGCGTCCAGTCATCGTTGTAGGTGGACATAAATGCCTTGGGACCGTTTTTCGTTATGGCAAATTTGATTTCTGCTTTCATGATATTTTTTCCTTTCTGCCTCATTCGGGCAGCGTGTCGCATTTGATAATTCCTCCATCATCGGTTTCCGTCTCGAATCCGAAATGGCACCATCCATATTCATCCGAGAGCCAGTCCGAGACATCGTCGAGGAATTCTTCGATATCGTCATACTGTTCCTGATGTAAAAATGGGGGCGTGTAGACCTCGGTCGGTAAAGAGGCAAGAGCCTCCATATCACCATCTGTATCCCACTTGATATTCTTAATCAACATAGGTCACACCTCCTGAGTGTTGTTATTCTTGTTCTGAAGCTGCTCCGTCTGTGCTGCATAAAGACCAGCAGCGTAGGCAGTATACAGTTCCTCAAAGCGGGACTCGTCCTTGCTTGCCAGCCAATCCGTGGTGCGCTTGAGCGGTTCTTCCAAGGGCTCGAAGTCGTCTTCCATCAGAAGACCGGCGTGACCGCTATCGGTAAGGTACTGTGCCAGAGCACGCTGCCTGACATAATGCACCGCGTCAGCAGGCTCAATCACCTTCTCGTCAGCGCATGTCCAGTACATGTCTCGGTCCTTGTACCCGCGATACAGCCCCTCAATGGTCTTGGGGTCAGGCAGTTCACCGCACTCATCCCGTTCATCGAGGTCGAAGATACGAACTTCACGCACCGTGCCATCGTTCTCCGGAGGAAGCAAGATACTGCGTTTCACGACTACATCATCTTCTTCATCATTGCAAGGAGCGACGATGTCAAAAACGCGGTGTGTGTCGTAGTCAAGCTTACAAGGTGTTCTCTGGCGCATGCCGGACGCGTAGTCCGTATAGCAACTGACATTCTCATTGATGTGATGAGGAGCGTTCAGCGCTTCGATGTACTGACTACGACCATACCAGTAGACCTTCTCGGTATGCCCATCGCTGGAAAGCTTAAAGACCTCGCGGATGTGGTAGCGCTCACGCTTGAGGACTACAAGCGCGCGGCAGAGCTCGGCGATTGGGTCGGGCGAAGACCGAGGGACGGTCACCAGCTGGGTGCTGTCATCAAACATCGTGACAAGGAAGACGATAACGGTAGCAAAATTGATAAAACTAAACATGATTTTTCTCCTTTTAGTGTTATTTTTTCGTGGTTTGGTTTTGCTGCTCAGACACAGACCCTTGCAGCGGTTTCTGCTCTTTCGCTTTTTTGGCAGTCGCACTCTCTTTGCCGACGAGGAAAGATACGAAGCAGGTCGCCAGCATGTAAAAATACATGTATGTGTCAACCTGTCGTACTTCTATCTCTCCGTATTCCAGCAGTTCAAGAAACCGCCAGACGGTACTCATACAGACAATAAGCGCAAATAATAGGTGTTTTTTGGTCATGAATACTCCTTTCTTTAGTAGTTCCGGCAAACAAAAAAGCAGGCCCATTCGAAGATGAGTCTGCTTGTTAGAGCCAGAATGTGAATTGTACGAGCGCAAAACGCCTACAGTAGAATGGTATCTATCGTACAATTTTCATTTTATGCCGTTCGCACATCCGTGCAAGTGCTTACCGTCTGTTTTTTCGCCGCTATGACATACAGAACAATTATTCCTCAAACATGTTCAGAAGAATATCCGAACTCGTAGCGAGGAACTTGTATTTGTGCCCCTCAACAGTTGCGATAAAGGGAATGTACCCTGTCTGAGAATCTTTCACATCGCTGTATTTCAGGGTCAGACCGTTTGGCAGTTCGATAGACTTGGATAGAAGCGAGGTATCGATGCTTTGCTGGAACGCCGATACCAACACAGTATCTGTCCCCTTTTGCAGCTGCATATAGCTGTCACTGATTTCCAGAGAAACACCATCGGCTAATGTCTCACCAAAGAGAGCGACTTTTGGAGTCGCATCAGAGATAACGGTATTAGCGAGAAGCTTTTTGATAGCATCTACCTGCTCGGAGCGATGTTCCTCATCCAATGTTACTGCAACCGTCAGATACACATCATCCAACACATTGCGTGCGCCCGAAAGAAGCGTTTCATCGCCGTTCTGGAACTCTCCCATAGAGTTGCTCGCATCGCCATTGACAAGTGCTAAGCGGTACGCCCCTGCCTGCGCTGTGGAGTCTTCGCTGCGGTATACGACTGTACAGGGTTCCTCGATATCGGCACAAGGTACGAAAACCTTAGCGTCAGATAGAGTCAAGGGTAGATAAGATTCCTGCGACAGTTGAATGCCTTCTTCGCCTGCCTCAAAGTTCATGACGGGGGCAAAGTCCGCAACTGCTGCGGATTCAGCAGTTCCAGCCGTTTCGCCGGTCTCAGCCGTAGCCATATCGGGGAACAGCATATCCTCAAACAGCTGTGTGTAGTTGACCGTCTTCTGCAGTTCCTTGATTTCGCGGTTCATCCGCGCCGCGTCAAACTGCGCGAATACGAGCATAATGCCCATGACTGCCAGAGAAATGGCAGCAAGGCGTTTCATATTGTTTTTCTTATTCATTTCCTTCATCTCCAAAAAGTAAGTGTTACATCGTGATAATTTGCACCGTTGCAGGTATACATCAGAGTTCCGCCGCCCATTGTGGCGCTCGACCCGTCTGCATACAAAAGGTCACTGTCTCCGTTGATGCCACTGCAAACCCCGGTACAGGTCAGTGTCTGCACAGAAGTGCCTCGGTAAATGTAAGCCAGCGTCCCGGCGTGGCAGTTTTTGATTTTTGAGAATCCTTGGTTCCAGTGGTCACCAACCACCATCGTATTCCCTGCCAGAAAATACGCGGCGCTGTCTTTTGCGTCAACAAATCTCTGCGCGTGTCCGTCGAAGAGCGCTACATTTACGCCGACAGAAGGAATCACAAGGCGTCCGTTCATGCCGGGTCTGCGCTGCATCTCAGCTTGAACGCTTTCGTTCGACACGCCGCCAGTCTTCTCTTTGAGTTCCTTGTCGCAGAGTGAAGCTAAAGATTTCGCCTTCGCTGCATAGTTCTCATTTGAGAAGGAAGTCGTCACAAGTTGTGCATCGGTTCTCACTAAGACATCCTCCATGGTACGGGACGGCTGTCTTTTCACAGCCGTGACATTCGCCTGTTCCTGCTGCGTCACGGCATCCACCTGACTGCGAAGTTGCTCTAAGTAAACTTTCGTCTTGTAGTTTGCAAAGAGGAGCAGCAAAGTACCAAGCCAGAGTAGACAGATAACGCCGATGGTTCGTTTGGTTGCTTTTGTCATTGAGTTTTTACTCCTTTCGTTGTTTTCGGCAAATAAAAAACAGACCCATCCGAAGATGAGTCTGCCTGACAAGCCGAGTGTAAATTGCACGGGCAGAAAATGCCTAAAGTAGAATAGTATCTATCGCACGATTTTCATTCTATGCCGTTCGCACACTTACACAAGTGCCATTTGCCGAATTCGACAGAAAAAAGAGCCGCTGCCCTTGGCTTTGGCAGCGACCCTAAAGCTATAATCTATTTCTCGTAGCTGAGCACTTTCAAATTGATGTATTTCTTTCCGTTCGGCATCTCGTGCGGTTCGATACCGACCTTGACATTGACATCCGCAGTCTTATCCTTGTTTTTGATTTTGGCACTCACAGCCTTGTTAGCAAGCAGGGCTTTTGCAGCCGCTGCACTGATTTTCACATCGTTGCCGTACAGTTTCGAGTTTTTCCAGAGCACCGCGCTGCAATCTTTGTTTGTACAGCCGTATCCTTTCGAGCCCTCCGCAACATCACTTCCGCAGAACGGGCATTTACCGAGCACAGTGCCGGATGCACCGCTATGGTCAAATTCCAAGTGAAATTCAGGACGGCCCTTAGAACAGTCGCAGGTCAGGATACAGTCGTATTTCTTACCGGTTTTCTTGCTCACACAGCCTTTGAGCGGTGCTTTGCCCTTCGTGAGCAGCGCAGCGGCAGTCGTTTTCGTGAGCTTCTTGCCGATAGATTCAAAGAACTTGTTATTCTTCCAGAGCGTTACTGGGCACCGGTTCCCGTCTTTGTCTTTTCCAATACAGGAGAAGGTTTTCTGTGTTTCCACCACATCATTGCCGCAGCGAGGACATCTGCAGATGACCGGAAGGTTCCCGTGTCTGGTTTGTGCCGATTCAATCGCAACGTTCTTCGCCATGATTTCTTCTATGGTTTTTTTCGTGAATTCCAGAACATCGATACGGGTCAGGGTCCCGTCCTTGATAGAGTGCAGCTGCTTGGAGAGATTTACCGTTACCGGAACATCAAGGTCGATTCCGAGTTTTTCCATCGTATCGACTAATCGGAACCCTTCTGCTTCGCCGTAATAGACGCCCTTTTTCAGAGAAATATAGTTGCTCTTGACGCATCTGTCAACGGTATCGGCGCGGGTCGCCTCGGTGCAAATCGTAGCATCTGACAGGATTTCCTTCCATTCCTCATCGGAATACTCTTCATTCGCCTTCTCGGCACCGCGCATCGGCGCGACCATCCAGTTGTTGAGAGCCTCGACCGTATACCGTTTCGGAGGAGTCGTCATCTTCCCTACCGCCTTGAAATTGATGTTTACGGCATCGCCCTTATTGAGTTTCGGGAGCAGTTTGTCCCCACTCGTTGGTTTCTCGAATTTTCGCCAGCCGGGAGTTACCTGCACATCACCTTTCAGAGTGAAATCTTCATCATTGCAGTGAATCACGATAGTCGTGCGGTCTACTGTACAGGCTTCTTCACAGAAAACAGCACAGAACCGGTTCAAGATACAGTCAAAGACCGTTTTCTGTGTTCCGGTAAGGGATGCAGGCCATTTTCCTGTCGGTGTGATAGCAGAGTGTGCTTCGATTTTGCTGTCATCATAGATGCTTTTGAGTTTCGGTTTATTGACAAGACCTGTAATACCGTTCTGTGCAAGACCTCGTATCGCGGCATCGACTTTGACGGTCTCATTCGTTGCCAGATAGCTGCTGTTGGTACGGGGATAGGTAACATACCCTCCCTCATACAACGCCTGCGTGGCGGCAAGCACATCGGCAGGAGACAATGTCTTGTCGGCTTTGCAGGCAAAACTCTGCAAATCGCTCATCGAGAACAGCTTACCGGGATTGACGGTCTTGCGCTCTGTCTTGATATCGGTCACTGTGGCACCGGCTTTGTTGAAGGCATCTGCCAGCGCCTGCGCCTCGGTCTCGTATCCTTCCTCGAATGTCCGTTTACTCGTGAGTTCAATTTCCTCACCGTTCGTCTTTTCTTTGCTGGAAACAGCCGAGTACGGCTTCGGGACAAATTCCTTGATGGCTTTCTCACGTTCGATGATATGCTGTACGATAGGACATACGCAGCGCCCGATACGGGTAAAGCCCCCGGCCTTTATGGATACATACCGTGTTAATTCAATGCCGAGCAGCCAATCCATCTCACTGCGCGTTTCAGCAGATGAAGACAGGGACGCGTATCCGGCATTGGGCTTGGCCGTCTCAAATGCCTGCTTAATGGTCTTGTTCGTAGTATCTGGAAGCCAGAGCCGATAAATCGTCTTGGGGGCTTTCAAGCCATACAGAAGCACTTCATCGACAAGCCGCTGCCCTTCTCTATCCGGGTCTCCGGCATTGTAGATGGCATCCACATCCTTGCGGTTCATCTGCTGGTTAGCGACCTTGATAAGGCCCTGTACTTTTTCCTTGCCCTCAAACTTAAACTTCCAATCATCAGGGAAGAACGGCAGTTTCTTCAAATCCCATGGCTGTTTCACAGCAGGGTCATAGCCGGGAAAATACGCATCAAGGTCTATCAGTTCATACAGGTGTCCGACCAGGGATACCACGATATAGTTATCGCTTTCGAGCCATGTGTTGCGGTCTTTTCCCTGCCTCTCGAACTTCTCGCCCTTCCACCATGAAATAGCGCCCGCGATACTTCTTCCTAGTGATGGTTTCTCGGCAATTACCAGAATCTTTCCCATGAAAAAATGCCTCCGTGCAAAAATCGGGTTTTGTGTATTCAGTATACGGCAATTCGCACGCAACAGCAACAGCACACCGCCCGGCAAAATTTCCGAAACGGTGTGCTGTTTTCGCTTTAGCTTAACCCGATACTGAGATTTCCTTCGGTATCCATCGTGATGCGCAGTTTATCGACCAGAGATTTCCGGAACAGTTCCTTCTCCTTTTCGGTCATCTCGATGCGCGTCTGACCATAGGCGCTTTTCAGCATATCCTCAATGTTGCAGCTGCCCAGCTGCTGCTTGAGATAGGATGCACATTCAAGAGCCAAAGCATCGTTGCGAAGCCGGTATGCGTCTCCCGCCTTGCAGAACTGGTCCGTATAGCAGTAAAGCACATGATGTTCCCGCATCTTATTGACGATAGCCTTGCTGGTCTTTTCCCGCTCGAACATCATCAAGAACCTGGCCGTTACGACATTGTTGATGAGCGGCCAATAATCGGAGTCCGAGGAGAACAGAAGAAAGCTGTCGATTTTCTTATCGTAGTGTTCCTGACAGCAGCAGACTGCGACCGTCATATCGACAACGCTCTTTCCTTCTACAACGCGCTGGGTCATAAACCGGTCCACCTTGGCTTTCGTATAATGCTCCACGAGTCCCCAGATGGACGAAGCGTTCACATCATCGAACAGGAAAATCTTCTGAATCTTCCCGATAGCCTCAGGAGAAAGGCTCTGCAATACAGCAAAGAACTTCAACGGGTCACAATTCTCGCAATCCACGAGGATTTCAGAACGGACGGAATGAAGCAGGAACTGCTCGACATTCTGCTGTGTCTGTTTGCTTTCTCCGCGAACCTTGTCGTAATCGCAGAAGGTATCTCCGTTCTGAGCATACAGCCGGATAAGGAACTGTTCATCACTGCCCAGAAGGTTTCCGCCCTCGTCAGCCTTGAACTGCCAGTTGAGGAAGACATTGTACGGGAATCTGATAATATTCTCGTTGTAGTACAGCCACGCTCTTTCCTGCGCCCTGTCCTTCGTCTTGGTCGGGAACGAAAACATCTGACGAATATACTCCCACGGCACCCACATCGGGAAGATATCCTTGCAACCCTGAATACGATTCGCGATTTCCGCCGCGATTCGGGGCCGGTATTCGTCCAGCGTACAATTTGCTTTGACGATATCAAGCCCGTCCTTGCGCAGTGCTTCGGTCGCTGCCTTTGTCATATCCATTGAATGCAGGTTTTTGAGGTCGTTTACCATCTGCATCTGCAGCTGCTTATAGCAGTGCTCGATGCAGGTAAATAGAAAACATAAGTTGCGCACCATCCGTGCATCCTGATTTTTTTCGAGTTCTTCGTAAATTTCCGACAGCAACTCTCCGGAATCAAAGATGTTCTTATCAACGCCGAGCAAATACCCGGCTTTTGATACGATTTCCTTTTTGTCGGTATAAGTATCGTTTGCGAGTGCAGTTTTAAGCTTTGCTTCGGCAAACAAATTGCCCATGAGGAATCCCTCCTTTATATTCGGGGTATTTGCAAAATTAGGTGATTTTCTATTCGAAAATAGGTGGTCTACTAATTTATGCAAAAACAATCCCTTTGTTTTTGGCAACAAACTTACATTTACCAGATGGATACGAGTTGCCGTTTGTGTCGTAATATCCATCCGCTTTACCGTTGTGTGAGCCGCTGGTTCCTTGCATCACATGAGTATGCTTGCCAACAAGAAACACACAGCCGGGAAAGTTACGTTCAGGATTTCGATATTCCGGATGATGCTCTTTCACCTTGAGTTTGCAAACGTCATTAGGTTGGCGTTGACGAAACTCTTCCAAGCTGTCAGTAGTCTGTTTAATAGCTTTATGCCGATTTGTGGCAACTTTTTTACCATCGAGCGTGTACACGCGGCTCATATTTTCTTTGTGCAGCGCTCGTCTATCGTGACGGCGGAACTGTTTAAGTTTATACGGCACACGGCCATTGATGTTTTTATCGCAGGTATCGTTAGGCAGGATAGAACAAGCAATGCAGTAAGCATCGAGCCAATGGTCCTTACTAACATCATGCGCTGCACGATAATCGTGGGTACTTTTACCATTGGTCGCAAAGAAATGCTTCGGAAAAAGAGAACTTAACTCTTTCGTTAGTGCCGGAATGATTTGATTCAATATACTCAAAGCACCATATTTTTTATTAAGTCCGGTTTTCTTTTTGGCAAGCTTCTTTTGCCATGCGGTATCCTTATGCACAAGGTCGTGGTGCTTTGTGCATAAGCCAACAATGTTACCAATGGTATCGCTGCCGTTTTCGGATTGTGGCACTACATGATGGTAATGGACAATGGACTGTTTGCAAAACAGGCAATGATGTTCCTGCATTTCAGAAACGGCTTCTTCGAGGCTCGCCTTTTGATAGAGTGGACCTTGCTGATATTGCCATTTCTGAATATTGGGGTTGTCCAGCTGCATAAACGCAAATTTGTTGATTTCGAGCACAACATCGTTGACAGGAAGAAACTTCCGAATCTTCTTTATCAAGTTGATGTGTGTCTGCAGCAACTGATTTGCGGTAGGTGTGAGCCAACCTTCCGGTCTTGTGCGATTACTGAACTTTGCTTCCTTGTTTTTGATGCCGATGCAAAGGACTTTTTTCTCACAACCAGGAAGATGACGCTTGATGACACCAATTTTCTTTGCACGCTTGCTGACACTGCCATTTTGAGCAGTGGTTTGCTTTACGCACTTTTTAGAAATGGTGCCATTTGCTTTGGCTCTCCGTTGACGGCGGCATCGTCTGCCGTTGGTGCGTCTTGCACGACGGGCCTTTTTGCGTCCTTGCATCAGTTTCGGAATTTCTTTGTTGCGGGTTTCCAAATGCGCAGTAAAGACTGCCGTGCCGTCCGTTTTAACAACAGCAACACCGATATTGGTTCTGCCGGGGTCGATACCCAAGTAAAGCGGCTGCACTACATCGTCTGTTTCATATAACAATTGAATAGTAAACGGTTTTGATGTTACGACTCGTGCTTTCTTCTCTTTCAGAAGGTAGCGTACATGCCCACCGCGAGTCGTAGGCATCAAAGGTTTACCGTCTTTGTTAAGCACATATACAGTGGACATATACGCCACCTCCCTTACGATAAGTCTCCCCTGCCAAAGCAGGAGGTTGTGTTTCCCTTGGCTGGGTGTTTGCTGTGAGCGGTATTGTACGAGACAATGCCACTCGTGCGGAACTGCCAACTGGGAAAATCGACAGGCGCAACAAACATCCATATGCCTGTGATACTTGTAAAAACAAATGGTTTTATTCAAACCACCTGTTTTTGCAAATACCCATGCTTCGATGCAGCGTTTAATTTCTGACGTTCAGGTAACAAGAAACCCGGCATTGGTTTGCCGGGCAGGAATGTTATCTGAATTTGTCGCGGATTTCTTCGTCCGTTGCCGGGCGAGGTTCGCGGTGTTTTGAGATGATATACGCGGAGCACTGCTCATTCAGCCAGTCGATATCATTGCGGTCTACCTGACTGAATCGCTGGCACAAAACATACACATGTACGCCAGCCTTCGCAGCAGCTTTGAGCAGTTCGCGTCTGCCGTTGAAGATGTCGTGGCGGCATTGGTCGTAAAACAGGAACACCATCGGTTTCCGGCTTTGCGCTTCCTTGCTCTCGGGGTCCGCCATCACAAGACACTGCGCCTGAAAGTTTGCAAGGTCTACAGACTTGCCGATTGCTTCACCGGCACTATCCTGCAACGCGAACAGCAACCGTCCGTGCGGGGCGTTGCCGTACTTGGTGCGGACCATCCGGCAGATGCGGGCGAATTCCTGGTCAAAGCCGATATACAGGATAATATTGTTCTCATCGCGCAGGCAATCGACTACTTCTCTCGCCGCCCAGAGCGTCTTCCCAGCGCCGGGGCGTCCGGCAACGACATTGATGTGATTATCGATGTTCATACGGTATCCCCCTTTTACTGCTTCTTGGCCTTGTCCTCCTCAGCCTCAGCGGGAGTCTCAGGCTCTTCTGCCTTTTCGGTAGGCTTTTTCTCAACCCTTTCAGCGGGCTTCTCCTCGACCTTCTCGGCATCAGCATCAGAAGTCTTCTTCTCGCCGCCCTCGTCCTTCTTCTCGGGCATGGAGCAAGGAACCTTCACGACATGGACCAGAACGACCGGCTCGTCATCCTCGTCCTCGTTGTCGGCATTCTTCTCGGTGCATTTGCGGCAACCATCACAGGGAGCGTCATCGCGCAGTTCATCGAGGTCGAAGTCATCGTCATCGGCGGTCATGGCCGTCGTGGCACCAAGCACAACACCGACAGCAACAGCGCCGATGGTAACAGCACCGACAGCAGCAAACAGATTTTTCAGAATGGACATGATAGTTTTCTCCTTTTTGCCAAATAGCAGTTATTTAATATTCTTGGATATTCAGAAATTTCAGATATCCGTGTGTGTATCCGAACAATCCCCACAGTGCAGCAGATGCCGCATCGCGCCGTGCCTTATCGGCAAACGCCTTGAACGGAACGACCGCATCTTTCAGGTTCTGGTATTCGTCAACATCGACATTCATGAGAGACTCGATTGTCTCAGGCATCTCGTTGCGGAAGAAGATATATACTTCCTGCCACTGCAGTTCCTTTTCTCCTCCGCCGACGAGCAGGTATTCGATGCCGATACGAAGCGCACCGGAAATCAAGGTCTTGTAAAACTCATCGTCAGGGTCAGGAAATCCCGCAAGGATTGTAGCAGTCATGTTCTGACAAGCAGCTGAAACTTCACGGTTTCTGTCAAACGATTCCGTTTCGGCACCGGGCAATACGAACTCGCTCGGCAATCTCGGATAAGAGCCCTGTGCGGGGCTCGTTGTACCGGATTCAATATCGAGATTCAAAACCGTAGTATTCTGACGGATAAATTCGGCAGGCTCCGGCATCGGATGTCGTTTAGCCCAGGGCCAACTCATGCAAATCACCTCTAATTTTCATTATCTGCAATTCGCACGAATCGGCAAGAGTTTACGGGTTGTTTTTGTTTTGGTTTTGCTGTTCCTCAGTTTCAAAATGCTCAACGCGGATATGAGAGACTCGTTCCACCTCTTTGAACGTTGCGACCTTGATGAGGATATTCTGGGAAGTGATGTTCTTACGGTCCTTCCGAGTCACCGCAACATGCCGCATCGTTTTCCAGTAGAGGTCCGGCGAAATAAGGCTGAGCGTGTAGATGGGCGTTTTCGTGGTTTCCAGAATATAGTTTGCAGCCATCGCACGGATATGTTCACGGTCATGCAGGCTCATGGTGCAGGGGTTATCGTTAACGAGGACACGAAGCAAAACGGTCGGTACGAACTGAGGGTGTGCTGCTCCATCGTCATCGAAAGCATACGAGAGAGCGTAGGCAATGAAATCCATGGTACGCCACTGCACGACCTTGTCGTTGTCGCGGACGGCTGGCGTGAGGGAATCCTTCGACACATACTCGGCGCTGACGATTTTCTCACCGGGTTCAAGTTCTTCCTGCATACAGGCAACGATTTCGAGGCGTTTGCGCTCGCAGAGTTCATCGGTGAGTTCTTCTTCCCTGCAGCAGACTACGATATCATGGCACAGTGTACGGGTGCCGCGCTGAGTGACAATACGCAGATAGAGTTCTTTCGGATTGATGGATGACATCAAAATATCAGTACCTCCCAGCAGCAAGAGTATGCTGCAGATATTTTACGCCGTTCACGGCGATGAAGAGTATGCTTATCACAACAGCCGGTGCAGTGGACACTGCCATCGCAACCAGGACCGTGCGGATAATCCAGAGAGAAAGGTCAAGGGTGAAATACCGAAAATTCGAAAATGCAACGAGCAGTGCAAATATCAGAATCGATATCCAGGACCCCTTGATATCCTGAGCGCTCGGACAGGAATGATAGGCTATCTGCGCCATGAGTATGGCAGCGACCCATACACCCGGTTCGCAAAGAGCAGCGGCAGTCCCGCCGTTCTGCCAAACCTGCATGATGTACCAGCCGAGCAGGCTGACATTGAGGCTTCCGAATAGTGCCGGGGCAATGCCGATGGCGGTTTTCTGGAGCAGTGGAAGCAGGAACAGTCCTCGCGGCGTGTAGTTGACATACCCGAGCGCCTTGTCCCCTTCCTCGCGCTTGAAACGATAGAGCCGGAACTTATCGATGCGTGCGCCGGTGAAAAGAGCGACCAGAAGGTGCGAGAGTTCGTGGTGGATGACACCGATTGCTGTCCAGCGTGTATCGTAGCGTTCCGCAAATTCGGCACCAAACGCTTTCTCCATGAGCCAAAGACTTCCCTGCCGTCCCGCCCATTCAATCGCCATGATGATGACGACGGTGGCAATCAGAATCACGCCGCGATAGGCGTCCAGAAACGCAAGGACTGCATTCATCACCCGTTCACCCTCTCTTTATGGATTTTCTGCTTTTCGCAACCGCCGCAGCGGAGCAGACAGCAGTAGTGTTCGTGACGAATTAGAGCCTTGAAGTAGGAAATTTGTGTGCGGACCGCATACGGACATGTCCGGTCTTTGACGGAACAAAGCCGTATATACTGATACCTTGCCACGAAAACTCCTCCAAAAACTACATTTCTTCGTCACATCCACATTATACCAAATGAGGTGTACTGAATACAAGCATGATGCGATTTAGTTGCATTTTGTTCACAATTTACTTTTGCCGGTGCAAGTTATATCGTTCCCGCTCAAAAGCCCTGTATGTGGGTCTGTTTCGAGCGATACCCAGCTACACCCTTCTGATGCAGGCGGAGATGCCTCAAATTCGAGCCGTACACCGCAGGAGGGTAAGTTTATGCCTTGACCGAGATAGCCGTGCTGGCATAGACGCTCGTGCGGGAAACTATGCACCAGAGAGCAAACGGCTGCTTGAATCCGACTGCAGTATGTTAAGTTTGAACCGTGCTCTGTGCGAGACCCACTGCTGAGACAGGCAGAGATGCCCCGAATTCGGGTTGCAGCCGTAAGTAGGGTAAACATACGCCTCGGCTACGACAGGCTCGTCTGCCCTAAGCGTTCTTCGCCCTGGCAGAGCATAGGCGGCGATTCCCGCATGCGACCTCTGTCGAACAGTGCTGAATGCCCGGATGTGATGGACCCGGAACGCGGGAGTGTTAGTTCCGGTGCTGTGGTAGCCTTGTGCCGAACGGTAGCCGGTCGTGTGCCAGCGTGCAAGTGCCGTGCCGAGAGGGTTCAGCTGCGAGGCAGGCTGGTGCCGCTCCAAGGCTATCAGGTGCGCTCAGGGGAGGTTCAGAGGTCTAGTGCCGAACCGGGGCTTTTTGGGGCAATCAGGGGCTTACAGGTGCTTCCTGGTTCCGTGGACTCCTGCTATCCCTCACCGCGCAGTTACGCGCAGCTGCGCTGCTGCGCTAGGTGTTCTCCGTTGTATTGGCTACTACCTGCGAAAACGCAGTTGCCGCCATACGGCGGCCTACGGGAGTTTGAGCTTAAGTGTTTGCGTAGCCACCCTACCCTACTCAGGTTCTCCCCACAGGCACTCTCAGGGGCTCCAGTGCTTTCTTAGCCGCTCTCCTACTCTTTCCGGTTCTTTCCAAAAAAATCTAAGACTCTCTTAATCTTATAGAGCTCTATATATCTAGGGCAGCACAATACCTGTTTTCTTATTGCCACCATTTTGCGTAAATTTGCGAAACAAAACGGGCTCAGCGGGCTCAGCAAGCGGTTTTACCACCTGCTGGATACTTCGTCATCGTATTCACCCAGACACTCCGCAGACATCTGGAACGCGGCGTCATCTGGGAAATCCGTCTCAAAATCCTCGGGGTTGTCATCGGGTTCTGCGAGCCAAAGGTCTGCTTTGGAGTAATCCACGCGCTTCGGCCGGGACTCATCCAGCAGCAACTCATCCATCGAACAGACGCTCTGATAGTCGCTGCCGAGGCGAACAGCCACGCTCAAGTTGCTGCCTTCGACGACCTGCTTGCGGGGCAGTGCGAGCGTTGCGGGAAGGTAACCGGCATCTTGAAACGGCTTCGTGATTCGGTCGATGGTCTTCTGTCTGGCATACAGGTTAAGACGCAGCTCGGCTTTTTCGAGAACGGGCAGGAACGGATTTTTCATCTGCTCGACTGCCTCAACAGCCTTGACTTTGAGTTCATTCGTGTGCTCGACAACCCTGTCAGCAGCTGCGCGAATCGAGCGCTCAAGTTCTTCGGCAGTCTGCTCAATGACTTCCTGCAGAGCGCGGTAGACGGTCGCTACATGGCACTTGAACAGTTCCGCAATCGCCTTGACGCTCCAACCCTCGCCGGAGAGTGCCTGCATCTCGAGGGTACGGCGCATACGGCGCTTCTTTTCCTCGTCCACGATATCAACACCGCGAATTGCAGCCTGACGCTTGACAGTATCGATGCCGATTTCTAGTTTTTTAGCAATTTGCTTGATGCTCAGTTTTTCCTTGTCAAAGAGCTCGATGATGGTATCGTACATTGCCTTCTTGGCTTCGCGCTTTTGTGCCGCTTCCCAGATTTTTCTATGGTTGCGGATACGGTAATCCGGGATAACCTTATGGTCAATCAGAACGCCGAGCATCTTGCGGTCAGCAGCGGAGCTGGCAACCGGGTACAGAATTCCGTCATGAATCTGACGACTCCTGTCCATCTTTTTCTTGAAAGTATTGATGCGCAGATTTTTGAACTCTTCCTTGGTCAGACCAAGAGCCTCAGCAATGGTCTCATCCTTGAACGGATGCTTCACCCAGCTGACGATTTTTGCAACTTCCTTGTCCGGAAGCGGCTCCGCGAAGGTAGAGTTAATAAGCTGTGCCTTTTCAAAAGACGCAGCTTGGTGATAATCGCATGCTGTAGATAAGCAGTACAGCAGCACAGTATGCCGTTTTCCAACAGGAGTCGTATTTCTGCGCAGGAAATCGATGACCGCATCCCAGCGCTGTGTGATGCAGCGTTCGGCAATCTCAGACCGGGGTCTTGCGATACTTCTGGCAGAAACGACCGAGCGCTCCGTATTCCATTCAAGAATACGCTTCGCAAAGCGTTTCTTTGCCCATGCGAGCTCCTGCTCATCGGTGGTATTGAAGATTTCGCGGTTCGAGACGACTGTATCGTCCACGATTCGCCACTCAACATCGATAGAATCCGCAAGGACATACAGGTCATTGAGCCGGTATCCCACTGCAGGGGCATGATAGACATGGCAGCAACGCCCGGCCTTCGTATTGAAAGTGCCTGGCAGGCGCATAATATGATTGATGCCTTTAACGGAATCATCTACGGAAGCGTACAGGTAATTGTCGCCCCAATTCACAATCTCCGCTTTCAGCATCGTGCGAATCTTGGTATGTAACCGCTTATAGATTTTCAGGGCGTGCTTGTTGTTCGGATTGACAGGGTCTATGAAAATCCAGTAAGCCGCGCCGCGTCCGGTATTGACAACAAAGCCTTCCGGAAGAGCCCCATTATAAATGGCGGTGGTCAGCATCTTGCAGATGCCATCACTGTAATAGAGAGGGACACCCTCCTCATGACAGTCGATATCAAAGCCAAGAGAAATCAGCTGAGAGATGCGGGAATCTGTACGAATACCGCTCTCACGCAGGGATTTGGCCCAGTACGCCGTGTTATTCGTGATGTACAGGTTCGTGGTGCAGTTATAGTATGTGAGCCGATTCGACTTTTCACTGGTCTTCGTGAAGATGCTATGCAATTCCGGCATGATAGTGTTCGGGGCAAATTGACGAATGGCACTAAGTTTGTGCCCGACACCCTCGGGCTTAGAGTACACCTGAAGAGCGCCCTCTGCTTCGCAGAACTCGTAAGTCTTGTAGAACGCAATATCGTTCTCCGTAGGGTAAATACGGCGCTCGCACTCGGGATAATCAGTATATTCGATTGTAGCAGCAGTTGCAGCTTGCATTGTGATACCCCTATATATGGCGTTCCATTGCATTGAGGACACATCATACTGTGATTTTAGTTGCTTGTTTCCCATTATCTGCGGTTCGCAAGTAACCGCAAGTGGGGGCAGGCATGGGCATATGGCAAGTTGCACAAGTGAATCGGGTGCATTGTATACAACCATGATTCGACAAATGTTAGCGCAGAACGGCCCGGTTCTGTCAGTGTTCAGAGCGGGAACCAGCCAGAAAGCGCCAAAATCTTCTCCGTTTTCAACAAAACCAAAAACTCCCCGGCAAAAATGCCAGGGAGCAAGCAAACAATATTATGTTTTCGGGACAAACAAAACATAGTATTGAGACTCGATAGCGCGGGTCCAGTCAGGAAGCAGGTCCATGACCTCGATGCACAGCTTATGCTGAGAGCGGTTGAGCAGAACGGCATCAAAATCCCACTTATCGAGAGTATCCTGAACCGTGCGTTCAGTAGCACTTTCCGAGCCAGTGCCCATCGAGATAGAAGCGTCTATCACATCGTCCGGATACAGGTCTGCGCGGCTGTCTGCGAAGTCTTGGAACCCATGGTATATCGCTAAGCCTCCGTCGTTATAGCCCGTGTATAGGCGCTGAGGATTTAGTTCGTGAAGCTCCTGCACAAAGACAGGGTCCATCTTGTCGTAGGTCTTGTCAGGGTCATTGATAACAAAGGGAGCATAGAGAACGATGGCGGCGACCAGAACAGCCGAGGTGAGAATTGTACTCCTTTTTGCCTGGCCTGTGAACCCTTCCGTTGGCCTGCCGCCGGTCTTCCACATCTTGTTTTCCTGCTCATTCATCATGACAGCGAGGAACCGAAAAATCAAAGGCGTAGTGACAATCAAAAGATAGGTGCGGATTCGTACATAGCGGGATGTAAGAATCAGACAGCAAAGTATCGGCAGAAATTCCGTGATGCGGACTTTCTTGTGCGAGGCAAAGACAATGAACAGAAATGCCAGACAGAAGAAGGCAACGATATCGGCGAGCTCGCACGGTTGCCATTCCGAGACGTATTTCTTTGTAGCCTCGTTGTTCGTCATGAAGAAGTAGTAGTACAGTTTGTAGGTATAGGGATTGATGAGTCCGGTCAGAAGACTGGCAACAAGAATCTGGATATAGGTCTTGACCTTCTTTGTCTTTTGCTCATTCTCGTTGACGAGACCGAAGGTGTTGATATTTGGCAGATAGCACATCAAGAGATAAAGACCGTTGAACGCGAACAGGATAGGCAAAGACCCGCCATGCAGGTTCGCCCAGAGAAGACTCAATATCGGCAATAGCCAGCATCGTTTCGAGTCCGGGTTCCGGTATAGGTCGTTCAAGAGATAGAAAGAGACCACAAAGAGAATCATTCCGATGTTCTGAGGTCTTCCGGCCCAGGATAGCAACGCCGTGACAATGGTGACGAATAGGCAATTCTCAAACGGGTCGCGCAGTTCTTTTGCCCAGGCGTATTCGATAAAGAGCGCGTACAGGAACGCTGTGATGAAGGAATAGATGAGCAGTCCTGCCACGGGATTAGAAGAAATGCACGAGAACTGATAGAGGATGATGCTGCTCAGCCATGAATGCGCGGTCTCTGTCAGCCCTAAATCCTGAGATATCCAGGAGAAGGCATCTGCGACCGGAATCGTGTGTGTAGAGCAAATTTCTCTGCCGAGAACGATATGCCAGTAATAGTCGCTGTCCCCGATTCCGCCCAATTCAATGAGCAATACACTGAAAGCGGCTGCAATCAACGCGGCAAAGAAATAGAGCGTCTTATACCGCTTTTGCGAATGATGCATAGGATGTACCTCCAAAACGAAAAAATGGGCAGACCCAAAAGGTCCGCCCGCCGCAATGGTCATACTTTCATACTATGCCGTTCGCAAGATTCGGCAACTATTTTAGGATTTTCCGCTCTGACAGTTGTTTCAGGAGCGTGGTGTACACATGATTGTTTATGCAATAGTCGTGCCCGAAAAATTCTTCGTCGCTCTCCCTTAATGCCTTCGCCAGAGCCGCTGCTACGGCAGGGCTTCTGGAATATCCCGCATCGCAATGCACGATAATCTGAGAAACTTCGTCAACATACTGAAGAAGTGCATCTACAATACATCCGGCGTCCTCGTCAGACATAGGTTTGAGCCCATGCACGCTTTCGGCAGTGTCGATGTCATCGAACTGGATGTATTCGATATGCCGGATATTCTCGTTGTCGGCCTCGTTCATGATGAGCGGTAGCTTATCGTTAGTGCTGGAAATCGAAATGATGAGCGTTGGTTCGTCGATGTTTTCGGCATCATACTCGGGTCCATACCCCAAAGCTGCAGCAAGGCACTGGGCACGATACATCACTTTGATTTTCATACTATCCCCCTTTTGTCTCCATCAGGGATTTCGTAAAATTCAGCCGCCATACGGGATTCTGAAATAGTCCAGATATGCTTTGAATCTGTCCTGTGCCGTTAAGCAGGTATCCACCAAATACCCATGCTCATGGTTCCATTTGTGAAGCCCGCGATAATAGAACATCTTCAAGTCATCCTCGATAATAAACGGGACAATGTTGTTTTTAAGACATTCCTTGAAAAGGATAAGTCGGCCAATACGCCCGTTGCCGTCTTGAAACGGATGAATGCACTCGAAGTCATGATGGAACGCAATGATTTGTTCGAGCGTATGCTTCGGGACGGTATTATAGGCAGACAACAACTCGGAAATCTCCGCTTCGACTTTTTCCGGAGCGGTGGTATCTCGCCCGCCGACCTCGTTAGGAACGCGTTTATATTCGCCAACAGCAAACCAGTCTTTCCGGGAATCGCTTGTGCCGTTTTTTAGCGTGAGATGCAGGCGCTTGATGAGCGTCTCCGACAGCGGATACATAGCGTTGTCAATGACCATGTCGATACATCGGAAATGGTTCGCGGTCTCGACAACATCATCCACATTTACAGCCCCGCTCTCGAACCCGATAGTATTCGTCTCGAAAATATAGCGGGTCTGGTCATGCGTCAGGCGGCTCCCCTCGATATGGTTTGAGTTGTAGGTCAAATCAACCTGAATCTTGTGATAGATTCCGCCTTTCCTCTGCTTCTTTTTCTCTTCCCGAATAACGGACAACAAAGCATTCTCGATTTTTGCATTTGTCCGTTTTGGCTTCTCTGCGTCTTCCGGGATTTGCCATGTCTTACCGGCAAGAACTGCATTCGGAATTTTGCCGATAGCGCAGTAGTTCCGAACCGACCGCTCCGAGAGATTCCATTTTTTTGCCGCATCAGCGACCGAAATATAAGCCATACTGCCACCTCGCTTTAGTATAGTATACAATGATAACGGCAAAATGTCAATTTTGCCAAGAAGTAATCCTATATTTTGCCGATGAATGGCAACAAAAATACCGCCCACAGAAAGTGAGCGGCTTAATGTAAGTGTTTTACAGTTCCCACCGCACCTTATACGCAGCGAAAGCAAGTAAAACAGCGACTATAAAACTGACCTTGCAGACGCAAGACAGGATTATCTCGAATCCATGCAGAAACGCCTCGTGTGCTTTCAGCGCACCAGTTGCCTCCAGGAATATGGCTACTGGAGACATACCGACGACTTCGATGACGAATCCAACGGCGCAAATCATGATTGCTGCAAATGCGATTCGGGTGAGAACGGACGAGACAGCAGATGACTTTGGAGGCTTTGCAAAACGCTCCGCTATAGCGCGGTCATCGCGCAGTTTGCTGTATATGACAGATGCAACGGTGGCAATGGTGAAGAACATCAAAATATTCCCGCAAAGCGAAATAATACCGTGAACTGCCACCATGACAGCATTCGTGTCAGGAACAAAAAGACCGGCAATGCGATAAGCAATGGCAAAAGCAACCATGAGAGTTGCAGATGCAACGGTTCCGAAAAGAGATACAGCGATGGGCTTGTCGATGAGATTATCTTTGCGCATAGTGTGGCTTCTCCTTAGAGCCTGAAAAATTGAGTGTGTGATGTGACGGACTATACAAAGCGCAAAAGCGCTATGTAACGAAGCAAGGTCGAAGACTTCTTAGCCAACAGCCCCGTAGGATGCGACGCCGGCCATCAGATATCCGTTCTTGTTACCGACCAGAGCGGTCGCTGCTTTCTCAGCAAAGCCGATATAAGCATTCATGACGGAACTATCCGAAAGGCGGTATGCATCCAAAGATACAGGAGCAGTGATAAGAAGATTGTTGAACATGTCAGTGTGCGGTGCCCAGCCGTTCAAGGAGCAGAGTTTCTCAGCTTTTTCCTTGTCTGCTGGTGCTGGGACAACTGCCTTCAAAACGAGATTCACTTTCCCGTCAACAACGGGAATACTGCGGCATCGACCGCCTAATACCTTGAGCATCTTTTTAATCCTCCTTGCGTTTAGTCCTCGGTGAGAGAAACACCGAAAACTGCGTAGAAATTGTGATAGCTTCCAAAAGCGTTCTTTTGCCATTCACCGACAACATATAGCGGGTTTTCCTCGATATCGCGGACGCAATCATCAAGGGTGTAAGCGACAGCGATGTTCTCGGGACGGTTTTCCTTGTCCTCTTTGAAGAGTTTGTCGGCTGCTGCTTTGGCGGCTTCGAGCGTAGGATAAACCTTGTCGCAGCTGCCGACGCGGTCAAATTCGCCATCGTCCTCGTTCGAGTAGTACGACAGGATGATAAAGAGTTCTTTTGGGTCCGGATTCTTCAAGGTAGACAGCGCATCCGTTGCACCGGCAGCATAACCATAGCAGTAGGCTGCATTGTAGCACTCCTGGTCTTCATAGCTGTTTGCTTCACGCTCTTTGTCTTCGATAGCTTTGCGGACAAGTATTTCATTGTTGTTCATAATGCACCTCCAAGTGCTTGTTTTGCTGTAAACAAAAAAGGCAGACCTACCACGAATGGTAAGTCTGCCTTAGTGAATACAGAATTGTGAATTGTACGAACGCGAATAGCGCCTTTGTAGATGGTATCTATCGTACAATCTCAATTCTATGCGGTTCGCAAGTGGTGTCAATAAAAATACCGACTACTTTTCAGTGGTCAGTATAATGCTATTAGCCCTTGTAGCCGCTGGAAACCTTCTTAGCAAGGTATACCTGACCCTTAGGGGTAATCAGTGTCTTGCGTGCGGTATGGGATGCTTTGCCGATGTAATATACCGTTTCCTTGACCTCAAAAATCCCCTGCTGGATGTACTTCTGGTAGGCAATATTCGAGGCGTCAATGTACTTCTCTTTACGCAGCCAAGCCATCAGGCGATTTCGACCGATGTTGATGTGGTCGTTGGCAAGGCATTTCGCAAATTCGCCAAAGTCCACGCTGTTGACTGAGGCGCTGACAGCGCGGTGAAAGTCAACGCTTTCCTGCTGGACACCGATGACCTTGTCCTGATTCTTGACGGCTTCCAGAGAAGTCACAAGCAAAGCTTTGGTTTTAGCATCCGTATTAGGGAGCCACTGGTCCACAAAAACAACAGGGTCGTTCACATATCCGCCGGTCTGACGAATCGTGGGCAGCAGTTCATCGAAAACCCACGTCTCGAACTGTTCAGCCTCAGGCTTATTGGAGCGGCAGATGAGTCGGTATACATTCCCTTCTGAGATGAACTTGACAATGCGGGGAATGCCGCCAACCTCAACGCGGCCGGACTTGATTCCGTCCTGACGGCAGTGGATGTTCAGCTCGCGGGTTATGTTCGTATACCCCAATGTCTTGCAGACATCCACAGCGCAGAAATAAAACTTGTTGTTCTCCTCGATAATACGGAGTTCACCAAACACTTCAGACAGGAAAATCTCAGGTACGCGGTTCATATATAAACACTCCTTTAAAATTTGAGTGGGGTAACAAACCGTTACCCCACCCTGATATTTTGACGATGATACGAGCAAATTGTTTTTAAAAAGTTTTCGTGAAAACGCTTTTTATACGTTGATTGCGGCCACTTCTTCGCCGCACTTGGAGCATGTGAACAAATCCTCGGCATCAGGTGCATGGGTTACTTCATCGCAGTCAGATTTGGCTTCGATAAAGTCGCCGTCTTCGTCCACCAGCCAAGTTTGGGTTACGTGCGCGGTTGCGATGAATGTAGTGTTGCCGCATTAAGGGCAAGGACCGATTTTGAGAGCCATAGGTCAAGCCTCCCTCTTCCAGAAAATCTTGTCGCCACGGAACGCAGCGATTTCTTTCACGAAAGCGAATGGGAACATTCCGTCTTTACACTCGACGTTTACCCCGTTGTCTTTCAGGAACTCATAATAGCCTTCAAAAGAATCAGGATACTTGAAACCAGCCTCAGGAAGAATCGCTTCATCGAGATTAGCCCCCGTATAGCCGAAGAACTTGGAATCAAAACTACCGACAAACTGCTTTCTACCGATGTCCAATGTTACTTTTACCTGACCGGACTTGGGAACCGAATCGTGAAACAGTTTTGCCTGAATCAAATCCTCGCTTGGTGCTTTTTTGTATTCGGCAAGTTTCTGTTCTTTGTATCTTTCGATGGATACCTGTCGGCGAATGTGCTTTAAGCTCCACTCCTGTTCTTCAAGCATCTTCTCTACATACTCTTTCGCCCACTCACTCTGATTGGCGAGAAACAGTACAATGGCATCGCTGGAAGAGATAGGATTTGCCGTAAAGGAAATGTTGTTAAACATATGGCGTTTTTTGCCAAAGACAAATTCATATTTGGCTTCGGCTGTGCCCGTTTCTTTGATATCTGTGTCCACGTAGCAATCCGTAAACGTTTTGCGGATATAGTTCTCCACTTCATCGTGCATCTGATTCGCAACATTCTCATAGGACATGGATGCGATGCCGAAGCGTTCGTTGAAGAAGTTCTTCAAGTCGCAATAGATTTTCCCATTGGTCACAAATGCGATGAAGTTGTACTCTCCAAAAGAGAAAAAATCATTCCGTAAGCATCCGTTCGATACGATTGCTTTTCGCGCATAAATCGCATCAACACAGTTTTTCCCTTCGGCAACTTTTACGCGGATAAAGTTGTAAAAGAGTTTGTTATCTTTTTTTAAAACACCCGCGTAACTTTTGATGCCTCTGTCTCCAATAAAGGCATCCATTTCCTTTCGTGTAAGAACCTTATTGGGGTTAAACACTTCATCTTCTGCAACAAAAAAATTAGTATTCATTTTCCTTCTCCTTTTTTGACGCACAGGTCAAGAATCATTTGTCGGAAAACAGTACAGGGATGACGATGTACTGTTCGGGATGCGCGATGACATCGTTCAGTTCGGTATCGTCCGGATAGCATTTCCATTCGATGCCGTTATAGAACAGCTCGCACGCTTCGGAACAGGGGTGGTTGGAAAGGATGTCGGTAGCGTACGAAAGGTTATATGCCTCCGTGGAACCCATCGGGATAGTGCAGAAACACTTCTCCAACGAACTCTGAATGCTGATGCCGTCCTTGTCCCACTTCTTCAGAGCGTATCTGGCGGTTTCAAGAGCCGCGTGCAGTGCTCGTTTCTTCATGTCTTCTGCAAAAGAAATGAGCTCGCTTGCTTCTCGATAACCAAGGATGATATCGAACACATCCACGGGCGTCGGAACGGTTTCTGTCGGGCTCATCCCGTTCGCATCGTCCTCAATGCAGATTATCTTTCCGTACAGGTTCGCCAGAAGTTCGGTCTCGCCATGGCTTTCCGAAAGAGAACCTTTAACGAGGCTGGCATCGGTCTTGATTAAGCAGTTGAAACTATACATACTATTTCTTCCTTTCAAAGTGTCTGCAAACAAAAAAGGCAGACCTACCACGAATGGTAAGTCTGCCTGAGTGAATGCAGAATTGTGAATTGTACGAACGCGAATAGCGCCTTAGTAGATGGTATCTATCGTACAATTTCAATTCTATGCGGTTCGCAAGGAACGTCAACAAAAAGAGGCTGCTGCACAAGGAAAAATCCAAGTGCAGCAGCCTCTTTGCCCTTATTCCACCTCCATTTCATCCCCCTGCAGTTCGAATGCTTCGTTCGTGCTGCAAACTTTTCCGGCGTCAACAAAAAATCCCGCCCACCAAACGGTGGACGGGAAAAGTGTCAATGCTTCTTATCAGCTGTGCAGCTATTCCAGAAAGCATCGTCAAGTTGCGTACGGGTCAGGATGTAGCAGGTGTCGCGGTCAGCCTTGTCGGTCAAGACAAAACCGGTTTCAGTCTTCTGGACCTCTACATCCTTGTCGTCCTTCTTGATGATGTTGCGGAAAAACTCGGAAGCGGTATCCGTTTCAGAACTGAGCAGGACACTGCCGAGAAATTCCTTTTCCTCTCCGCGAATACGGGTCGCGGCAAAAATGCTCTTATCGGTCATGATAGTTCCCCTTTCAGATTTGCGATACTTTTATCGGCAAGCGAAGTTTGGGAGCCGTGTTGCCAAGGATATTCTCCCAAAACGCTTCCCTTTCCTCATACTGATATCCAGCCTCAACCAGACACGGCTTGAGTTCTCTTATGGCTTCCGGGTCAGTGGCAATCGAAAACGTGGTATAATTCTTGTCGTCGATATACCACCCGGCAGGAAGGTTTTCGGGGTCTTCTTTGCTTGCTTCATGGTAAATAACGACGCCGCCGTTCATCTCTTGGAGGATGCCAAGCGCAATGCTCGTTTCAAGGATTTCGCGAGCAAAAAGCTCATTCAACATCGTCAAGCACCTTCTTTCCCTTTGCATCGAAGCGCGTATCCCACTGAGCGATTTGGTCAGCGCCAACAATGCCACGGAGGCTCAGCAAACAACCGTTTTGCGGATGACACCAGATAGTGCTGGGTGCTTCATTTTCGAGGAAGGCACCACAAAACGGGCAAGGCTTTTTAGGACTGATTTTGTTAAGTCGCAGCATGCTCATACCTCCTCGTAGTCGATGTCGAACAACTCGAACACGCCAATGACCTGAGTGGCGTAGCAATCCGCGACCATGATACGGTCACCGCCATCGATGTCGTAAGGAACATCGCGCTTGTCCAGTAACCGGCATGCACGGTCGAATTCTTCAGTGTCTTTAATGTAAAAACGAGTCATGATTTGCACTCCCTATTGATTTTTTATGCGTAAAATTGCGATTTAGGCGGGGCTGTCGGCTTTCTCGGCAGGTCCGAGGTACTCGAACTCGGCAAGGTCATCAAGAGACCGCTGATTTTTCAAGCAATAATCGTGAAGAAGGCCAACGATAGCGGTTCGCGTATTAGACGGCATTGCACAATGCTCAACCGAGAAACATACGCTGGTACTATCCTCAAAGCCTGTACCGTCCGAACCATCGCTGGTCTTTTTGAAGGTTGCCTTATAGGAGCCGATATGAGATGCGCGGTTCCCCTTGTCCACAGCCTCTGACAAAAGAGAATCGAGTTCCTTGCAGCGCTCCTGAGCGATGTAATACTCGCTCATCTTGATGGGTTGCACATAATCGGGCAATTTTCCGGAGTTGTGACGCGCAGCCTGGGTGGAATAATACCCGTAAACATTACCGCAGCCGTCATCCCACATGGCGATTTGGCATTTCCCGCAATACGGAAAATCCATGAACCACCATCTACTTGCTGTCAGAGAATCGGGATTGATGTGCGATGTAACTTCCTCGTGCCAGCGCTTATTCATGGGCGAGTTCTTCTTGAACACGCATAACCCCTTCTCCGTCTTTTCCTTCATGAGCTGTGCGCCAAACCATTCTTCGTCATTCGGCGGAAGTTTCACAGTAAGGCGCATGTTCGTGGAAAAGCTGTAATCGAAGTCCTTGTTACGCGATACGAAGTATTTGTCGATGAACGCGGATGCGAACCCGACAAACTTGTCCAGCTCGTTCTTTTGTTTGAAGTACTTACGGTACATCTCAGAGTCGTGTTTCACCAAAAATGCTATCTCAGTCATAGTTCAACATCCTCACTCATCCATCGGGATGGCATCTGTCACCTCATAGTGGCCGTTTCGCATAGAATAGCCGATGTTGTTGGCGATATCAGTGCTCATGTTTACATCGCCGTTATTTAACGCCTGACTTACCTTTTCGATTGCATCATCAGGACTCTCGGCGTCGATGCAGACCGTCGTGGAAACAGAAATGACAACATTGTAGGTATTCATGGTAAACTCTCCTTATTTTTTCTTTGTATCAATGGGATTCGGATTCTTGTATTCAGTCCAGAGGAAAAGGCGCTCAACGGGTGTCAGGATATTCGTGTCCGTGGCTTTCAACAGCGTGTTGGCACCATCGTCACAAGAGAACGGATACGGGTATGTGGCAACCATGTCATCTTTGTTGACAGTCAGATAGTGCTTATTCAGGACATAGTAGGAACCCGTAGACCGTGTCCTAACCTCGTGCCCGGAGCACCAGACGCGGATGCTGCAATAGCGTTTTCCGGTTACCTTGTCATCGACTTCTACCAATGCGGCCAGAATCATCTCATCGGGCTGCGTGCGGTAGAATTCGTGCATCTCCTCCTCTGTTCTGATAACGGCGGGCTTGATGTCGTACCGTCTGATATCCTCGCGCAGAAGCTGCTCACCGGCACTGTGCAGAAACTCCATGATAGGATAGAAGTCACCCGCTTCTCGGCCATATTTCTCCCCTGCATGTGCGTAACAGCGGCAAGGATAGAAAATATGGTTGTCGATAGACTTCTCGTATTCTTTGAGTCCCTGATGTGTGAACGCGAATCCCATGGCTTCATAGTTGTTGCTCATAGGAGTGACCTCCACATGGTAGGATGCGACATGGGTCACTTCCTTGTATGCATCCACATAGTCGGCTTCATCAACGACGGACGACAACATTTCCGGAATATCCTTCTTATCCATGTCCCGCAGCTTTTCATACGGGATGTACGGCAAGGTAGGATTTTCCTTGTTGTATTCCTGAATGGCATCGTCATCGTAAAGGCCGAGCCGTGTCTGCACAAGTTCACTAACTGACGAATATTCATTACCCTTTTCGTCATAAAACATGCTGTAATCGATTTCTTGACCTTCAATGACAGCGTCATCCAACTTCATGGTATCCTCTTTCGGAAGTTGCTGTTCAAGGACATGAATTGGCATATTTGTCCCAAAATTGTCCACGGAGCCTTCGAACTGCAGGGCGGCAAACCGCTTGAGATACCAGCCATTCTGGGGGTCAACCTTCACGGTCGTTTCAGAGGTAGCTATGAGCTCTCTTGCTTTTTCGTTTTCGGTCATAATAAAACACTCCTTTTTGAAAATTTAAACAAAAAGGCGGGCCTCTCGTGATGAGAAGTCCGCCTTAAAGCGAAATTGTGAATTGTACGAGCACAGAATGCCGTTTATGAATGGTATCTATCGTACAGTTCTAATTGTATTCGGTTCGCATAAATAGGCAAGGGAGAAAAGCGATTTTCTCTCCGAATCATGCGATTCCGAACACCTTTGCGTTGTTTTTATCCTCGCGCTGACGCTGCTCGGAATAGGTCATGGTGTTTTTATTGGAATTGAGGTATGCGAGTTCCTTCTCGGCATCCTCCTTGCTTTCAAACACCGTGACATTCAGCAGCTCATTCGGAAGGTCGAAGTAAATCTCTGTGCCGGTATCGTCCTTTGTGGCGATATCGACGGTGACGGTACATTTCGGGCAACCGGTATCCCCTTTGCTGTGAGAATACCCGCGCCACACCTGCACATTTGTGATAGTGGCGGGATAAATCACATTCTTGCTGCGGGACTTGGAATAGGTGCGGTTGTTCTTGTTACGACCGCGAACCTCTGTGATGACCCATACGGGCTTGTCAATCAACGCTAAAGCGTTGGAAAGGTTGATGTCGTTAAACATTTTTGTCGTTCTCCTTTTTTATTATTATTCTCTGATGGCGATAGGCGGAGTCTTGTCGAGCAGCGTGTTGATGTTCCAGCCGCAAAGGGTCAAGAGCACCTCAGATGCGGGACTCTGATTCCGGATATCGTTTGCCAGGTGAAACCCGATGTGTGCATAGGCATCATCATCGCTTGCAATTTCGTTTTTGACGGTCTCGGCAAAATTTTCAGCCAGTTCCGCGTTGTCGGCGATGACATTCATGGCCTCGTTCACGACGCGGTCCTTGACTACGAATGCGTCATCGGCAAAATAGTCACATTCCGGGCAATGCGGCTTAGCCCTCACACCGCTGGATACGGAAATCAGCTTGCAGCCACACGAGGGGCAAGTAAAAAAATACGGATGATTGGTCGGTAAGGTCATAAAAATACGCTCCTTTTTGATATGGTTTTGGAAAATTGTGCGCAGATAGCATTGGGGTCTGCGCGTTGTTGGGCACGGGAAACGATTGCTCCCCGCAGATTAGATATTGGGACTTTCGTAGTCGCACAGCTTGCCGTCAACCAGTTCCCACTGCATATGACCGCCTTGGCAAAGCACATCGAATCGTGCATAGTTGAAGCTTTCACTGACATACAAGGGTTTTCTGGTTTCGGCCTTTGCAAGCCGGACATTTCCGCATCGGTTCGACTCATAGGTCTCTACATCCGGGATGATGACAAGTTTTGAGGCGTTGAAGCCGAAGCGGGCGGCAATGAAAACCTCAGCGTCTGACTGCACCGCGAACAGGTTTTTTCCGTTTCGTTCACAGGCGGCGGAAAGACTGCGATAGGAAGTGTCGGAATAATGGGTGCCGTACTTGATGGATGGTTTCCAGTCCTCGAGGGTATCGATTTTCTTTTCCAGTTCCTTGATGGTACTGTTCAGACTTTTGATTTCCGCAAGCCGGTCCTTCAACAGATTCCGGATACCGTCTTTTTTAAGCCACTGCTTGCAGAAAACCTGCTTGTCTTCTTGACAAGCCATGTATGCGGCTTCAATGACGTTGTATTCCTCCGAGGTGACTTTTACCTTCGTAAGCTTCTCAAACTCTTGCTGCATCATGATATTTCACGCTCCTTTACTCACTATAATCAAGCCGCTGACCACAGACAGGGCAGCGGTCATAGTGAGGGTTCTCGTAGTAGCCGTCGTTGCAGTCTCCGCCAAGGTCAGCATTGCAATGCGGGCAGAGATTCGGCGACCAGCTTTTAGAGATGGGATGTTTTGGAATCTGCAGTTCGCAGGCTTCAATGGCCGTCATCAGAGGAGAAGTTCCTCTTGCGCCCATGAGACCGCCGTTCAGAAGGTTTTGCAGATAGCGAACAGCATTGCGGTAATCGTGCTCAGAAGTCATTTGGACGCCACCTCCTCACCGAACAGTTCGGAGATACCGTCGAGGATTTTCTGCGCATCCTTTACCGGCTTTTCCTCATATCCACGCCACGCCTTTTGAAAGAACTTCAAGTCTTCGATGATTTCAGAGCGGGTCACATCATCCATCAGCTCAAAAGCTTTGTTCCAGAGGCTGTCAACCTTCAGAGCGTTAAAACGAGGACCGTAGCAAAGTTGAAGCGTATCAATGTCCTTCGCCAATGCAAGGCATTTGGTGTAAGTACACGTCACTTCCTGCTCACGCTTGCTGAGCTCACCATCGAAAGTGTTTCCAACCACATGAATATCGGAGCAATCCCAAAGGAAAACGGGGTCACTAAGACGGTTGGGCTCACAGGAAACAACCGTAAAGCTTGTCAGCGCCTCGTCGTACTTCACAATACCCTTGTAACGCTGCATGTGTTTCGTGTCGGTCCTCTGCCAAAAGGTGATGATGTCGTCCTCAAAGACGGGGGTCTCCAACACATCATCAACTCCCGTGTATTGCCCTACTGTTTCAGCATATACAACATGCTTCTCAACCTTCGGGTCTTGGGTATAGATGATGGCGCGTTCATAGCCTTTGTTCTGAGGAAAGATGCCGCCTGTGACCCAGATGCCGGGCAGAGGCTTACCGGATATGGAGGTCTTCTCCCCTTTGTGCCGAGTCTGACCACGGAATAATATTTTTCTGGTTGCCATATAAATACTCCCTTCTACGCAAAAAGGCGGGCCTCCCGATTCTTCGGAAAGTCCGCCTCAGCGAAATTATGAATTTTTGTACGAACACAAAAAGTGCCTTAGTAGATGGTATCTATCGTACAAATACCATTCTAGGCGGTTCGCACACTTTGGCAAGTAAAAAAATGCCGCCCATCCAAAGATGAGCGGGGAAAATGTCAATCAAATTGCTCCATGAGTTGGCTGAGCCACATGGGACGATACGTTCCAACGGGAAGAATCTGCCCGTTACGGTATTCCGCCACGAGAACAAATCCGTTGTCATTGTCGAAAAACTTGGCTTCATCGCAATACGGAAGAATTTTCAGGACATCTTCGAAACGATGAGAGAATCGAGCCTTTACATCCTTGGTAGGAATGTCGTGCCCACCGCGTTCTACGCGGTTTTGGATTCGCCGAATACTTTCCTCGGCAGTGTCCAAACCGACATAGTACAGGCGAATATAGTATCCTGCCTCCTTTGCGCGTTTGCAAAGCCGTTTCGGATATCCCCCAGAAAGAGTTGTTTCCTGCGTGAAATTCACGCCGTCTTCTAAGGCTTGCTCGATATGTTTGACGGCAAGCTTGCCGCCCTCGTACTCGTCGCCGCCGCATTGAACGGTCAGCTTATCAGGGTCTACCACAATACCAAGGTCGCTGCGCTCAGAACGCAAAGAACCAGTCAAGCTGGATTTCCCCGCACCATTTACGCCGCCGATAAGAGTGTATGTTTTCACGGTATCACCTCTGTTTTTATTATACCATATTGCATCATATACACGCAATGCGTTTGAGAATACTTTTAATCTTCCTGCTCGTCGGAACCGAAGATTTCAGCAAGGTTGTCAAGAATGTCCGTGGCTCTCTCTGCGATATGAGCGTCATCAAATTCATCCTCGGCGTAGTATTCCTGCTTATCCTGCAAAGCCTTGATAATCGCCTTGCGATAAGTGGGGTTCAGAAGATTGTCTGCGATGTCAGAGATGCTTTCCACGCCTTCGTTGTCGTGGTACTCATAGGGGTCGTCATCGAAAGCCAGGCTGTCGAGTTTGGAAGCAATATCGAGGAATCTTTCGCGGGGTACGGACAGCACATCATTTGTGCATTTCCGAACCGGTGCATCGGCTTGGGTAGTTGTTTTGGTCATAATTCTTTACTCCTTTTGTTTGCAAACAAAAAGGCGGGCTTCCCAAAATTCGGGAAGTCCGCTAATTTGCAGATTGTGAATTGTACGAACACAAAAAGTGCTTGAGTAGATGGTATCTATCGTACGAATACCATTCTAGGCGGTTCGCACATTTTAGCAAGTAAAAAATGCCGCCCATCCGAAGATGAGCGGCGACTTTTTATTTCTTCGCTCCCATGAGGACTTCGCCTTCTCCGGATACAACGAACCAGCCTGTATCTTTACGGTATTCAGCACTGAACAAGCTTGCGAAGTTGTACCCTCCGGAAAATCCGATGTGTTTCAGCGAAAATGTCAGCTGCAAATAAGCATCCGAAGAAGTGCCGTTGCAGTCGTTTTCCAAAGAAATATTCAAACGATAAAAGTCCGGACGAGCGAGGTACTTATCGACAATGTCCTTGTCGTAGGTGATGTCGTGGAAGCAGCAGGACGAGAATGTCTGCAGATATACTTCGCGGTACGTATGGCCGAAAAGACCACACTTATCGCGCAGATTCTCCGGCCAATTCACCTCGATGCGACCATTGGGTTTGAGACATGTTGTAGGCATCTGTTCCACGCCGATGCCGTAATAGTGGCGGACAAACTCAAACAGCGACTCCCAGTCGATGCCGTTGTAAAATTCAGTCAGCTTCTCACCATCGCGAAGCTGGTAGGTTTCGGTGACCATATGCATTTCGTATCACTCCTTTGTTTGTTAGGGTATTTATTATTTTTGGTGGGATTCCTTACGAAAATTGGTGGTTTACTAATTTATGTAAATACAATCCCTTCGTTTTTGGCAACAAACTTACATTTACCAGATGAATACGAGTTGCCGTTTGTGTCGTAATATCCATCTGCTTTACCGTTGTGTGAACCGCTGGTTCCTTGCATCACATGAGTATGCTTGCCAACAAGAAACACACAGCCGGGAAAGTTGCGCTTTGGATTTCGATATTCCGGATGATGCTCTTTTACCTTGAGTTTGCATATATCATCTGGATGATTTTGACAAAATTCTTCCAAGCTGTCAGTAGTCTGCTCAACGGCTTTGTGGCGATTTGTTGCCACCTTTTTACCGTTGAGCGTGTACACACGGCTCATATTTTCTTTGTGCAGTGCTCTTCTATCGTGACGGCGAAATTGTTTAAGCTCATATGGTACGCGGTTGTTTATATTGCTATCGTAAGCATCATTCGGTAAAACGGAACCAGCAATACAATAAGCATCAAGCCAGTGGTCTTTACTAACGCCGTGCGCTGCACGATAGTCGTAGGTACTTTTGCCATTGGTCGCAAAGAAATGTTTCGGGAAAAGAGAACTCAACTCTTTCGTCAGTGCCGGTATGATTTGATTCAATACACTTAGCGCACCGTATCTTTTATTGAACCCTGTTTTCTTTTTGGCGAGTTTCTCTTGCCATGAGGTATCCTTATGTACAAGGTCGTGATGCTTTGTGCATAGGCCAACAATGTTACCAATAGTATCGCTGCCGTTTTCGGATTGTGGCACTACATGGTGGTAATGAGCGATAGGCTTCTTGCAAAACAAGCAATGATGTTCCTGCATTTCAGAAACAGCTTCTTTGAGGCTCGCCTTTTGATAGAGTGGACCTTGCTGATATTGCCATTTCTGAATATTGGGGTTGTCCAGCTGCATAAACGCAAATTTGTTGATTTCGAGCACGACATCGCTGATAGGAAGAAACTTCCGAATCTTCTTTACCAAGTTGATGTGTGTCTGCAGCAACTGATTTGCGGTAGGCGTGAGCCAACCTTCCGGTTTTACGCAATTACTAAACTTTGCTTCTTTGTTCTTGATGCCGATGCAAAGAACTTCTTTCTCACAGCCGGGAAGGTGGCGTTTGATGACACCAATATCTTTTGCGCGTTTGCTAACGCTGCCATTTTGAGCGGTATTCTGCTTCACGCATTTCTTGGAAATGGTGCCATTGGCTTTAGCTCTCCGTTGACGGCGGCATCGTCTGCCGTTGGTGCGTCTTGCACGGCGAGAGTCTTTGCGCTTTTTCATCAGTTTCGGAATTTCCTTGTTGCGGGTTTCCAAATGCGCGGTAAAGACTGTCGTGCCGTCCGTTTTAACAACAGCAACGCCAATATTGGTTCTACCGGGGTCGATACCTAAATAGAGTGGCTGTACCACATCGTCAGTTTCATACAACAGTTGAATGGTGAACGGTTTTGATGCTACGGCTCGTGCTTTTTGTTCTTTAAGCAGACGGCGTACATGCCCACAGCGAGTCGTAGGCATTAAAGGTTTACCGTCTTTATTGAGCACATATACAGTGGACATATACGCCACCTCCTTTACGATAAGTCTCCCCTGCCGAAGCAGGAGGTTGTGTTTCCCTTGGCTGGATGTTTGCTACGAGTAGCATTACACGAGGCAATACTGCTCTTGCGGAGCTGTCAACTGGGAAAATCGACAGGCGCAACGAACATCCAAATGCCTGTGATACATACAAAATGAAGTGATTTTATTTAAACCACTAAATTCCGTAAATACCCGTTTTTTGGTATGTATTTTCAAGGGCTTTCTCGTCCAAAGCAAAATACTTGTGCGTGAACCAAAAATCTGTCGGTGCCCGCTCTGCGTCTTGGAACAGAGAGTTGCCTACTACGACAACTCCCGGAACGCCAATACAGCACATCTGGATGTAGCACATCTTGCAGACCAGAGGGTCAATGTCTTGTGCCACAAACAGAACATACTTGTCCCAGTCCGGGTCAGTGGATTCCAACTGCTCGCGCATCACATTGTACCCCGCCAGAAGCAGGCATCCGGCACCACAGCACGGGTCGTTCACCCGCAGGATACGGGACTTGTCCAGAACAAGAGAATCCGGCATGTTTATGCGTGCCATCATCTGTCCGACATTGTACGGCGTGAAAAACTGCCCTGCTTGGCTTTTGCTTAATCCGAGATTATGGTAAACGGTGCCAAGAAAATCCTGCTCAGGGTTTTCCAAGAGCGCGGTCATTGTGATGGCGGTAAGCACAGCAAACTGCTGTACGGTCTTCTCATCGTATTTCTGGACGATGGCATTGTACTGTTCCTCTCTTGTGTTTCTGCACCGCAAATCACAGGTGTTCGCAAGTGCAATGGCATGCATATCAATGTAGTCATACCAGAGTTCGCTGCGACCGTACCGGGCGCTCATCTCATGGAAAGCCTTGATAAACTCTTCGACCGGAGAAACTGGTCTTTTTGGGTTGCTCATAAAAACTCCTTTCATAGTAAAACAAAAAGCGGACCTCCCAAAAATCGAGAAGTCCGCTTATTTGCAGATTGTGAATTGTACGAACACAAATTGTGCTTTGGATGGTATCTATCGTACAATTACTATTTTATGCGGTTCGCACATCGGGGCAAGTACCAGCTATTGGATTTCGGCTTTCAGCCATTGTAGATACCGGTATCGCTCGGCTTCGTTCTGAATCCCCTGCAAAGCGAAAGTTACGAACGGCACATCCGTGCAATGGTTGTACAGCCACGGTTCGAGGGCGAGTGCCTCAAAAATATCATTGTAGCAAGTATTGCGCCGATAATATTCGAGGTTTTCATCTTCGATTTCGTAGTCGAACTTTGCGCGGATTTCTTCCGCCGTATAGTTTTCGGCTTTTGCGGCGGCGTTCGCAAAGAACGGGATATTGCCTTCCTTCCATTCGAAAAACGGATAATCCTGGTCGCAGGAGTTCTGAAAATATATACTCAGCGGCCATTTCTCGCTTGCGTTTTCAGGCGGCATCATGATGATACCGAGCAGCTTGTGCTCTTCCCAATACAGAAAACGGAAGGTAAACAATGCCTCAAGCCAATACCGGTCAGCGGTATCTGCCAGCGTATCGGCTCTGCGATTTTTGCTCTCCTCATCCGCAATGTACCCGGTACGAACCGAAGGAATATAATACAGATTATCCCTGATGGTTTTCCTGATATTCTTTTCTGTCATCTGAGATTGCGTATATTCCAGCGCAATCGCCATGGCTTCCTGCAAACTGTTCGCCTGCGCAAAGCCCATGTCAAAACCGTAACTCATGGTATGGAACTCCTTTTTGTTTGACGGGTTTCTGGTTTATGGTATTGGTGTCAGATGCCAAGGCGCTGGGCGGCAGTCTCGATATCGCAGAAGCACAGAAGCTCCTGACCATATCGAAAACCGTCAAACCCATCGCTGTAAGAATAGTCGATACGGCCTTTGCTATCGCGTTTGACCAGCTTCTTAAAAGCATCTTCCAGAGTCGTTTTGCCACTGTTCACGGCTTCTGTGACCATGTCGTTGAGCTCATCGCTCATGGCAATGCCAACAGGGTCAGGAAACATCATGCTGCGGGCGTAATCGCGAAAATCTGCTATATCCATGAAATAGTCCTCATCAACTTCGGTGCGAATAGTGTTGGTCAGTTTACTCATTTTCTTTCTCCTTTTTGTTGGAAGGCAGAATTAGATTTTTTCAACCTCATCTGCGCCATATACAACATTCAGTCCGGAACCATTGTCCCAGTGCATGAGAAGATTACCGATGCTGTCAACACCGACAACCGTCCCCTCCGTGCCAATAGGCGGGGCTTGCACATCATCCATTTTGACAAGACGGACGCGAGTGCCGTTGGGATATTTGGCGCGGAGCATTTCGATAATTTCCTTAGTTGCGTTCGCTCTGATTTTTGCTGCTTGGCAGATGAGCGTTGCGAGTGTTTCAGGGGTGTTGAACCGGCTCACGGAAGGGCCTTTCCAGGTCCCGATGCTGCCATTGATACCATTGCGCAGTTTGATGCCGCTGCCGCCTTTCTCTTTCCAGTCATGCAGATTGACGGAGTAGTCGTCCAGAAGAACGAAAGACTTATCAATGCACGGCATTTTCAGACGATTGGCAGCTGCTGCAGCCTTGCTATTCCCGCAAGGAACGAAAATCCTGTGCGCAGCGTCGATTTCCGGCACATACACATCCAGCCATCCGTATTTCTCTTCTACCGAAGCAGGGTTCTCCGGCATGAATGCGGACAGCGCATAGATATCAAGTTCGGGATGCGCGTTACAAAGGATTCTTACGGCATCCACCACCGTCTGATACGGAGGCAGGTCCCGGAAATAGTTCTCCTGCAGTAAATCTTCAAAACACGCGGCTTGCTGCCACGCTGCGAGTGTGCCGTCCATGTCGATGAACAGCCGAGCCGTAATGATGTTATCGGTCATAATGAACCTCCCTATTTGTTAAGTGTGAGCGTCAATGAAGTTCTCGTCCAGAACGAAGAATCTGTTGTCTTGAACCGTATCAGTGGCATACCAAAGTTTATCTGCAACATTGTACAGATAACCATAGGTGATGTTTTCCTCTTTGAGGATGTTCAGGAACAGAGTCTCAGCGTTTTTCAGAACAACAGGAGTATCGACTACTACGCTGTCGATTTCCAAGTCATCGCCTCTGTCCCGATGATAGGCAGTTGTTATGCCTCCTTTAGGGCCGTGACGAACAGGTGTATCAAATCTGTGCGTTTCTCCCTCGTCCGGGGCAAGACGCTCACGAACCATCGAAAGGCTTCCAAGGTCAACGAGTGCTGTTGCAAGTTCCGGGGTGTTGTAATGCTCAAGAAGCATTTTGCCAAGATAAGACGGGTAGCCATCAGAATGGCAATAGACGAACTTGATGATTCCTTCTTTGCAAAGTACTCCGATAAAGCTTGGTGTGCTCATTGGTTCTCCTCCTCGGTAGTCGGGACCTCAACAACGGTCCACCAATCGATGAAATCGGGACCTTTGATGTGGATGTTTTCGAGAATAAATGTTTTCATTGCAAAACTCCTTTTTGTCGTTCGCAAACAAAAAAGACAGACTCACCCGGAGATGAGTCTGCCTGAATGCTTGCAGATTATGAATTGTACGAACGCAGGAATGCGCCTTGGTAGATGGTATCTATCGTACAATATCTATTCTATGCCGTTCGCACAGCATGGCAAGCAATAAAATGCCGCCTACCCGAAGGCAGACAGCTAAATGCTATTGGTTAGTTGAGGTTCGGTTTCGTCATGACATGGGCGCGATATACCGTGTTGGCGTCTTCGTCCTTCAATTCCCAGCAGCCGGTAAATCCATCGCAGGGTTCAGTGACGGCAACTTCCCTGCCGGTATCATCGTACAGGATAGCCTCAGTCCAAGAATCGTCCTTGCCGCCGCAGCAGCGGATGTCCATTTCAAACCCGTCGGAGAATTTCGCAGTCTTGCTCAGCGAAGAACCATCGCCTTGCGCTTCCGCGCCGCGAAGGTACTTCTTGATGCGCTCAGCGTACGGTTTGCTGACATATATAGTTTCTTCCAGAACGGTTTTCTTTGGAAGTACATCGACAAGAACATGGTATTCGGCACCGTTGTATGGGATGACCCAATGATTGCAGAATACCTTGGTACTCTTTGTTGCATATACCGTTTTACCATTCACGGCAAGCGTTACCGTACCAGAAACACCATCTTTGCTGTTCCCTTCCCAAAGTACGGAAACCGTAGTATTATCTGCGGCAAAGACGACATCACTGATTCGATACTCGTCGTCGATGCTGTCAGGGTCATTGAGATGGCGGAGAATAGCATCGTATTCCGATTTCTCCATCTGAATGTGGTTTACATAAATGCGTTCAAAGCACTTGCTTCTCTCGTACATGCGTGCCACATACAGAACAGTCTCGACCAAGTCCTCGACAGTACCGGCAGTCATGGAATCCAGTGTGCGGCGAGCCCACAGGTCAACACCATCCTCAATAATGCTGCAGTCACAAACTCTGTGAAGGCTGGGATAGGTCACACTGATAAGCTGCATACGAAGGGCGGGTTTGTTGCCTTTTGGATAAATGTCGTTGATGGGAAAATTGAGGGGGTCAAGGCTGACACTTTCAGGGACCTCACCAAACCCCGACCAACGACCAGGATTCCGTTCTGCCATGAATTCACGAGCGAAACGCTCTGCGATATCCTTTGTCAAACCATGCCATTCTTTGACATCGCGGCTTTTCTCGATGGAAGAAACTGCATCGCTGACGGCAGTGAGGAAATCGCTCTGGTTCTCTTCCTGATTCCGTCTGGTTTCGTCCACGAGCTGCTCAAAGAGGGCTGCATCGCGCAGATACTTGGCGGCAATGGGAGCCGATACCTCGGCGGAATCCGGAATAGTCACCGCAGTGTTGAGGTATTCTCTGATATCCTTTTCGTCCTGCAACCGCTCGCAGAACTCCGAAAGCGCATCGAGTTCATCCAGAGAAAACTCGATTTTCGCGCTCGGCTGCTTCGCGGTTTTGGTGATAATGATGCCTGTGTTGATTTTTTGGATTTTCATAATATTCTCCTTTTTGTGTTAGTATCTTCCGAAAAGAATCCTGCCGATAATCGCAATGTCTTCGTGCTCGGTGGAAGGTTCGTGTTTTGCGTTGTAGACAATCATTCGCAGCATGGTCTGTCTGAACCAGAAAATATCATCTGCACGAATGTCGTTGTAGCATGCTTTTTTGTACAAAAGCCGATTCTCGTAAAACTCTCGAAGGGTGATGGCTTCTTGCTCGCCTTTGATGAGTTGATACTTTGGCATCGGGTCAGACGACGGAATTTCCTGAAATACGATTTCTCCGGCATCTTTTCCTGCGAAAATATCGGCTAGATATGCGACCTTTCGAGCCTCATTCCAGGCGTAACGACTCTGATAGCCAGGCGTCAAGTCTACATCATAAAAGTACAGGAAACCCAGCAAAAATCGGACCGTGTGATTGTAGTTGCTGACAGGAAGCGGCTTGTAAGGGTTCGGCTTTCCGTAAACGGAACCGATGTCTTTGTATCCGTATTCCGGTCTCATATCGAGCCACGCATAGCAGCGATATTCGGTAGATTCGAACATCTGCACGACATATATCTTTCCGCCGTCAAGTATGTCTCTGACAAAGCCATGCTGGTTCCCCGGAAGACTTACGCTTTCATCGATGCCGAACCGATATGCGGGACTACCGGCACTTTTTGCGATGATTTGTGCCCGCACAAAGTACGGATTGTCGCATGAAGGACAAGTAGTACTGGTTGCTTTGTTCACCATTTTCAAATACACTCCTTTTTTGAACGCAAAAGGCGGACCTCCCAAATTCGGGAAGTCCGCCTTAAAGCAAAATTGTGAATTGTACGAACGCAGTTAGCGCCTCAGTAGATGGTATCTATCGTACAACTATTATTCTACTCCATTCGCATAAGCACGCAACGGTATTGCGATTATTTCCCGAACAGCGGGTTTTCCCAAAGGACCTTGCGCCCACTCGATACAGAAACGATAGAATCAAAAGGAATATCGCAGTAGAATTTACTGCTATAGTTCGGGTAGTTATCGTTCAGAAAACGCTCTACTTCTTCCTGATGACGAGCCGGGGAAATCGCGTAAGTGGCAAGACTTTTAGTCCTAATCGTATCGTAGGACTCAATACCGACAGCAGGATATACAACCTGCATGGACTTGCCGCCGGCCACGATATTCAGGCGGACATTTTTGCGGTCTTTGACAGCAGCCATCAGATTCTTGCAGATACTTTCCCAGCAAGAAGGGTCAGCGCTGAACGCATCCAGATATTGCCTGGTCTGAACCAGATATGCCACAAAAGGTTCAGCAAACTCCTTGGCGAACGAATCCCAGATTCCAGACTGTTCCAGAACCTTGGCAAACCGCTCTTCCCATCCGGTGGGGTTTGCAAGGTAATCAATGATAACAGAATCGTCGAATTTCTCCAGAAGTTTCAACATCACGTCGAGCGAAGTGGTGTCGTTGCTCCGGTCATACACATACTGCTTCACGGCGCTGTCGTATGTCAGGGACTGAAACTTCTTGTTCTTCATCACCTCAGCAGATGGGGTGTAGGTCTTCTCGATGTATGCGAGAAACTTTTCTCTCATTTCAGCCGTGACCCAGTTGGAATCCGCCTGCCGGTAATCGTCAAAGAGCAGTGCGAATGCAGCAGACTTGCAGTAGGTTTCTTTGCGGTCAACGATGAACGCCATGAACTCGAGACCATTCTTAATGCTGAAATGATTCGCACCCATAGCCAGAGGGAAAGAGCCGAAATCCTGCTCGTACAGCGCTTCGACATAATGTTCTCCCTTAGCCAAAGGGACGCGCACAAAGCGGCGGAAAGCGGTGCCTTCGAAAGTATTGGTAACAACACCTTCCAGAACGGAATCCGAGTCATTTGCGATATAGGAATCGAAGATTTCCTTTGTGATAGTTTTGCAGTACATATAAACCTCCTATGGTTTAGGCATTTTTCTTCAGAACAACGTAATGGAAGCCGATAAGCTGCTTTGGCACATCAACGGAGGACTCGTCGTCCGGGTCGTAATAACCCGTCTCGACTGAAAGCCCCATAGCTTCCATACCGCTTGCAACCACATCGAGCTCCTGTTTGTTGTGGGAAACGATAGTGTTTTCCACGAACTCCACAGTGTTTTCAGATTTGGATGCAAGGCGCTTGCCGTAAACGATATAATCGAAATTTTGAAGAAAAATTCCGGAAGAAAGGTCACTGAGTTGTTTTTCGGTGATGGCTTTCTGACGATTCAGATAATCGTCATTCATGGATTTAACGCACGTTACATCTTCATCGACCCAAAGGATGCGTTTTGATTCATCCCCGTCAGCACGAATACCGTCAGCAATGATGGCAAGAGGCTGGTCAGTCTCCATATCATCATCACCGGCGTAAAGATGACCCATTACGATGTCGTTGGTATCGTTCGGCAGCTCGAGGCGGAACCAAGAACAGTGGCGATGGCTTTTAACATTATCGGTCGTAAGCCAAATGCCGGGATAGGACTCTTTGGTTTCTTCACCAAGAGAAAATTCCGCATTGGCACTGTCTGCGCCAAGAACTGTTGATACGGTAAGAGAAATAGGCGGTTTCTCGTCTTTCGGCCAGAACACCTCGATAACTTTCTCGATAGGGACGACGACAGATACGGGTTTTCCGCTGAAATTAGAAGAAAGTTTCAGTTCCATGTTAATGTACTCCTTGTTATAATTGGTTGTTTTTAGATATCGACGTAGTAGTATCCCGTCAGAGAATCTACCTCACCGCTGCGTTTGTCTTCCTCAGGGTCGAAATATCCGGTACTCAGGGTTGAAATATCCGGTAACGGCATCGAAACCCATTGAATCCAACATATCCGCAATGCGATTTACAGTAGTTTCGTCCTTTGAGACAATCATGGATTTGTCATACTTTACATAGCCGTGCGTGGCTTCCTCCAAACGCGTTCCGAAATCGGCGTAGCTGAACGGTTGGTCAAACTGTTTCTCAGTGGCGGCAAACAGCTTATACTTGTTTTCACCCTCGGACTCTTCACAGAAATCCTGAACGCTGACGGTTCTTTTGTTCGCGAAAACGATTCGCGGAGAATCGTCATCAGCTGCCCGATAGCCGTCCACAATGCGAAGCAGCCAATCATCGCTTTCCGTTTCGTTGTTACCGGAATACAGGTATCCGGTCACGAATGGATTCAGCGTGTTCGGAGCTTCAAGAGAACACCAGAGTGCTTCGGTGTCAAACTTTTCGTTTCGACTTTCAAGGTCAACACTCAGGTAGTTCTCCTCCTTCTCATCGCAAATCGTCATGGAGGCAAGGATGGTCTCATCTTTAACCGTAGCAGACATCTCGATGCGGTTGGGTTTGCTGTTTTCGTCAGACCAGTATTTCTGAATCAGGTCTTCGATGGGAATGACAACCTTTTCGCCATTATTGCCTTTTAACGTGATGTCCATAATTCATTCTCCTTGTTATTTTTCGATGTAGTCGCAGATGTAGTTCAGTATACCGTTTTTTTCAAGGTCGTCGCCGATAAAGCCACTGCAGGAATCAACGACATTGCCGTCTTCGTCCGTGATGCAGTATTGCCAGCAATTTCCTGCCAGATAGTCACTGTATGCTTCGAGTTCGTTACGGATGCAGTCCTCGGCACGGTGCATGGCTTCACAGCGGGATACGGGAGTATCGGAAATTCTCTGCTTCATGAAGTCGTTGATGTTAGCGACCGCAAAGCCGATGCAGGCAAAATCCCAAATTTCAGAGAACGGAACCGTGCAGAGTGCAATACCACTATGCTCATAGATATAAATGGGCAGAATGGCATACTCGCCTGTTTTCGCAAGTGTCCGCTTTGTTTCGTTCAGGTAGTAGGCACTGTCGATGATATCGCCTATCTTGCGGCGAGGACTTTTGAGACAGTAAAAAGTGGCTGCATTGCAGTCATTTTCGCGTGGGTTTTCGATGTCCGTGTCACGGCTTATTTCGAGGCACAAGTCATCTTTGAGGGTGATTTCTCGGTAATCGTAAACGGTCATTTGAAATCTTCCTTTCTGATAAATGCAAAAAGGCGGACCTCCCAAAAATCGGGAAGTCCGCCTTAAAGCAGAATTGTGAATTGTACGAACGCAGGATGCGCCTTGGTAGAATGGTATCTATCGTACAGTTACTATTCTATGCCATTCGCACAGCCTGGCAAGCAAAAAAGTGCCGCTCATCCGAGGATGAGCGGCGAAGAGTTATATTTTAGATATGGAAAACAGTCCACTCGCGGTTTGGATAATCGTCGCAGAAGCTTGCGAAGGCGAGCGGCGCACCGTTGTCTTGACTGTCCTTGTTAGAGTGTACGAAGACATTGTAGTCTTCCATGTCCTCAACGTCATCAGCCGTGGCATCTTCGTCAAAGACATCGTTGACGCTTTCCGCAATCAACTCTTTCATTTTCCCGAATGCCTCGTCGAAGGTGTCGTAGAAGCCCGTGAGCTTGATGCTCTCGTACTCCTCGTAAGAAAGAAGAAAGAAGGGCTTGTCGGTTGTGACTTCGTAAACGACCCACTCGACACTCTCTTGGTCATCCCCATTCCAGTAGTCATATGTGCTATACGCCCTGGGTTCGCTGTTGTCAGCAGGACAGTTCTCATCGAAGGTGAAAGAAAAGCCGTAGTGGTCTTCGTTTTCGTGCGTGATATCGGCACCGGTAAGACCTGTATGATAGTTCTTGTTGATGCGCTGTGCCATGCTGTCCTTTACTGCGGCAACTGCATCTTTCAGGGTGTCCTTCTTGCAGATGAGGTTCGTGCAATCATAGTGTTCGCTCTTAATCACGATAAACATTTTGTGGTCTCCTTTTTGTTATATGATAGTGGCGTGTCGTATAATGCGTGGCATTATACGACCTCGTTGATGGCGTACAAAACCGAGACAGTCAGCCAATTCGGTGCATAATCCTGACACTCATATATAGCTGCCTCAGTGGTGTCGATATAATACGAGCTTGGAATTGTTTCCTCGTCGCTTCGGTCGAGGTGGCGCTTTTTGAGTTCTTCCTGATAGTCCGTCTGCATAGCGGCATGAGCCGTTTCGATGGACGGGTACTGGTTCGGAAAGATTTTGAGAAACATCTCCCCTCTTTTGTTGGTAAAAGATTTTGCAACAATAAACATACGAAACTCCTTTTCTGACGCAAAAAAAGGGCGGACCTCCTGTGATTAGGAAGTCCGCCCTTAAAGCGAAACTATGAATTGTTGTACGAAAGATATTTTTCTTTCCGTGTGAATGTTATCTATCGTACATCTTTCATTCTATGCAACTCGCACAACTTGGCAACTGTTCATTTTGCGTGGTGCAGTGTTTTTTCGCTGCGGCGCACAATTGCTTGATGTCAGCGGCGGAGTATCCAAAGTCGAAATACGCCATCGGCAGCTTCTTGTCATCGTGCTGCCACTCGCTGCGCAGAGCAATCCTGTCTTCATCAGCATAAACGAACATGTCCGGAAATTTCGTTACAATCTCATGTAGCGCATCATCGCCGGTGTCGCTGAAGATATACCTGTCTGTGGTGTTTGCCATCAGTCTTACAATTTGCTGCAAATCATCCGGTGAAAACGAATAAGTCTTGCAAGTGTTTAGACAGTTCGCCAGCAGCGTTTCAGTATCAATTTTCAGACAACACATATGGATTCTCCTTTCGGTGCTTGGCTTCTACATTTCCAAATATACTCATTTCGCACGAATTGACAACAAAAAAAGAGCCCCGCATTTCTGCAAGGCTCAAATGGAACGAATCGTGTGTCAGCACAATTCATTCTGATAGCAAGCCATCCTCGTGGAGGATGTCAAAACCCTGCTACCCGTCGCTTCAGGATGACCCTGATTGACTACTCCTCTGCACCGGGAGTGAAGTCCAACGCCGATTCTCAGACAAGAATCACCGATATGGCGTTATACGAGCTCGGTATATCACCTAGGTTATGTATTCCCTGTTGGTGCCCTCGTACTGGCGCAATGAGTGCTCACTGTATAAGTACAGCTTCTTTCTACAGCCAGAAAATTCTGGTGCAGGACGTCCCATTGCCGACTGTCCTGACTTTTGAGATATAGCCTCATATTGCAATCCATCGTTTTGATAGAGCTGGTGTGACCCGATGGCGGATATTCAGTCACGCTCTACGTTGCCGTTAACCCAAGCAATCTCGGAACACCTTTTTTAGTACCTGTATCGTTCAGGAGGCAAGTGCTGCCTAAGGGGTGGTGCGGTTAGACGCGACCGAGGCTCTTGCACCCCACGATGCGTCCTTCCGCGTCGCGGATAGGCTCATTGGGGATGAAGACATCGGTACGGCCCTTGCACCGTGCGGCGACGAGGCTGCTCACGATGAGCAGAGTGTCGTCGCGCTGGGCGGGAAGGTTCTGCACCTCGCCGTAGACGGTGGTCGTCAGCGGGATAGTGGTCCCGTTGAAGTCCACCGAGCCAGCATCGGCAGTCGCTGCGGAGACGCGAGCGACTATGCCGGAAGGCTCGATGGTGATGCCGGCCACGGTCACGCTATGCGGGGTCAAGTTGCGGATGTACATGTGGGACCTCCTTCGTTGTCTGCAAAGCAAAAAGCAGACAGTTACAAGTTTACGCAACTCGCATAATGCGTCAACCATCACTCGGTATCGGCAACGCCCATATAGAGATGGTAGGTGGCGTTTGCCGTCTGGCAGACCCAGTGATTGTAGAACGAATTGTACGGCTCGGATGTGACAACATCTTCGTCCGCGTAATAAATAGCAGCCTCGCACCACGAAGGACCATCCTTGCGCGGGACGCAGCGCACATCCATGCACATACCATCGGCAAAGGTAACGGACTCGAACTCAATCTCGTCCTGCTTTTTGCCTCCGTCGGTGTACTGCTTGATTTCGTTCATGCGCTCTTTGCTGATAACAAGGCGCTCAACAAAAACCTTACGAAAATTGGTGAGATTCTCATAGGTGGCGCAGATACGCATGATTGCGCTTGCCAGAGAGTGTACGGAACCGATGTCATAGCACAGGGCCGTTTTGTCGAAACAGCCGATACCATGACCCGTCCAGAAACCGCCCTCAAACAAATGGATGGAGGCGGCGTAGCAAGGACAAGCATCGATTTTGCAAAGTTGAATCTCGAGCGTGCAGCCATTGTACATACTATCTACCGCAACCCGGCAAATTTCAAAGATTACTTCGGAAGGAACTTTGCCGCTGCCATCCCAATAGGTGGGGTTGTAGCGGGAAAGATACATCTCGGCAATCTGCCTTGCATCGCTTTCGGTCATACCGATGGATTGTTTAAGCATTCTTTATACCTCTTTTCAGATTGTCAGCACATATTAGATGCCTCTGGCATTACGTGGTCGGGTTGGTCCACAGAACCTTCTCTCCAGCCCGGATACGCGTGATACAATCGATTGGAAAAACGAAGACATCGAACATATTGGTTCCCTTTTCAACCTGTTTAATGAGGTTTGGATGCTTGCAAACAAATCGCTGAGTGGCTTCCGGCTTTGCGAAGGCGCTGATACGAGTCACGGAGATTCCTTTCCTGCGCAGTACATCCGCATCGCGAATAAGGTGGCTGGGACAATCCACTTCGAGATGCTCACCCATTTTCTTGTCGTCAATATAGTCCATGACGAGAGTGACGACTTTGTAAGGTTTGACCGCATCCATCATGCTTTTGCACACATTGGTGATGTCCTTAGGGTCGGCACTGTCGTGCTCATAAAACGTAAGGAATAGTTCCGACATCCTATCAATGGCAATCAGCCGGGCCATGTAATAAATTCTGGATGCCGTTCCGTTGCTTGCCGTAATGACAGAACTTGTCTCTTCAGCCCAATCCGATGGAGATGACAAATAGTGAATCACATCGTCATCGTTCAGAGGATACATAGTCCGAATCAGGTTGGAGAACTCATTGCATCGAGTTCCAAAAAGAAAGGCGGAGCAAGCATTGCGGACTGCTTTATCCACTGTATCCTTATCCTGAAACATTGCGGGGTCTGCCGGAATGTTCTTTCGGAACAGCGGAATACGGATACTGTCCAATTTCTCGAAGACATCCATATCGTCGATGAAATCGCTGCTTTGAAGCAACGCTTTTACGGGTTTGGAGGCCATGTAAATAGTTTTGCTATCCACAATGAAGCCGCCAAATTCCCATTTTGCGAATCGTGAAAAGGATGGCTTCTTATTGTCCGACGAATCCCGGTTCTGAACCATAACATAGAGCGATTCAACTTGATGTTCTCTAACCAAAACCGGACGTTTGAAAAACGAGTAATAGCGGGAAAACACAATGTCACCGCTGCGTTTTGCTCCCTCAAAAAAGGTCATGGTCCAGTTTGAGAGAAAACGAATCAGTTCCTCAACAGTAAAAGTCAACATAGTTTATACTACCTCTCTTTAGATGGTCAGCACAGCAGAATCGAAGTTTTCCAAACAGTCGCAACTCAAGAACTGCCCTCCACAAATGGGGCACTTCTCGATGTCGCAGCCGTAGTGATGATAGTAGCCGATTCTGGCTCCACAATCTCCACAGCGGATATCTTTCTCTTCCGGAGTACCAACGGATTTTTCATACCAGTCGCCGGGGTCGCCGACTTTGATGCGCTTGAAAGTTTCCTTGTGTGCGCCTTTAACGACTACGCGCTTATACGAGCAGCCGTTAGCAGTCAGCATTTCGCGCCCACAACAGTTACATTTTGCCATTGTCCGTCTCCCCTTTCAGAAGCTCGCGTGCATGGTCGAGGACTTCCTTTGCGACAGGCTTACCGCCTTCGTTCAGAGCGAGGAAGACTTCCAGAACCTCTGCACGGGTCGTATTCTGGTCAAGTTCAGCAACACCAATGGAAGCATCCATGAACCAGTTTTTATCCAGAACGGAAAGGTCGTTGTAAAATACGCCTTTGTACGGGAATCGGTTCTCGTAAAAAGCAAGCAGGGTCAACATACGCTGCTTGCCATCGACGATTTCGTAGTAGTTGCCATCGTCGTTTGCGCGAATAAAGGGTAACTGCTTGAAGACGAAACGACCAATTTCGCGTCCTGCGAAGATGCTGTCCAGCAGCTTTTCCCTGTCCTCCTCATCCCAAACAGAACCGCGCTGATAATCGGGTTTGAAATCAACGCCGAACAGGTAATGGAAGCTGAGTAGAGAGTACATGCTACGATTTGAGTAGTGCAGACGGGATAGTGCAGAGTCACGCTTTGCGAAATGCGTGTCTTTGTCGTCATCCAACGGTCGAACACTCGTCCAAGCCCAGCAGGAATATTCGACATTGTTCTTGGTGGTGACGCGGATGAGATACATTGCGCCATCATCCATCACTTCTTCGACAACACAGTTAGGAAGATGTCCAACCTGCACCCTGTCTCCCACAGCAAAATGGTATGTGGGTGTTCCAGAGTTCTTTGCTGCGTTACAGGCTTTCTCGTAAGAGTAGCTATCCTTTACGCGTTCCTGCGGAGTTTTCTCCCGAGCAATTTCTTTAGTACGGCTTTTTGCCATGGTAATGCCTCACTTTCTTTTTTGGCGGTCGTTGAGAAACGTCCCAACCGTCAGTTGTTTTCTTTTTCGTGCCTCTCGTCGTCGCGCAGAAGGTCGTTTGCCACTGCTACGGTATCACAGGTGTAGTAGCGTCCGCAGGTGTATTCGCACTGAGTCAATGTGGCGGAGCAACCGTTGATGCAGCCCATGAAGACATCCTTATTGCCGTTCTCGTCGGTGAAAATGCCGCCGGTCACGGTGATGCTCTCAATATAGGGCAAGCACGGCTCGTCCGTGTCCTCACTCAAGTTCCATACAATCTCCCAAAAGCTGATGAAGGTGTCATTGTACAAGAAAGAGGCGCGGTTACCGCTGTCTTTCCGAACCAGTTCTTCAAGGGCATCCCAAGGAACTTCATCTGCAATGAAGATGCCAAATGCGCCACAGGAAAAAACGATTTTTCCAATGTGGCCGCAGATACGGACATAGTCACCCACATGAAGCTCGTTGTCATTGGCATCGATGAAACCTGTGTCGAAGCCTTTCTGTGCCATTTCATTTGCGTTAGTCATTTTAATACACTCCTTTTTGAAATTGACGCAAAAAAGCGGACCTCCCAACATCGGGAAGTCCGCCTTAAAGCGAAATTGTGAATTGTACGTGCGCAGTCAGCGCCTTAGTAGAATGGTATCTATCGTACAATCTCAATTATATCCGACTCGCACGAAGATGCAAATGTTTAATTGCCCTCATGGAAAAATGTATGCTTGAATTCCGGATGCCCGGCAAACACCTTCTCAACGACCTCGGGCAAGTCATGGATATCGTCCAGAACGAGCCGTCCTTGCCTATCGCGATACGGTGCCACTGCTGCGGTTTTCTCTGCAAAATAAGCGTCAAACGCCTCTTCGCTATCGAATTCCGGCATTAACGCAATTTCCCGGTTGCGGTCCTTCATAATTTACACAGCCTCGTTAAACGCCGAGCAGTTCGCGTTCTTCGGCAGTCAGTTTATCGAGAACCTTCTGCCTGCGTTCTTCCCGCGATTCCTGCTTGGTGCTGATGATGAAGGTATCGGCGCGGTCGCCATCCCGCACAAAGACGGGACGGTCTTTCAGCATATTCCGCATTGCGTCCAAACGCTCTTCTTTCGTCATGTCGTACATGCCGGATGCGCCGTAAATGGAAATGTTGATTTCATCCTTTTTCGGGGCCTTGTCATAGGCGGTGGGGTCTACGGCAGTGAAATAAAGGGTGTAATAGTAGCACCTGTCGGCGAGCGCCAACGCGATGGTATCGATATTTCCCTCAAAGACACCAAGGTCGGTGATGGAGCGACCCTCGCAGTCACCCTCCGTGGTGACATGCCAGAATCCGTAGGCTTTGTCATAAGGTTTCTTAAATTCAGCCATGTGTTTCACCACTTTCTGCTTTCGTCGGACTTATACATGAGTTCAAAAGTTTCAGGCGGAACGGTGAAAAGGCTGTCTTTCTTGCCCTCCACCAGATATTCGTAGGGCTTGATGCGCAGTACAATCATGCCAAAGCTGCGAATGATGATGTTGTCGCTGGCGTCGTTACGGACAATGTTATCTGCCTTCCAGCCAATACCGGGATTTTCGGCAATCAGCTTCTTGATGTCCTCGAAGCTCTGCGCGTTTTCGGGGTCCCACTGGACCGCACGGATGCTGTTCCTTTTGTGATAATTAGCCATTGTGATTTCTCCTTTTTGGGTATTATTTATTTTCGAAAAATGCAAGCATAGCCGTATTAGCTGCCTGCGCATACCGAGTTTCCGGATGCCGTGCAGCAAAGCTTTCTTTCGCAAAGAGACTGTTTGTGGAATGTACCGAATACCTCGTACCCTTCAACTTCAACTGCCAAGCCAGCTGGTTCGTGTCACGCTTATGAGCATCGGTGATGCTCATAACGAGAAAACACGGAGGCAGCATCTTGGCGTAAGTCTTAGGCGACAGGCATTCGGCGTAGCTGGTCTTCTTCCAATCCTTTTCGATGAGATAAGGCGCGATAGCGTTCATCTTTCTGCTGGAAAGGTCAAGAATACCATTCTGCAAGCAGACAGCCTTGAACGAAAGTTTTGCTTCCTGCGGTACATCAAACGGAAGTTCATCTTCGAGATGCTGCATGGATACGGGGTTCCAGAGAAGAGCGTATACGAGGCAAGCCAGTGCAGCACCTGCACCGTCACCTACCAGATACATTCTGGACATATCTGCGCCATACCGTTCTGCACAGCGGTGGATGACAACGAACGCCTTCAAAAGGTCGCCGAGCTGCCCGAACAGATTCGTTTCGGGAACCGAGGTGTATTCCGGAATAAAGGTCAGATAGCCATGCTCCGCACACCACGTTCCGAAATTCCGGTTCAGGGCACTGCGTCCTGCAACGAAATCGCCGCCGTAGATGTCGATGATGACAGGGAATTTCTTGCCGTCGCCTTCCTTGTGCTTCGGAACATACGCAGAGATGGGCAAGCACTCATCACTTCTTTTCGTGATGATGTGATGTGTGACCTGCGTCTCGCTGCAAACTCCGATTGCGGTGGTATTGGGTTTCGGTTGCTTGCTTATGATTTTCTGCAAGGAGCGCTCCTTGCAAAGTGCGTAGCGGTTGATATTCAAATTTCTTCCTCCTCGTTCTCGCAGCAGTCAAAAAGAGAGTTTTCCCAGCCTCTTTCAATGGCAACTCCGTAAGCCTTTTTGTACTGCTCCTCGAATCTCTGCAGGACTGCATCGTACTGACTCTGCGTCATAACAATATCGAGTCCGAGGTCGTCATCGTCGTTAGAGTTGTCGTAGTGGTACAGCCGCATTTCAAATTGTCTGCCGAAAACATCCTTGTTCGGATACCAGCATGAATACAAAATTACATAGTCGTCATCACTTCTTTTGCAGACATCGAGTCCAAACACCTTATCGATGTCAAACTTCATGGGAATGAGAATACTAATATAGTTGTCATCATATGTCCGCATATCGGATTCGTTGATAACGAAGCGAAGGAACTCATCAAGGTCTTTGATGGCTACTTGACCCTGTTTCTTCACAGAGTCGATAATTTTTTTGTGTGCCATGATTTCTCCTTAGCTTATCGTGCGCAGCGGTAAAAGAACGCCAGCATCTCATCGTTTGCCATCTGCCCCCATGCCGTTTCCGGATGAAGTGCGGCAAAAGCGTGGTCGGCTTCTTTTACATTGCAGAATACGAATTGATGGTACTGGTGGTTGGTTTTCAGCAGCTTCACATAACGTTTTGTCTGTCCTTTCAGGAAATCTCCTTTTCCGGAACAAAGAAAGCACGGCGGCAGCAGCTTGCAATAGTATTCGGGACGAATATAGGAAGCGTACTTCTCTTTGCGCCATCCCTTCTGCATGTAGTTGTCCGCCAGCAATCCAACCTGACCTTTGTAAAGGTAGAACATCCCACTCTGAAAACCCATGGCAGTTACGCGGAGAGCCTGAACCTTTTGCGGGATATACCTTTCAAGGCGGCGGATGACCGGCTGCATCTCGGTAGGATGGTGTAACGAAGCAACGGCCATAGAGGCCAAGAAAGCACCGGCACTGTCTGCGGTAACGAAGAGTTTTTCGATGTTGCCGCCGAACTCTGCCGCTTTCGCTTCAATGACTGCGAGCGCATCGAGAATATCCGAGATTTGTCCGAAGATATCCGTTTCGGGAACCAGACGGTAATCGGGGATAAAAACGATATAGCCTCTTCTTGCCAGTTGGATACCAAGATTCCTGTTCTGTTCTTTGCGGCCGGCAATCAAGCCCCCGCCGTGAACATCCAGGATGATGGGTAGTGGTTCTTTGACCTCTCCGACTGGTTTGTAGACATCCATTGAAAGCCCTAAATATTTCCAAACCGGGATGGTAACAATATCGACAAGGCCGCTGTTGTGCATACGCGGTTGGCTGCGAATGATTTGTTCGACGTGGATGCGCTCCTTTACGGAAGCACGAGTAATGATATTCAAAAAAATCAACTCCTTTAACAAAAAACGCGGCTGCTGCTCTTCTTGAACAGCAGCCGTATTTGGTGAAATCAACGGAACTCGAATGTGTATTCGGTCCCGGTAACGGTTGAGACGAAAATGTTCACGCCAATCACGCCGAGGCGCTTTGTCGTGGCAGTCGTAAAAGAGCGAGCGTTCTCATTTGACCCCACGACAAACCGAAGAGGCTCGCCGTTTACGACATGCAAGGCACCCTTGCAGCCGATAAGAGACTTGACTCTTTCGTCGCTGCTGTTGGTGGCAGTTAAAATACACCCTTCCCGAATTCGCATTTGAAATTCCTCCTTAATCAGAAATCTCAAGCCAAAGCTTGCGGGTACTGGTCAAGAACATCGTTGAATCGGGAATCTAGGTGCCGGTCATTTTCGTCACGGGCGGGATAACTGAACGCGTTCTCGTCTGCAGCAGCATCAGTGAACCCGTCCATCATGGTCAGGATACCCTCCATCCAGGCAGCGGCTCTGCCAAACATACCGTTTTCCTGTTCCTTGTTGCGGTGTAGGTAATCGGTAAGGCTTTCAAGAGCCATCTTCTGCTGGTAGAAGGTATCCCAGTTAATGTCTTTGATAGTGTCGAGGTAAGCGTTATCGTCCATTTTGAACAAACTCCTTAAAAAATAAATTTACGATGCATACCCCGAAAGGCTCCTGCAATCAAATTCCAAAACAAAAAAAGGCAGGCTCTCCATGTGACTGGAAAGTCTGCCTTAACGGTTCAGAACTGTGAATGTGTGAATTACCTTTCGGTTGGTATCCATCGTACATTTTTCATTGTATGCGGTTCGCACATTCGCGCAAGGGCTTAAAGGTGAAATCTGAGAAAATTATTGGACAGTGACAGAAGAATTTACAGCCTCAGACGATGAATCGGTGCTCTCACTCGCGGCTGCATCAGAATTCGCAGCGTTTTCATCATCAGATGCAGCACCGGACTCGGTTGCTGTTTCAGATTCCGGAACAGCGGCAGCGTCCTCAGCAGGTGCGCCGGGCATAGTCGCATACAGACCCGTCAGACGGACAGGCGCGTCACCGTAGCCAAGATATCCCCAGAAAGTATCGGTGCTGGCTTCATTGATGTACTCGGTGCCCTGCAATACCGGGAACTCATAGATATCGGTGATAGCCGTGCCCTTCACATCGGCGCTGTCAAACTGGTCGCTGCAGGATGCCACAACGGTGCAGTCCTCGTAGTTCCAGACGAGGTAGAAGGACTTGGCACCGGTCTCTTTGTTGTATTCCGCGTCACGGAACTCATCAAAGGAAGTGTACTGCGTGCCTGTCGGGCTGTTCTTCCAATAAAGGCCATTCGGGGTGCCGAATACCGCATAGAGGGCGTTGAACTTCTCCTCGGGCGTGCCGTCAGCAGGAAAATCCTTCAGAGCGGAAGGCTTCATCGTCGAATAGAAAAGCCCATTCTCAAAGGCGTTCCCAATAGTCATGCCGTCAGAAGCAGCCGTTGTGCTGTCCATGACATTCGATACCGGGCCACCATTAAAGCCAATCTGGTAGTAGTTGGCGGATTCCCCATTCTCACCCTCGGTACAGACACAGAAATCCGAGATATCTTTTTCCAGACCTTCTCCGGTCACGGCATCCTCAATACTGTCGATGACCGTTTCCCCCGTTTCCAGAACGGACAATTTCAGGTATCCGGAAATCGGCATCTCGTTCAAATCCTTCACGGACACGCTCTTGATTTGTGTAGAGCTGCCGGATGCAGAGGAATAGAGTCCTGAAACGAATGCGCCATCCTCATAGGTCAGAGGATTTACACCCAAAGGCAACCCATCCGTCCATGTCATATCGGGCTTATCCAGAGTTCCTACAGCGAACTCTGGAAGATTGTCAAGCAATGACCATGCATTGATGGGCTCTGGCGTAGGTGCAGGAGTCGGTGCCGGTGTGGCAGTGGGCTGTGCGGCGGCGATAGCCGCTGCCTCAGAAGCCGCTTTCCGGTCCCGAATCTCCTGAGATGCACAGCCGGTAAACATCACTGCGGATGCCATCATGACAGCTGCGGCGAAAAGAATTTTCTTGTGTTGCATACTGTTTTGCACTGTCTTATTATTTAGGCAGTGCTTTGCCTCCTTTTACATATCGTTTGTGCTGAATATGACCAATGACCGCAAGCCCCAAAAAGCCAACGGCAATGAGCATCGAATTGCCTCCGAGAAGAAACGCGCAATAACCGGCCACATCGCGCCACTGTGCGGCTTTTGCGAGCGTGCATATGACGCAGGCAATAAAGCAAAGCCAGCCAAAGAGATAGCCAGCCATTCCGATGGTAGCTACCTTCCCTAATACGGATTCTAAAAGCTTCAAAGCAACCACATCCTTCCTACGAGTTTAATTTTATGCGATTCGCAAGTATTGGCAACAGGAAATTATCGCTATAAAAAGAAAAAGCTGCCCAACCGAAGCTGGACAGCGAAAATGCTATTGAGTTTTACTGTTTTTTGTTTTGTTCCGCTCTTCTGCGCTCGCGTTCCTCGTACTCCTTCTTCTGATACTTCAAGCGTTCGTTCAGCAGAAAGGAGTTTTCATCGCGGGTCATGGTGAGTTTGGCTCTGTACACGATATAAATGACGATAAGTGCCAAAATGCCGTAAGTGAAGATGAGACTCAGAAGATTGCCAACAACCGTTACGATAATAGGTGAAATGAGATGGAGAATACCAATGACGAGCAGGAACATGCCACCAAAGACGATGACTCTTGCAGCGGTCTGAACGGCAGGCGGGTAGCCATCAAGAAAAGTGGATATAGTATCGTTGATTTTCGTGAAAATATCATTTCTCTTTTTGCCATTGCTATTATTATTTTCAGCCATACCGGACCCTCCTTTTTATGCCCATTATAGCACGTATTTGCACAAAATGCTATACCTCGCATTATATTGTGGGAAAACAGGAAGCACTTTGTTTGTCAGATGACAACAAAAAAGCCGCCACCCCAAAGGGCAACGGCTAAGTGTGTTGGTGTGATTAGCGAGGCAGGTTCTTGTCTACCACGATTTCGAGGTTGTAGTGAGGCAGTTTCGCAACATCACCCTTCGCAACCTTGAGAGCCGCCTTCATCTTGTCATCAGGCATGGACTGGATAAGGCTGTTCAGTTCCTCACAGGTGTGGCTGAGCATCGGACCGCGACTGGTGGTGAACATCGTAGCGGAAACCGGCTGGCAACCCTGAGAGACCATACCGTCCCAATGCGTGCGCAGTTCAGCAACAGACTTCATGTTAGCAGCAGTGCTCATGAAATCATAGATGTTGCAGTGGTTCTCGTCGATGTATTCAAGGACATCGATGCGAGTGCGGTTCGCATATACAGGGAACTGGAGCTCGACCTTGTTGCCGGTGTTGTTCATGATACGCTCAGCAAACTGCTTGGCGTACTCCTCGAGGGGGCAGGTCTTGTCTTCCACGACAGGAACAGCATCCTTCACAGCATCGAAGATGGCGCGCCAGCCCTCATCGCTCAAATCGATGTTGGACTTGTTTGCGAGGGTGTTCAGGAACCCACGCGGCAGGTCAGAGATATCGATGGCGATGGTGCCGGTGAACAGGTTGAAGGAAGGATGACGAGCACGGTCCCAGATGGTATCCAACTGTGCGGTAGCGATAACGCGGTCGCCGAGCTGGATATCCACACCCTGGGTGCTCATATTCCCCTGATAATAGTGCTTCAGGGCGTAACCGCCGGTCACTGCACGAGTCTGAGTAGCGGCTGCGTTGAGCAGACCGACCTCAACGGAAACAGGGATATCGTGACCATTGTAGTTCACGCTCAGATGATGCGTCCCGGTCACAGCCTTGTAGCGCTGGAAGATAGGCTTGACGAAAACATCGCAAGTCTTGCCGTTCGCCATCTGATAGTCGGGAATCAGGATACGGGCGGGAGCGGCACCGGAATCATCGGGCTTGAGGTAGTTGCGATACTTGACGCCGAAATGCTCCGCAATGGAACGGCGCAGCACATTGAGGCTGGAAACCTTGCTCGGAGCGCAGCTGCCATTCTGGGTCAGCATAGTGCTCGCGGTGCTCTTATCCATCTCCACATAGATGATGGTGGAGGGAGCGCCGAGAGGCTTGTAGGCATCACGCATGACGATGTCGGCAAGAGGGATATCCTGCTGCTCAACAATCTTCATCTTGGTGTCGAAGGGGCCGTCAACGAGGTGGTAGGAATCCTCTTCCGGCTTCTTGGTGGCGATGAACCACGGATACTTGTTCCGGGTAGCGACCAGCAGAAAGTTGTTGAGACCTACGCCGTGGATGCACAGAGGACCCTCATCGGTGTGACGAGAGCCAAACTGCAGGCTTTCGCTCACCTCGTTGATGTCCATGCCGTTGCCCCAGTCGGCAGTAACCATGCCGATTAGGTCCTTCTCGGAGCCTGGTACGAACGCAACCAGAGCGTTTACAGGGCCGGTGCTATTCGACAGGATGTTGTCCATGGGCTCGCAAGCGGCGCTGTGCATCGGGAGAAACTGGTTGGAAACGGCATTGAAGTAGTTCTTGGTGATACCAACATTGAGAATATGTGCCTTCATAGTATACCCCGTATCGTGGGGCCAACGTGCTGCTCTTGAAATCATCTCCACAGCAGGTAGAGCCCCAAGATGGGGGTTTGTTGTTATTTGTTTTTGTGTTTGTCTGCTGTTTCAGGAAGCAGACAGGCGATAAAAATCGTGACCGCTGCTATAGCAACCACGGTCACGATAATTGCTGGAATTGGAATTTGGTCGATAAGCGCGAGTATCACGCGGTCTATCAGCAGCCAGAAAAGATGGCGTATCATCTTATGACTGCTAAGAAAGGCGTCCACTCGCTAAACTATCTTGTCAAAACTAAACATACAGGATTCTCCTTTTTTGATTGATATTTGTTTTATGCTAACGCACTTTATCGTTGTACCCACGGCTGGAACATGTATAAAAGATGCTCTAACGCGGCGTTCGCGGCTGGGATATGTATATAGGATGCCTTGCTGTACTTGCAGCAAAACAACGATTTTCGCATTAACGCAGCGTGTACGTCCCGCTTTTTAGACAGGAAATCTATTATTATCACCGTATCGTGGTGTACTACGATGCAGGAATGTTCCCGCATGACCAAAAACAGATAGTCCGCAAAAAACCTCCAAAAGAAAAAGGACAGACACCCATGACGAGTGTCTGTCCTTTTCAAGAAAAGAGGATTGTGAATATGGCTATTGTTGCACTACCTATACAGGTAATGATACTGGTATCTTTGGTACGATTATTATTCTATGCCGTTCGCAAGCGCTGTCAACACTAATTTCTGATTTTTCCAAGCAAAAAGCCAACTGTGTGTCAGATAGTTTTTCTGTTATTCGTTGATGTTTTTCTGGTTGTGGTGAAGGGCACCACGGACAAATTGGTTCCAACGAGCATGGTACAGGACGAACCCGTCCTCGAACTCCACCGTGATGTTGTTGACACCATGGTAAGCAATACAGGTGGCTTTGCTGCCATTTTTCATCGTCATCGTAGTGCCAACAGATTTCACATAATCGTGCTCATCCTTGCGAGCTGCACTGATAGTACGCATCCGCATTTTGCAGTCGGGACAGCAGGTAGCACCGGATGCAATAGCCCGCGTCATAGCGCGAACGCTTGTCACGAACTCTTTTTTGCAATCCGGGCATACGAAGATAGCTCTTCTTTCCGAACGAGCGGAAATTTCGCTGGGAGTGTAATCATTCTTGTCGCTCCACAGAGGAACAACCTTAGGACACTGGGTAGCCAAATCATTGATTCCGGGAACAACCTTGCGACCTGCGCAAACAGGGCAACCGGTATGGTAGTACATCAAGGATTTAACGACATTGCAAATGGAAGCCTTAAATTCCTGCTTGCAATCGGGGCATACGAACCACGCTTTCTTGTTGTTGCCTGCAGATACTTCACTGGGAGAGCAATCGTTCTTGTCACTCCACATGGAAGCGGCCATAGGGCACTTGGTAGCCAAATCATTGATACCAGAAACAACCTTGCGACCTGCGCAAACAGGGCAACCTGTACTGCCATTTTGTACGGTATGAACTACATTGCAGATAGAAGCTTCAAACTCCTGCTTACAATCGGGGCATACGAACCACGCTTTCTTGTTGCTGCCTGCAGATACTTCGCTGGGGGTGTATGTGTTCTTTGCACTCCACATAGCGAAAATCTTAGGACACTTGGTAGCCAAATCATTGATGCCAGGGACGACCTTGATACCTGCACAAACAGGGCAACCGGTATTACCACGCATCAAGGACCTTGCGGCATGGAAAACACGGGCTTCAAACTCCTGCTTACAATCTGGGCATACGAGCCACGCTTTCTTGTTGCTGCCTACAGATACTTCGCTGGGGGTGTATGTGTTCTTGGCACTCCACATAGCGGAAATCTTAGGACACTTGGTAGCCAAATCGTTGACGCCGGAAATGACATTCTTGGAATTGATGGTGTCGGCATTCATAGTAAACTCTCTTTCTCCTCGTATTTTCGAGGCTTGTGATAAATAAAAATGAGCGACTTGTAGTTACAGCGTCTTAAACTTACGGCAGCAACGCATCATGGTGCGGATACGAACCAAGTCAATCTCGATTGCCAATGCGTTGATGCCTTCGAAAAGTGCATAGACAGCCATTGCGGGAATCGCTACAAGTAAAATAATGATGGATTTAATGGTTTTCATTTCAAGCTCTCTTTCTCCGCATTTGCGCGGTCTTGCAACAAAAAAAGACAGGTCACCCGGTTGGTGCCTGTCTGAATTTTGTCAGGTTGTAAATGGTTGGTCGTGGTTTGGTATCTATTGTACAATACTCATTTTATGCTGTTCGCAAACGCCGTCAAGACAACATTTCAAAAGAAAAAGCCGCCCCACCCCGAGAGGTGGAACGGCTGATGAGATTAGTGTTTGATGTAAAGCGAGGTGTCCCTGAACGGATTCAGGATACCAGGCTTATACTTGGTGCTGACATAATCAGCAATCTGAGCATCCGTCATACCGTTCAGTACATCGAGCCAGCATTCGGCGTTGATGCCCATGAGTCCGCCCATACCGAGCGCATTGTCGCAGCGTCTCATATCCTCAGCAAATGCTTCATGGTACGCGCAAGGCTCAGCAGCACGAGCAATACGATTAGTGTCGTACATGATGCCACCTCACCCGTTTACCATAGCTTTAAGCCCTGCTTCGTCCAGAACGGGAATCCCCAGAGCGTTGGCCTTATCAAGCTTAGAGCCTGCGGCTTCACCGGCGACCAGATAGCTGGTCTTCTTGGATACGCTGCCGGTCACCTTACCGCCGTGTGCTTCGATAAAGGTCTTAGCCTCTTCGCGGCTCATCGTGGGCAGGGTTCCGGTAATTACAAAGGTCTTACCGGAAAGCGATACAGCATCCTCAGCGGAACCGTTTGCGGATGCATTCGGTGCATGGTAATCGAGGTTGACGCCAGCCTTGTACAGGGCTGTGACCTCCTGCTTGAACATAGGGTCAGAGAGCATTGCATCCAGAGCGGCATAGATTGCATCAGAGAAACCGGGGATGTTACAATCCTTGATGTTATCCACATACAGGGCAGATAAGCCGAGCAGGTTTCCGTCCGTTGCCTTGCACTGGGTAAACAGAGCACGAGCAACATGACCGCCAATAAGACGATAGCCAAGACCTTTAAGAACACGGTCTGCGTTCTGGGTCTTGGAGTTCTCGATGGCTGCGAGCAGCTTCTTAGCCGTCTTTTCACCGTACATGTCGATGAGTTCGGATTCTTCCTCATAAAGCCAGTACAGGTCTACGGGGTTGGAGATGAACCGACTATCGACCAGGTCCTGAATGATTTGCGGACCAAGCCCCTTAATGTCCATGCACGCCTTGGATGCGAAATGGATGATGCGGTTGACCGTCTTGGCAGGGCAGGAATCGTTCGTGCAATACAGGTCAACAGACCCGTTCACGGAAGCGATAGGCTCGCCACAGACAGGGCAAACCTGACTGGACATGTCATAGGGCACAGCATCTGCCGGACGCTTTTCCTTCTCAACCATCGTGATTTTCGGGATGATGTCACCGGACTTGTGCAGAACAATGGTGTCACCGATACGGATGTCAAGATTTTTGATGAAATCCGCGTTGTTCAGAGTAGCACGTTCAACACGGGTTCCGGCCAACTGTACCGGGTCGAATTCCGCCACAGGAGTGACGCGGCCGGTACGACCTGTCTGCAACACGATACGGCGAAGAACCGTAGCCTTTTCCTCAGCGGGATACTTGAAAGCAATAGCCCACTTAGGAGTTTTGGTCCGCTCACCCATCTTTTTGCGGATGTCGATTTCGTCTACCTTGATGACAGCGCCATCAATGGGATAATCGATATCATACCGATGCTCCCCGATATCGCGGATAGCGGCGAGGATACTGTCGGTATCGTTGCAATGCGCGTAGTAGGTGGTCTTGAAATCGCAAACATCGCGCAGATAGCAAAGCTGGTCGCAGTGAGAGTCAGCAAACTCAGAGGAATCCTCCCCGTCATTGACACTCTGCACATTGAAAATGAACACTTTCAGGTTCCGTTCCTTTGCGACAGCCGGGTCAGACTGACGCAGCGTACCGGCAGCGCAGTTACGGGGATTGGCGAACAGCTTCTTCCCTGCTGCTTCCTGCTTGGCGTTGGTTGTTTCAAAGTCCTCTTCGCTCATATAGCACTCGCCGCGCAATTCGATTTTCCAGATACCTTCCGGCATCTGGATATTGACAGGGATGCCAAGAACCTTGACATTGTCGGTAACATCCTCACCGACATGACCGTCGCCGCGAGTGGACGCCTGTACGAGCCGCAGCTTTCCGTCAGAACCGGCAGGCTTAGCGTACATCAGAGACAGGCTCAGGCCGTCAATTTTGCGCTCAATAGAGAAGGTGGCATCAGGATATTCCTTCTCCACAGAAGCCGTGAAATCGCGCACCTCATCGTCTGAGAAGACATCCAGAAGCGAAAGCATCGGGACACGATGCTCAACCGGAATACCGATAACGCGTTTGCCGCCGACTACCTGCGTGGGACTGTCGGATGTGACGAGTTCCGGATGCGTGGCTTCGAGGTCACGAATCTCGTGCATTGCACGGTCGTACTCTTCATCCGTTACGGCAGGAGCATCCTGCTCATAATACGCTGCGCTCCAGCGCTTGACCTTCTCGCAGAGTTCATTGTAGGTATTGATATAATCAGTCATTGTAGTTCAGTTCCTTTCAGTGTAGCCGCCATAGTATCTATCATACAATACATTTGGCGGCATTAGCAATATCGAACATCAGAAAAAGCAAGCCACAAAATGTGCTGAGACCTGCTTTGCATTTACTTTCTCTTCACCTTATCGTATTTCACGCCGAGAATCTCAGCGGCAGCGTTAAGGGTTTCGAGAGAAATATTGTTAAAGTCATTTTGTGCTGCCATATACAGCGCTTTTGTGCATCTGACGGCGTCACAAATATCGTAGATGGTATCCTTGTTTTCGAAAATCAGCAAATACTGCTCATAGCCGACTGCGGCATCTTCTCGATACTCAACACCGTTGGCATCGAACTCATATAAGCGGTTTGCGGTTCCGGAAGTCGGGATGCATTCAAAACGGTTGGTGTCGGAATCTGTGTGGGTGACCACCATCTTGCGAATCGTTTCGGGATAAGGAACCCCAAAGCGAAACTCGACCATCCAGAGATAATCGCCTGCTTTAACAGAAAGCATTTCAAATCTTCCTTTCAGTGTTAATTTTTATTGTTTATTCGTACCCTTCAAAGCTTCGATGGCAATCTCAAATTTTCAGTTCGAGCGCAACTTTTTCTTCTGCGCTCTTATCGTTCATCCCATCGACGAGAACGTAAATATCTACGTTCCTTAAAACAAGTCCTTTCGCTTGCCAGTCGGTTTCTTTGCGAATCTTTTCTGGCAAAAGACGAAGTGCCTGCTTTTTGAATTTGTCGATTTTTTCTTCTGTGGGGTACATTTCTTGGCTGAAGGTAAATTCTGCAGTTTGGTACGTTGTAGTCCATGCACGAACCTTTACTGTTACTGTGCTTTCCGAAACGACGTAACCTGCAAACGGATTCAAAGACTTACTCAGTTCCCCAATTCTTGCATTGAAGAGATTGGTTATACGAGCAAGTTCCTTTTGGTAGATTGCCTTTGCTTGTCGCACCTGTTCACGGTAGCACTTTACACAGTCTTCAACCGTGTAGAAGATGTTTACAGATTCGCCTGTGTATCCCCGATAGCCTGTATTATCCATTGGAGCAATCACCTTTGACATAACATGACCGTTCTTCACAGGTCGGAAATAAATAGGAGAATAATAAATTGTCTTATTCGTCTCCTTGGCATCCGTTACCACCACCGGAGTGGGTTCAATTCCACGAATTGGTTTTTTGGTTGGGTCTGCGTTTGCTCGATAGTCGCAAATCCAAACCATCTTTCCCGTAATGTTTTCCAGTCCTTCCGCGTAATCAAAATCCGCAAGAGATTTCGTCTGCTGAGGTCCTAATGCACGGTTATTTCGCCAAAGGGTTACATTGTTATCTTGTAGATATTCTTCGAGTTCCATTTTTTCACCTTTTCCCTTTCAAAGCTTCGATGACAACTTCTTCGTAGTCCTCAATAGCATAATAAACCTCGTTAAAGCCATTTGAGTGACCGCGTTCATACGCCTTTTCCCAAAGCATTTTCGCTGCATCATGACTGATAAGGACAGAAGATGCACTTTTTATATCCATTCGGATGAGTGTGAGGATATCAACCATGACATCCGAAATAGCTTTGTTGCGGTCGGTCACAAGTTTGGTTACTTCATCGTTCCATTGCTGCTGAAGCTGCCGCACCTTCTTTTTATTCCAATCGAGGGAATGTGCGCTGCTGATGATATCACCGGTTTTAGGACGCTTGGTTTTAGGGGTTGTGCGCATATTCCAAGCAGCTTCCATGCGAATCTGAAGATTTTTCCAACTACTATCCATGTTTTATTTCCTTTCTATGCATTTTTTTACATTAGAATTTGAAATCCTGGCATACTTCGATGCTGTTTTTGTCGTAACCGACAGCGTACAGTTCTTTGAGCAGCGGCGTATACTCCTCGACCGTTGCAGGAACGCCTGCCTTCAGATACCCGTAAGACGCATTCACATGCTGCCCATTGTGGACATACGCATCGAAATACAGGTTGGGGTCCTTCAATTTGAGTCTTTTGCAAAACTCGAGGGTTCCCGGTATCTTGTCAAGAAACACACAGGTGAGTTCGGAACCGGCTTCTGGATTGAGTTCGTCGGTACAGTTAAGAAAAGCTACTTTCATTTTCGTTCTCCATTTTGAGCGCAAAAAGGCGGGCCTCCCAAAATCGGGAAGTCCGCCTTAAAGCAAAATTGTGAATTGTACGAACGCAGTTAGCGCCTTAGTAGATGGTATCTATCGTACAATTCTTATTTTATTCGGTTCGCATATCGCGTCAACAATTATGTTCAAGGGGCTGAAATTATAGCGGAAAATGACTGTAAAAAGCGGACCTCCCGCTTCGGAAAGTCCGCTATAGCCGCAATTATCTGATTTTACTGAGCCTGGTTATCGGTCGGCTGCTGCGGTGCAGCGGACTGCTGAGGCTGAACCGGCGCGGCAGGCTGCTTGGGCTGTGCAGGAGCCTGATAGGTCATGTTGGGGTTCTGGGTCTGTTCCTGAGTCGGCTGCTGATACTGAGCAGGATGAGCAGCTTTGTAGACATCGTACTTCTGCTTCATCTGGTCATAAGAATAGCCATCCTGCGGGATACCGAAGTACCGATACTGACCGAACGCCAGAATCATGTTGAAGATGGGGTTCAGGAAGAACAGGCCAATGGTGAAGCCAATCCCCTGCCCAAACGCGACACTCTGTTTGTACAGGGTTACGATGTTGATGATGACGCCAACGATGACCAGCAGCGTGCCGAGCAGCGGGATGCCGCCAAGTACAGTGCAGACGATGGGGACAAAGAACAGCCAGCCGTTGCCCCAGAAGATTTTGTACCGGATGTAGCTGTTGTAAAACGGGACGATAGACGCCCATCCGGGTTGACCGGCCTTCTCGAAGATTTTCCAGCCGGCCACAATGTTGAGAACGAAGAATGCCAGGATGACGAGCCAAAATCCAGCAAAGATGCTGAGAAGTGCGTTGAGGGCCGCCGCCTCTGAACCGTAAGACATAATGATTCCTCCTAAAAATACTTTATATTATAAAGCCAATCGGCCTTATTTCTTTTCCTGCACGGCTTTGCGTGCCGCTTTTTCTTTCGACAGTGCGGCGAGTTTCTTGCCGCTTTCGACCAGGATTGCTCGGCGTTCTTCAGAGATAAACATGGGAGGACGAATTTTTACCCACTTTTTCGGAAATTCCGCTTCTACGCAATCTTCCTTGTCGATGGTCAGCTTCACCTCATCGGGATGCTCTGTTGCAAGCTTTCGCAACTCGTTCATCCGCGAATAATTTCGCGTATAGTACGAGCAGGTTTTCTCTGCATCGCAGAAATTGATGATGGTCTCGCGTTCGTAGGCACCATCGGCGCTTTGAGGTGTTTGGTTGATGGGACGCATTTTTTCATCTCCTTTCAGTCGAACAACACTGCCTTCTTTGATGGTCCGTCCGGCGTGAGGCTGCACGCATAAGCCCAACGCGGAAGCATAATACGACCGCGAACGCTAACGACGGTCATTTCCCGCGCCGTGGCTTGTTCGAATTCCGATGCGTCCAAAGCATTCCGGGTCAGCAGAATGGCGTCGTCCGGCATATCATTGAGCATCATTTTCAGTTCTTTAATTGTCATAGATTGTCTCCTTTTGCATGACCTCATCCAGCGCCTCTAGGAACAAGACAGATTCGGTGTTCTGCGTCCCAGCTGCAACGATACCGGAAATCTCGTTCGGCTCGATGAGGAAAACGCTGTCACCGTCAATGAATCCTTGCGGCCATGGCGCAGCATAATAGGCGTAGGGCACGATGTCGGTTGCATAACCGATAATTATATATTTCTGGTCGGCGTCCTGCCGAACCTTAACGATTGTCCCGAGTGAAAACGCGGATTTGAGTGTAGGCGTTGCTGTAACAGGCATTTCTCTTTTAATTTTCAATGATGAAAACACCTCCATAAATACCAGTCTATGCGGTTCGCAAGAATGTGCAACGAAAAAGGCACAAAAAAAGGAGCTGCCCGAAGGCAACTCCCTGTCATACATAAATTTGCTGTAGAAAAAGCGAACTCAGCGATTTTGTGCGACCTTGACATTGAAGTCAAACAGTTCCTTGCTGGTCGAGCACCGAGAAGATAACTCTCCGTCACGGTTCTGGATGACATCGGATGCCGGGACAGGCTTTCCGAAACCGTCGTCCACAAACACAGGATGCTTGCTGTCATCATTGTCAGAACGGGGCGAGAAGCTTGCGGCTGCGAACCAGTCTTCCTCATCGCTGCCCTGCTCGTCATACAGACGGCAGAACGGAGCAGGGATTTCGGGTGTCGGAAGCTGGAACATTGCTGCCTGCATTTCCTTGCCGTCATTCTTCACATTCACATCAATGAGAGGGCAAATCGTATCGCCTGCACACTCCCACTTGGTATAGGATTGAGCGGTAATTGCGGTATTGTCGTCAGATACCTCAATACCGAGTGAAAGAATGTCGGATTTGAGACCGAGCTTTTCCTGAAGCATTTCCGGGGTGAGAGTCAGAAACTGACCGCCGACCGTGTTGATGATAAGATTCATGGTTACATACACCTTTCTGTGATTAGTAAATATAGTTCTCGCCGCGAAGCGCTGCCTGAACGGCGCGGATTTCCTTTTCGGTGAGTTGGTAGCTGCCAATCGGCGTGTTCGCGGAACCAAAGTAAGCGGAATCGAACACCATGCAGGCTTCTCCGTTCTCATTGAGCCGATAGAGGAATGCTTCCTTTGTCCGTGCATCAGTAGGATGGTCTACCAGCGATACGAGAGGAAGACCTGTTGTCGAGTTCTTAACCATCTGCCACTCGGATGCGTTCCGGTCACAGTGCCCAGCGATGTAGATGTGCGGCTCGGAGATAAGGCGCAGGTCACGCTTCATCAATTCGAGCAGTGAATTGGCGGGCTTGCAGCTGTAAGTATTGGTCAATTCGGCGTTCAACTCGAAATTGAGAGAAACACAGAAAACACGGTATCCGCGCTTATCCAAGTCATCGAGCATTGCGGTGCCAGCGCCCGAAGATAGGAATGAAACCATCTTGGTGTCCATGTTTTTAGGCAGGTAAAGCACAGCTGTAATGAGGTATCTTTCCGAACGCACCAGATTCTTAAACATCACGCATCATCCTCCGTCTTGGTAGTCATGCCATGGACTTTGTCGATGGCGGCGGCAATCGTGTTGTTCTCCAGTTCAGTCATCTGCGTGCAAAGGTAACCCCAGTCGATGGCATCGTGGACCTTGCGGACAAACACATCGTAGGTGCCAGCGGTTTTCATCATTTCGATTTCCGATTCATAGCAGCCGGATTCCTCGAGCAGATGCTGGATGTCATCGATGGGGTTCATTTCGATAGTTGGTACAGTTTTGTTCATGATACAAACTCCTTTAAGTGTTTTGGATGCGAAAAGAGCGGACCTCTCAGAATCGAGAAGTCCGCCCTTTAAGCGAAATTGTGAATGTACGAAAGGCAGAAAGCCTTTTTGATTTGGAATGGTATCTATCGTACAATACCCATTCTACTTAGTTCGCATATTTTGGCAAGTAAAAAATGTTGCTCATTCGAAGACGAGTGGAGAAGAGTGCTATTTTAGATGTGGAGAACAGTCCACTCACTCCTTATCCCGTGATTAGTAGTTGCTTATACATTTGTGTAGTGCATTTCCTTTATAAAATAAGTCGTTGTAACCGGTATAATAATTCTGTGCGGAATAATTCTTGACAGGATTATTATTGTGGCGTAGATTTCTAAAAAAAGCCGCCCACCAAATTATGTTGTGGGCGGCTTTATTATTTGTTAGTTTTCGAAATCGGGATTCTTCCAGACCGTTTTCTTTCCGTAATGGATATCCGAAATGTACTTGAACGGAATCTTATCCTGATTTTTAAGAAGAGCATCGTTTTCCTCTAAAAATTCCTCAATGCGTTCCTCTTCACTACGCGGAGTAATGTTCCATGTATCGAGATATCCATCATACATGGCATCCATATTGAAAATTCCGTCAACGGGGTACTTGACAGAGTCAATTTCTCCGTTGACGTCCAAGCCAAGGTGGACGTTCTTATAGTTCTTGATGCTGTCTGTCAAGGATTTGAATTTTCCTTCAGGAGTATCGGGATTGCTGTACTTTTTCACGTACTCTTCCGTTAACTCCTCCGTCATGGCCAATGTAATCCAGAACTGGAGCCCGGAATACTCAAGGCTCGCTTTCTTGATTTTCTCCATCGTCCGTTCAGCCCAGCCGGTGGGATTAGCAAGATAATCCACTACCAGTTCATCGGCATTTGTGGATGTCAGTCCAAAGCAAGACCCGTTTCCAATCTCATCTACAATGCTGTCAATAGGGCTGCGATAATTCTTATACCCCTTTATTATGCGACAGAAAGCGTTCTGTCGTGCTGTCTGGTCGTAATAACCGCCCTTGAGAATTTTCTTCTTGTCTTCTTCCGTCACATTCTCTCGGAACATATCGAACAGCTTCTGTGCCATTTCCTCTATGACAGAATCCGAGGTAAAAGAAGAACGGCAGAAAATCGTTTTGAAGTCCATTGTTTCATTGACGGTTTTGGCATTATCGACAACGAGGCAAAGGAAGCGTATCTCCTGGTTGAATGTTACGGGTTTATTTTCCAAGGTTCCATAAAACCGCTGCCCGTACAGAACATCTACCTTATGCTCACCATAGGCGAGCGGTATGCGCATAAAACGGTAGTAATACTCGGACAGCTCACCGGAATCAAGAATGATATTGCCTTCGAACGAAGGAGCGCCGAGCTCGAGGAACCTTTTGAATCCATCGCGGTTGATATTGTTTGCCATGATATTTTTCCTCCTAAATACTTACTTCGTTAAGCCCTCGAATTTCGGATTTTTCCAGAGCACATTCTTCATATCACTCCTTTTCCATCTGAACAGTCCAGCCGTTCACGTCGGAATAAACCGCATAGAGCAGTGTTGCAAAATTATAGCCTCCGTCATACAGCGTATAACGAAGTGAAATGTTCAGCGCAAGAGTGCGTTCCTTGACGGTGCCATCACAATCAAGATAGCTGAATATCTTTGTCGGATGGGAAAACCATGCTTCACGTTCTTTATTGAATTTATCTTCATCGTATTCCACGACTTGCTTGAAACACGAATCAAACGTAGCAAGCTTGACCGACGAAAATACATCAGCCATCATCCCACACTTTTCAATCAATTCATCAGGCCATTCGACTTTGATGATTGCTGCACCATCGCGCAGTTCTTTCAGTTCTTTGCGGGGGCTCAGCGAGACGTTGTAGCGTTCACTGAGGAAGGTGAACAGCCAGGACCAGTCAATGACTTTCAGGAAGTTAGATACTTCCTTGGAATCCATGAAAATTTTGATTTCTTTCCGTGCCATAGTTTTATCTCCTGTTTTTTGATTTTCTAAAAAATGGTTCAAGTCATAGAATTCCAATTATTGCCCAACCATTCACACCAGCCTGTGGTGGAGGAGGGGCAATTTTTGCTGTCCGCGCAGATATGATTCAGCAGCATTGCCAAGTGAAACTTATCCAATGTCCGAATCATTTCGAGATTTGTCTTATCAGACTGCACGATTGTCATGTCAACGTCGGTTTTCGTCTTGATGTACGACACAGCGTCGCCCATCTTTTTGAAAAAAATTCCACAGACCGGGACAAAGTATCCAACCTCGATGGAAAGCTCTGCCAAAAGACGGTAGCTGTCAGCAGTGTTCGTCCTCTGGAAAAGTTCATCGAACTGAGCGCGAATTTTCTTCTCATCGTTTTTTCCAATGTCATTCAGGTCAAAGATGTATTCCTGAACAATGAACCCATTATTAGATTTCGTGGGCACATATGCTTTGTAACAGGATGCATCAATCTGTTTCATGACAATCGGAAAGTCATGGGAAGACGTGGAATAGAGACGTGCTTTATCGACTTCCTTTTTCAGCTTTTCCAGCAGCTTTTCAAGAACAGCCTTGAGATATTCGGCGTGCTGATGGCAGGTATCCACTTCTGTCTGGAACATACCGGTGTCATCTTTGAGCCGCCCGGTTTCCCAAGCTTTGTCAAAGACGCACTTGAGTTTCTGGAGCTCGGTTGCATCCAAGTTGTCGTATTTCCCGGACTTCGTTTTAGCCTCAAAAATGGCGATTGCTTCACGCACTTCACTGTACGAATCAAGTATCAACTCAAGGTCCTCCAAAAAGAGTTTCTTGTTGATGTCGATGGAGTAATTGATGTCGGTAATGCGCAAGGTTATGGTTTTTGCTTTTTCTTCGACATCAAACCCCATTTCCCGGCAGATATCCGGGAACTGTTTCAGATACATCATATTTTTTCACCTCAAACTTTCTCAGCGATATCTTCGCCGTATACCATGCTCGGGTTGGAACCGTTGTCCCATTCGGCAACATAGCTAAAATCTACAGTTAATGTGTTTGTCGTAGGCAATTTCTCCTTTCCAAGTAAAAAAGCAGGCCCGCCAAAATGGTGGGTCTGCTTGTTGTTTACAGATTGTGAATTGTACGGTGGCAAATGCTGCTAAGTGGAATGTTATCTATCGTACACTTCCATTCTATTCGGTTCGCACAAACATGCAAGTAAAAATGGGCCTTCCCAAAAGGAAAGCCCACTGTATGGTATTGCTGATACTCAGATAGCTGCACAGAAGTTCGCAAGGCGCTGCCAAAGCAAGTAGTTGTCGTAGCTCATGCGTACCTTTTCGGGTACACCTGTAACGAGATACCACTTGTGTGCCTTAGCCTTGATGTTCGAGATGCGCTGCTGTTCACTGCGCGTAAAGGCTTTGCTGAACATACGGCGTCTGCGCCCGGAATTCCAGTATGCACCCTCCATAGTCTCGCAGATAAGAGCATAGGCAAGTTCGTTCTGAACATCGTCCTGGGTCAACTCGATAATCTTACCCATATTCAGGCACCTACCTTTCGGCTGGACTTTTCGCGGCTCTGATGCACCATGGAAAGCGCATAGTCGAGCGCGGCATCATTATCCGGCAGATAGGTGACAGATTTGAGTTCTCCGTACTCGCTGTGATGGCGCGGGATAGTCTTGGGTCTTTCCGTAACGACCGTCTCCTTCTCGAAATGCAAAGCAATCCGATTTGCAGGAACGGCATACCGTTTCTGCCGCTCGCATTCCTTGAAGTAGTCGATGAGCGTTGCGAACCCCAAGGGCTTTCTGCCATCAAGTCCCGTAACGGTGACGACATACGCCTTGATGCCTTTCGCTTCCCGTCTCTGCTGGTCCGCATAGTATTGGTAGGAGATGTACATCGGCGATTCCTTCAAATACGCGTTAGATTCCCGCGCAATGTAGGTCCCGCTTTCCCGGCAAAACCACAGAAATGTCTGAGGCTTGCCGTCGGCTTTTGCTTCCTTTGCGGCTTTCTGAATGACCTTTGTGTCGAGGTCAAAGTCCGACTGATATTGTTTTGTGACCTGCTTCATCGCAGATTTCAGTTCCGGTAAAATCGGAATCATAGTATTATTCATTTCAATTCCCCTTTTAGAACGCTGTGAGCTTGGAAATATCCATGTCATAGCGTTCATATTTGTGGATGTAATCGAAAACGGTGTTCATCTGTGCCTGCGTGGCGGTTTTGGTAGTGTCCATATCGAGAAATGTTTTTCCCAAAGACGGATTACGAACCGCAATCCAACCGCGCCGGTACAGGTAATCAAGACCCTTCCCGCTCCAATCATAGGCCATGTCTAAGACTTCCTTATCAGAGAGGTTCAGGCGTATTCTGTTTTGCATGATGATGCGCCCCGCAAGAGCCGCATGCTCTCCGAACTCGCAGGGATACCATGTTCCGTCCGGAGCAATCATGCCGTATTCAGATAACTTCTGGATATTGTTAGATTCGTTCACACAAATAACCCCTTCGCTGTCAGGCGTTGTTGTCCAAAAACTCCTGGCATTCGGTATCGTTCATCACGAATCCGAAATATGCCACACGCTTAACGGTCGTTTCCCAGATACGCATTGTGCGGCTCCGGGGCTGTACGACCCAGGAATGACAACGCCAAAGCCCGTCCTCGGAAAGAGCGTACCCGGTCGCAATAGAGCAGTGACCACGGTTTGCATCCCAAAGATAAGCGGAATTCGCGTGACATTGACTGGGCTGACCCTTGCGCATATAGCTGCTGCCATAGAAGAACTGCCCCCGACTGAGTGCTTTTACTGCGTCTTCGTCGTATGCAGTCATGCAGACCTCATCTCCGCCGAAGCTGAGAATCTTGTCATGCAATGCTTTCATGGCATCGAGCATCTCCTTGGAAAATCTCGATTCGCCGTTATATACCTGATGGCTGTCAATCCACCGCTTCCAGTCATCGCTCATCGGATTCCAGTGGATGGGTGCGGGCATCTGGTCAGGGGCTGTGATGGGTTTCAGGCTATTCCAGCCTTTTCGTGTAAGAGTCATCTCGTTACCTCCGCTGGTTTCAGGAGTTTATCGATTCTTGCAATGATTTCATCGCGCTTCTCTCCGCTCGGAATCGAGTCACTGTGGCCCTTATCCGTGAGAAGCGTGTCGAACATGGCAAGAATTTCATTCGGATTGACCGGTTTCTCGGCAGAGGCACGAAGATAGGCTTCGATATCTTCCACGAGATTCCAGTATTCCATGCCATACAGCATCGCACTGTTTTCGTTGCTATGCCGGTCTTCTTCCTCGCTTGCATCACTGCAAACGATAGGAAGTTTTATCTCGGCGAGATAATCGTCAAAGATGTCCGCAGTATAAGCGGCGAGCCAGCGAATATTGGTATTCATGATTTTTCCTCACTTTCTTTCAGCTTTTGCCGCAAGCATCATCCCGCAGCATTTGTTCAGGCAAATGACACTGACCACGAGCAGCGCGATATTGTGCAGCGTGAAGGACTGTGCCAAAGCACTGATGCTCAGGAAGATGAAGAGAACAAACAGGACAGCTAAGGTTTTGAAGATGGTATAGATGATTCTGTTCATGGTAATACTCCTTTTTTTGCTCTTGTTATCGAAGCATATCAACGATTTTTCCGACCAACTCATCATTGGTCACGAACTGGTTGCGGCCCCTGGCACCGAGCGATACAGAGGAGTAATCCTTCATATCGGCGGCATAGCGAACCATATTCTTGTCGGCAATCGGCTGATAGCAAGACCGTTCTGTGGTCACATACACGCATTTTCCGTTCAAGATATTCATGATGTGTCCGTAGCAGCCCGTCTGCTTGCCGTTGCGCTGCATGTTTTGCAGGTTATGCGTCAGCATCAGACCGTCGTTCTCCTTCTCGGCACAGGAGAGCATAGACAGTAGTTTTCGAGTCTTATACGCAGTGTTAGTCATGGTAGATTCCCTCATTTCTTTAGAAATACTTGTAAGCAGCGTTCAGCCGCTTGTTGTAGAGTTGTAAGGTGGTCAGGTTCCCGCAATAGACCTTGCTGGACGAGATAGTGACATTCACCCCGGCTTCCATGTGCGAGAAGAACATCGCAAGACAATCTTCTACACTGTCGCTCGTGGTGAGTGTCTCGTATACCGGATACGAGTACCCCGCTGCCTGACTGTATGTGGCATTGAGCTCATGGACAAAGAATTGGACCTGACCGGACACGGAACTTGCATCCAAACCCGATGCATAGCACCAGTTCAAGAGATTCGTCTTACGGCCGTGTGTCCATTGCAGAAGCCCATAGCCTCCGTCGTTCGGATTCTCGGCAGTAACACGAAGCCCGCTCTCCATTGCCATGCACCCCATCACAGCTGCAGTGCCGGCCTTAGAAAGACCTGCATCCCGCAACGCTGTATAGATGGCGTACTCATTGTCAGAAAGGTTCTGAGGCATCGTGTCCGTCACAGGTTCTTCTGTCGGTTCCTGTGCAGTTTCTGCCGTCTCGACAGAAGGCTCAGATTCGGGCTCTGTCTCGGTCACCTCCTGCTCAGGTATAGGCAGTACCGGCGCGAAAGGCGGCTGAGCGTTGAGTTCCCGAAAATGAATCTCCAACGGCGTGACATACTCGATATCAGAATCATCAGCTGGCTTTACCGGCGCAGCATACGCAGGCGTCGAGAAAAAGCAGGCTAAGCAGCCTATGATGGTGATAACGCTGAGCATGAAAGCGGTGGTCCCGGCATAGAATTTCTGTTTGTCGTTCATTTTCATTTGTGATTACTCCTTTGAATAAAAGTTCCCGCCGACAATAGCTGTTCGGCGGGATGTGATTGATGTTCGGTTGTCGGAAAAACTTCATGCTTCACGGACTACGATGGCGGTATATCCGCTGTTGGCAAGATACCGATACGCTGCATCATAGGCATCGCTGAGCGACGGGGCTTTGACATACCCGATAAAATCGGAGCAGATAACCATGCCGGAAAAACCTGGGTTACCGGCATAGATGGCGAAGCGGGTGTTTTTCTTTGGATTGCGATTAAACATAGCGGACCTCCTTGCAGTCGCGTTCAAAAAGATGGATACGGATTTCTGAAAACAAAAAAGGCAGACCTACCACGAATGGTAAGTCTGCCTAATTTGAAAACAGAATTGTGAATGATGTACGCACGAAAGATTCGGCTGTGTAGAATGTTATCTATCGTACAATACCAATTCTATGCCGTTCGCAAGGATACGCAAGAGAAAAACAAAAAAAGGCGAAGTCTTCCGAAAAAGACTCCGCCATGGTTTTGTGTGCGATTTTTGCATTTCAGTGTTGTTATTTACGGCACATTTCTCGCATCTTATTCTTCCTCAAGCCATTTCTTGGTGATGTCAAGAAGGCATTTTCGGAATTCAGGAGCGGGCTGCATCGGAATCGAAGACCACTGAGAATCGAGAACGACAGGGTATTCGTACTGTTTGCCGTTATGCGAAAACGGTATGAACTGAACTTCTCCGTCCACGAGCCATAGCTTTTCCGTTTTGATGGGGTCGATGTACTCCGTCAGCCAGCATTCGTGCGTAACAACGGAATCCGCCACGAAATACTTTGTCTTATCGTCCAGTATCAGTGCTGGGTTGTTATCCTCGACACAGTAGACCCTTCCGACAAACGGCAGGAGCATTGTCTCGGCGGCGTGTTTCGCGCTTCTCCCCTGCCGAATTTCCGATAGCAGGAAACTCGATATGAAATGCGGGATACCGATGCCGGTCAGGCAGTCATCGAGTGTGTGTCCGGTACAGATTCTCGGTGTTTCCTGGTCCTCCCCCTTCATCCGATTCGTAGGGATTTGCGGAACAACCTTGTCTGGCAAGCATCCGGTATTCGCCATGAGATGAAATAGTATCTGCATTATGGGACTTACTCCTTCGGCAGTTTCTTGCGAAACGGGTCAAGGTCTCCTGGCCTATAGACCGACTTGACATAGGATTTGATGTCGTCTTCTCCAAGGCTCTCAAAGAGATTCAGCCAGCATTCGGCTTCAATCCGCATCTCGCCGCCCATTTGATACGCTTTCTCGCACTGCACCAAATCAAACTGAAAATCGTTCTTGTAGCGGCAGTTTTCGGCTGCTTTTGCAAATTTCGTAAATGTTCTGGTATTCAAGGTTTACCTCCTTTTCTGAAAATGGAAACAAAAAAGCAGACCCTCATTTCGAGAGTCTGCTCTAAGCACATAACAGATTGTGAATCTACCGGTATGGGGAATCAGAAGATGGTATCTATCATGCACTTACTATTCTATTCGATTCGCACAACTGTGCAAGGGGGATTTTAAGATGCAGCTACGCTTTCGCCTTCGCCAATTTCTTCGCAGCTACGCTTCCTGCTCACTCGCTGGCGGCAGCTACGCTTTCGATATCGTCTGCGTTCAGGTTGATGTACTGCCACGATTGCGGGGCGCGTTTCAGGTGCAGCTGATGCATGGGCAAAGAGAGTTTACGGACGTTTGAGATGTTCCAGCCATACAGCATGCCGGTTTTGTTGCCATACTCGAACAGCGCGGCTATATCGATACAGCTTTCCCGAATAAACTTATCCGCCATACCGGACAGCTTTTCGCCGTCTGCATAGTAAGGAGACAATCCCGTCAGGCAGTTCAGCTGGTCGATGTCCTCGCAGGTAAAGGCCCCGATGATTTCCCCTGCACCGCCGTTCGCCTTTGTCTCATAGCAGAATACTGCGAACGGAAACGAGATTTCCCAAGGGCGGGATTTGCGGACTTCGAGAGTCTTTTCACCTGCCATGATTTTAGAGAGCCATTCACGCTTAATCGAAATTACGACCGCTTTGCCGTCATTTACCGCAAGTGCATTTTCGAGAACCGTCACAACTCATCACTCCTCATATTCGTAGTCACAAAAGCTGTTGACCTTTCCTTCTGTCTGTTCGTATTCGGACATAAATTTTGCGACAGCCAACTCGAAGTGCCCACGGCTGATACCAGTGACATCCGAAAAATCGAGGAATGCGTGCTCAAAGTTGCTAACCATAGCCACGAGAATGTACGATTCAAGTTCCTTGGAGAATTCTTCCGGAGTGCCATCGAAATGGATGATGACATCCTTAGATTCGTCGTCAGGGTCAAGATAATTCGAAACAGCCTCATCCTTCGCACTGGAGAAGAACCCATCGACATTGTCACTCACTCGCAGTTCAGCGGAATCGCTAAGCGGTACATTCAGCCCACCTGCAGCTTCCGATTCGGCCATCAGTTGCATAACATAGTAGCGAAACATGAGGAACGCGCACACACCCGTAGGCTCAAAATTCTGAATGACCTTTTTCAGCTGCGCCTGACGGTTGTTTATGACTTTATAGTTGGCTTTCATGAAATCTCCTTCTTAAAAAGATGCTTTACAACGCATGAATATTTGATTTGCCGGGCGCATACATCAGCGGTTCGTCCGTTACTTTCAGAACGGTGCCGTCCCCTTGCCTGCACGCATACAGGATTGCTTTGAGCATCTCATAGGCAAGTTTGCTGTTGTAGGCAAGCCCTGCGTTGGAGATGCCGAAATTGCCATTCCAGCCAACCCTGAGTTTTCTCAGCTGTGGAATCAGAAGGTCACGGGCTTCCGCTATGCCGATGCCGCCCCAACGAGCGTCATGATACGCCTGCAGCTGCGGTTTGTTGTCGGTATCAGCTATATCGAGAACCTCATAGATGATGCTGAACTGTCCCATTAGGATTCTGGAATACGCATCGAGGATGGCAGCAGCTTTTACCCAAGCACTTTCGTTCATGTCGGTGCGCTTAGTATACGGGTTTTCCTTGTTCCCAACCGCGATATCCGTTGCCGAGAGCGCAGTTTGATAGATTTCCCCTGCTGCGTTTTGCATAGAAGGCACGGGAGCGGTGACCTTAAAGTCGGTAAATATCATATGCGCCTTTTCGATATCCACATCATTCACACCGTAGGCGTCCCCGACCTCTTTGCAGATGGAAGAAAGGTTGTTGCCGTAGAATGTCTGCATTACCTGCATGACATGCAAAAACAGCTGATACTGCTCTTCGGTCATTTCGAAAATCATGGCGCACCTCCGTTACTTTATTGGCATTATACCACAAATGTGTATTCAGTACAACCATGAACGCTGATTCGTAACAAATAAGATACAAACAAAAAAGTGCCCCTATATTCCTCGACTGAAATCGAAGATTTTAGAGGCAGTGGCGCTCATGGAAGGATTCGAACCTTCGGGCGATTTCTCACCGGCGGTTTTCTGGACCGCTGCCATCGGCCACTCGGCCACATGAGCATATGGCGCAGAGAGCGAGATTTGAACTCGCAAGCGAGGAGTGATTTAGCACCTGCTACAATTATGGTTAAATTGATAGTAAGTGTTGTTTTGCCTCGTGACTGGGTAGCAACCAGTTGCCATACCGTTAGGCGACCTCTGCATGTAAACACCCTATGCAGGGTGCGTTGGTGACCCCTGGCAGACTCGAACTGCCGACTCCAGCTTGAGAGGCTGGCGACTTGGACCAACTTGTCGAAGGGGCCTTATGGTGTGCCGGGTAGGATTCGGACCTACGAACCGAAACGGAGCGGTTTTACAGACCGTTTGCTTTGACCACTTGCATACCGACACATATGGTGCGCCGGGTAGGATTCGAACCTACGAACCGTAACGGAACGGTTTTACAGACCGCTTGCTTTAACCACTTGCATACCGGCGCATATGGTGCTCCCGGCTGGAATCGAACCAGCGACACATAGGGCTTCAACCTACTGCTCTACCAACTGAGCTACAGAAGCAGATGGTGACCGAAATGGGGCTTGAACCCATACTCTCAAGCGTGAAAGGCTTGCGACTTAACCAATTCGTCTATTCGGCCATATAGCCGCAATCCTGCGGCGAGGGTTTATGCGATGACGAGAATGTCATCGATTTTCGTATCGAGCATCGCGGCGAGAATCACAAGGTTGTCGATGGTAGGAAGTGCAGTGCCTGCCTGCCATTTGGCTACCGCCTGTGTGGAGACACCGAGCGTATCCGCCACATCCTTTACCTTGATGCCTGCCGCTTTTCGCAGTGCCTTGATATTGGCACCTGTTTGCTGGATATCGATGGTTGGAACATTCATTTTCTTTTGCTGCCTTTCTGTATTGCAGGCAACAAAAAAACGCTGCCTGCCGAAATGAATCGACAAGCAGCGTTCGGAATGCAAATGCCGTCAGAAGACGCACCGCAGCCGTTCGAGGTCTGTTTTTGCCTGTCGATGGGTATAGGAAACAAAGCTGGATTCGTAGGACTCGAATTCAGATTCATAACTATACTCAGCAAACGACATAGCATTAACAGTCTTGCACAGCATCTTCGGTTGTCTCCTTTCGTTTCGTTCTGTTTACATTATACCACTTTTGTGGTTCTGGTCAATCAACTTGTGGTTGATGTTTATTCGCAGTAACCAGCTCCTTCGTGGAAAACGCGGTCTGCGCCGAGTTCGTGCTTGCTCATTTACACATACTCTCCTTCCGGAAGTTTGTCTGCATCTGACAGTTCATCGACAGTCAGTTCCCTCAATGTTCCTTGGTCTGTATCCAAGCCGATGGTATACATATACACTACACGGCTATCCCGGAATACTTCGGCCGGGGTCTTGCTTTTGCTGACGATTTGTTCGATTTGCTGCTTCGACGCCGGATACAGGACCCAGCGTTCTTCGCTTCGCACTTCTGTGCAGTTGCAGAAATACAATTTTTCGTCCTCGTCCTTGCATACGCAGAGCAACGAAATGCCGTCATAGCTCCAGAATACTTTATCGACAACAAGTTCTTTTCCAAACAATTCCTTGAAATTCAGTCCCTCAAACAAGGGCTCTCCGCGTAAGCTCATATCTGCTCCTGTTTCTGTGCTTCTTCATGCCGCAATCAACTTGAGGTTGAGTTTTTTGGCTTATCTGCGCTCAATACGCGAGGATTCGAGGAAGTGAACCTATCGGTGTGCGCTTTTTATTCTTGTGCTTGCCCATGCCTAGTCCTTCTCAAGAAAATGCTCCCACTGTGTTCGCCTAATTGGTGTACCGCAGAAAGCGTAATGCTTGTCATAGTAATCCGACATCGCCTCGACATATTTGGCGGCATCAGTCGGATTATAAAACACCGTTTTGCCGATGCTTTTTACTGCAACCCAATGAACAGCAGTGTGACCATCCACATCCACACCGACGCAATGCGCATCGACATATTTTCCCTTAAAGAATCTGGTAATCTTGACAGGGTATACAACATATTCCAGTTCAACGAGTCGCTTTTCGTTGTAGTACCGATGTTCCCAGACGCCCCAGAGAGTGTCGCCAATTTTCGGCTGCATGCTTTTCATAAGAGCCTCTCTTATTTGGTGGTTTTGGTCGGGAAAACCTCATACACACTAACATACAGCATCCCAGGCATGTAGTCAGCATATTCTACCGGACGCTTCTGGTCGTACACCTTCACATTCGAACCATCATCTGCCGTAAGCCAGAGATATTTGACATGCTCAGCATAGCGAGGGTCTTTTGCGCGATACATTTGCCCCTCTTTGATTTTGAGGCGGCGCATACAGGCTTGGACGCGGGAAAACTCAACAAATGCACCATAGTCACCAATCACGATACGGTTGTACCCGTTGGTAATGACTGTGCCATCAGCGGTTTCGAGCGAAATCGTGTCACCGGACACATTGCACCATTCCGGCAATGTCTTTTGAAACTTGGCTCTCACATCGCAGAAGAAGGTACGCGGGATGGGTTTGTATTTGTATTCACGGGCAAGCTGTTCTTGGTACTCGAGCATCTGAGCGCCGATTTCTGAGATTTTGTGTTTCACAATTTCACCCCTGACCCAGCATCTGTGCGGATGCGATTTCCCGAATATTGCGATTTTCTTTTTCTGGAGCCGATACAATACGGCGATGAGAGCGCATCAGCGTCAATACGCGGTTACGGAGCTTTTCATCTTTGATAAGCTGAGCAACCTGTTTGATTTCCGATTCACGCAGATACATTGTACTGTTGATGAGAACGCCATGTACTTCGCCGTCTTCGGAACTTTTCTCAACCTTATCGACATTGTCATAGGCATAGATGACATCCACATCGATGGTGATGGACGCTCTCTCAAGAAGTTCATTTCCTCCTTGGGCTACCAGCCACTTGTGGAAGTAGCTCTCATCGGAGATGTATGTTTCACCGATGAGTGCCAGCGGCGGCGACACAAGGTTGTTCGTTGAATAGCGGATATGGTCCTCACTTTCATTGAGGTTGTCCTGCCAAAGTTGCATCGGCTTAAGGCTCTTGTCCTTGAAGTGAATGTAGGTGTCCTGAATGAATGTGCAGACGGTCCGCTTAATATAGTCGATTTCCGGCATCTCTTCCACATTACGGAAGACAAGGCGCGTAGACTTGCCTTCACCGTACTCCTCGTCATCCGTCACATAACGGACCTTCTCCAACACAAACTTGGGTTTTAATGCCTCTTTAACGGCTTTGAGAGAAAATACATTCCACTTCATTCGGCTGTCCTCCACTTCTTTTCCCATTGGTCATACTCAGAAATTTCCCGCTTTACGATTTTGCCGTCTTTTTTGTATAAGGTGATTCGCTGTGCATAGTCGGCAGAGTGTTTCAGCAGCCGCTGCAATGCTTCTTCCTCGGAAGTTGCCTTTGTAACTCCGTAATAGGAGCCACCGGACCCCAAAACATCAGGTTCATACCAGCCTGTCTCGTAGTATGTAGTTTGTTCTGTTGCTTCATCCAGAATAACTTTTCCCTGCTCGCCATAATCACCCGTATAGTAGCTGCGGATGATGTTAGCGGCATGGTCATTTCCCTGTTGCTCATAGGTTTCGGCAATGAGCTCGACATAAGCCCTGAATTTTTCCTCGTCACCTTCACGATGCGCGGCGATGAGCATTCCGATGGCCACAGCGCTTATATTATTCACGAAATCACCCCCTGAGTTAATTTCAAAAATGGTACTCCAGCCGGGAGTTGAACCCGGAGAAAACAGAGTTTGAATCTGCCGCGTATGCCAATTTCGCCACTGGAGCATAGTATGTCATCCGCAAAAGCAGACGACAGTTGCATGGCTTGATTTTACAGCGAATATCACATTTTATCGCTGTTTTTATACTTGTATTATACCATATTTGGACGCGGATTTGTAGCGAGTACAAGTATGATTCACAAACAATTAACATCTGAGCGAGTCGCATTTTGTGCGCTTGCTTGTCGTATTCGTCTGGCGCGAATCAGTGCTGAATCTGCCTCGAATCTGCCCCGTCAGAAAACAGGCAAAAGCAACAGCAACACAAACGCGAGTCTTTGCAAGTTTCAGAAATAGCGCTTTCCTCGGCTCAGGACTTGCTCTCTGCGGGCGCTGGCGTCCAGTATAAGAGCGTTCCGAGGATATCGCACATCGGTGCCGCCTCGAAGACGCAAAGCGTTTCCAGAGCATCTCTGAGGCGCTGCTCGTAATCTGTACGCAGCATATCAAGGGGAACCAGCACCTTGTAGGAGCCGGAAGGCGCTTTCAGAACGGGAGATTCGGATGCTGAATTCTCAGTAGGGTCATTCTCCCATCCGCAGGTGATGAGATAGTCATACAGAGCATAGGGGTTTACGGCAGAGACTGTCTTTCTTCCATCAAGCATCTTGTAGGCACGGAGATACTTGGCTTCTCGCGCAAGGTCTTTGCTTGTGAGAGAATACGGGATTCGGTTAAGGTCCATGTTGCTGACGAGGTCTGCGCGTTTTACCTTGACGGCAATGTCGTTTTGCTTAACACGCCAGATATACTCTGCGTATGTCATATCTTTTTCCCGAGTCAGTACAGAGACCGCCTCAGCCACTTCCTGAGGGAATTCCGCTCTGATGGTATCTATCGTGGTGCCGGTATCCTCCACCGTGTCGTGCAGGTAGGCGGCAGCTTTCACCAGCGGGTCAGGCTCAACGCCGTCTGCGACAACGGCCACATGCGCCGTGAAGTAGTCTTCCCCTGCCTTGTCGGTCTGGCCCTTGTGCGCCATCATGGCGAATGCCTTTGCTTTCTCAATATAATCAATCATTCGTATCACCTTTCTTTGTGTCGTAATCAGCACCACGCGGGTCTGCCGGACAATAAAAAAGGCTTGCCAGTTTCCCGGCAAGCCTCGATAGAATCAGGTCTTTACGGACCTATGTTGTAGTGTTGGAAACGGGAGATTTACTCCGCAGCGCCCTCAACGATTACGACCTCAGCCTCAGTCTCCTTAGGCATGTCGGCATCTTCCTGCTTGGTGTCAGTGCTGTCCTCGGAAGTCTCGGCAGACTTCTCGGTCTCAGCAGACTCAACAGGAGCGGCAGGCCCGGCAGGAGTCTCAGCAGGTACAGCGGGCTCAACAGGAGCAACGGGCTCGGCAGGAGTTTCAGCAGGTACAGCAGACTCAACCGGAGTCTCTGCGACATAGGTCTCGGCGTTGATGCTCTCGGCGCTCATTTCCTGCGCCGGAACCTCGACAACAGGCTCAGCCCCGGCTACGATAGGGTTTGCAGCCACCTTAGCACTCGCGGGCAGACGAGCGATAGACTCAGTCTTGGTCTCGCCGCAGCCAGTGCAAGTGTAGGTCTTGACACCCTCATGCTCAGTGGTAGGCTCGGTGGTAACGACACCGTTATCCCAAGTATGGTCTTTCTTGGGCGTGGTAGAGAGAACGGTACTCACTTCACCGCAGACGGTGCAGTAGATTTCGGTGCGACCCTCTTCCTTGCAGGTAGGCTCAATGACACGCATCTCGGCATGGTGACCAGTGGAGTGTACAATGTTGTCCTTGTAAGAGAAGCTGTCATCCTCATTGCACTTGTGCATCGTATAGCCGTCCTCGGTGCAAGTCGGCGGGACAACGGTAACAGTGAAGGTGTACTTGGTGGGCAGGACCTTTTCGGTCATGGTCGCATCGCAGTTCTTGCAGTGCAGGGTCTTGACGCCGTACTCGTCATGAGTGGGCTGGGTAGTGATGACACCCTCATCCCAGATATGACCAGTACCACCGTAGGAGTAGGTCATGGTATGGGAAGCATCGCGCTTGCAGTGCATCAGCATAGTGCCCGGCTCGGTGCAGGTAGCCTTTTTCAGGCATTCGGTGTGCTCGAAGTCCCAGTCGTGGCTGCCGATAGCGGGCATAGGAACGAGAATTTTGCTGTCGCAGCCATCATTGGTGCAGTACATCCAACGCTCGCCCTCAGTCTCGCAAGAGGGCTCCTTGACGATTTCACCAAGACCCGTGTACTCATGGACATGGACCTTGGCAATGCTCTCGGTCTTGGTCTTGTTGCAGACGGTGCAGGTATAGGTCTTGATGCCCGGCTCGGTGGCAGTAGGCTCCTTGGTGATAACACCCTCGTCCCACTGATGCTCCTCATTGACGGGGATATCGCGGACATGCTGCTTATCGTTGCAGCGTTCACAGACCTTATCTACGCTGCCAGCGTCCTTGCAGGTGGCGGGAGTAGTGACTTCCTTGTACTCATGACCCAGTGCAGGGACGATGTTGTCCTTGAAGGACTTGGTGGCATCTTCCACGCACTCGTGCATGGTATAGCCGTCCTCAGTGCAGGTAGGAGCGACCACGGTTTCGTTGTAGGTGTAACCCAGAGCCGGAATGCTCTCAGTGTAGGTATCACCACAGTTGTGGCAGGTGAAGGTCTTGACACCGTTCTCGGTGTAGGTGGGCTTGGTGGTCACAACGCCGTCATCGTAATCGTGACCGGTTGCGGGGATGACCTCGGTGTAGGTATGGCTCTTGTCGTTCTGGCAAGTGAAGGTCTTGACGCCATCCTCAGTGCAGGTAGCAGCCTTGGTGACAACGCCGTCATCGTAGTTATGACCAAGCGCGGCAATCTCCTCGGTCTTAGTCTCGGTGCAGCCATCGTTCAGGCACTTGTAGGTCTTCACGCCGGAAGCCTCACAGGTAGCGGGCGTGGTGACAGTACCATCATCCCACTTGTGACCCACAGCCGGGATGACCTCAGTCTTGGTCGCGCCGTCACGAGAGCAGGTAAAGGTCTTCTCGCCATCCTTAGTGCAGGTAGCAGCCTTGGTGACGACGCCCTCACCCCAATCATGGTCCAGAGCGTCCACGAAATCGCGGTTCTCGGTCAGCGTGGCGTCCTGGTCGCAGATGTAGACGGTGTAGCCCTGCTCAGTGCAGGTGGGAGCAACCGTATCACCCTTGTGCCAAGTCTTCTCCACCATCGGGATATCCTCGGTATAGGTATCACCGCAAGCAGAGCAGGTAAAGGTCTTGACGCCCTTCTCGTAGATGGTCGCTTCCTTGGTCACGACACCCTCATCATAGGTGTGCGGGGTCTTGTCGGTGAAATTGCCCTTGTAAGTAAGACCCGGAACCTCATTGCACTCATAGATGGTATAGCCCTCAGAAGTGCAGGTGGGAGCAACGACCTGCAGGATGTGGTAGGTTTTGTCCAGAGAAGGAATCTCCTCAGTACGGGTCTCACCGCAATCCTTGCACTTGAAGGTCTTGATGCCGGTCTCGGTGTAGGTGGCAGCTTTCGTCACGGTGCCGTTATCCCAGCTATGACCCTTGGCGGCAACATAGTTGTCGTTGTAGTTCATACCGCCCCACTCGTTGCAGATATGCTCATCATAGCCCTGCGTGGTGCAGGTGGCGTCATGATGGCGCACGGTGAAGGTGTAGACGGGCTGAGACTTCTTCTCGGCAGGAGCGGCAGCGGGAGTCACAGCAGCAGGCTTCTGAGCAGGAGTCTTGGTGCCGTTGGTGGTTTTATGGGTGTTGTAGACGGGAGCCTTGGCGGGACCATCCTTAGTAGAAACATTGTCGGGGTTCGTGTTCTGGCTGGCAGCGGGCTTCTCAGCCTTGTCGGAAGCAGCCTCAGACTCAGCGGTCTTGTTCTCGGTGCTGGCAGCATTGGAATCGGGCTTGCTCTCGGCTTCACTCTCAGCCTTGCTCTCGGACGCCGCCGCGCTGGTATCTTCCTTCTCGGCAGTGTCGGGGGTTTCGGACTGTGCGGTGCTTGCGGAATCGCTCAGGCTGGTGGAAGGAGCAGAAGAGGCAGCATCCTGATTCTTCTTGCCCTTACATCCGGTAACAGAGATTGCGACTGTAGCAGCCATGGCAACTGCAAGCACATTCTTCATCATAGACTTTTTGCGCATGATTTTACTTCTCCTTTTTACTGTGTGGGGTGAGTCCCCACATCAACGAAACGATGTGAAGAGCGGAGGACTTCTGATATTTCGTTTTCCCTGTCGCTCTATATGCATTATACCACATTTTTCCTTGAAAGTGTACTGAGTACAACCATGATTAACGTAATGTTCACAAATCGCAACAGAATCCGAGAGGCTCCTATCGGAGAAAAAACGATTCTGGTACGATGAAAAGAAGCGCAAATATGTAAAAAGCAGCCGGGTACAGAGTGTATCCGACTGCTGATGGCGGATAGGGTAGGATTCGAACCCACGGACGCGGATGCATCTCTGGTTTTCAAGACCAGTTCCATAAACCACTCGGACACCTATCCAAGAATCAGAGAGTGTTAGCCGCAGAAATCTGCGTTGCCCGCCATCTACCGCGTGGAGGTCGCTCTCAAAAGATGGCTGACGAGACGAATTTGTCTCGCCCATGCCGCAGCCGTTTTCGCCACTCGGCATGATGTTTTCGGCTTGACGTAACCCTGTGTAAATGACCCTCAGATGGGGGCGGTGCGGGCAGGATTATCGTCTTCGTGGTGTAGTTAAGGAGTACCGCACCAAATAAATGACCGTACTGCGCTTGTGTAACAGTACAATGCACGCCCAGAGACGATTTCCAAGATGGAGATGTGTCTGGTGGTGGAAGCAAAGGGATTCGAACCCTCGACCCCCTGCTTGCAAAGCAGGTGCTCTCCCAACTGAGCTATGCCCCCATGATGGCGGGAAGGACCCGCCAGTAATTACGCGTAATGAAGTTCGCCGTACTGTTTGACCTCGCGCTCCAGATGCAGCGGAATGGTCTTGTCGCTCTTCTGCGTGATATCCTCACGCGTCAGAAGGCGCTCATCGACGCCAGCTGCTTGCAGTACTTCGTACAGGTTCGAGGGGCCGGTGCCGTCGTAACCCGCAGTCAAGCCATTGACTTGCAAAGCGAAGCCGTGCAGATGCGGTGCCAGACCCGGTACAAAATCGAGTTCAACAACGACTTCGTTACTGTTCTCGTCCACGCGCTTGACCGAGAGAGCACGGATGTTCTGACTTCCGAAGGTCTCAATCAACTTCTTAGCCGCCGCTGCGGTTTCAATCGTTGATGTGCCTTCGACGTTGATAATTGCCTGCTCCATCGGAATCATCTCCTTCCTACTTAGAGTTGTCATGCGCTAAAGCAGATAACGCTCTGCCGTGCGGGGCTTTACGTTGCCCATTCGTGTTCGGTTCCGGCTACGACGACTTCCGTAAGGACTTAGCCAACCGTCAGCAAGTGCATGCCCCCGCTGACAGCTTCTTGGGCGGATTCTCAAAGAGCGCGTCACCCAATCGGACCGTGGAGCTTGATGGCAGACTCGAACTGCCGACCTGCGCGTTACGAATGCGCTGCTCTACCAACTGAGCTAACCAAGCACGGTAGGGTGTTTTATGCTGGTTATCACCCCTCAGCGAGGAAGCCAACCTCGCGTCCAGCACCATCCGGTAGCAACCCCGGAGGATTCTGCGCTGTATCCTCTCCGATGTTTTTCAGCACCATTCGCGACTGATGCCGAGACTTTCGGATACCTTCAGGTGCAGCACCTGTTTGCCGATTGATTTTTTGGCTGTCCGTTGGCATTCGACAGCGGACCACAAGTGGACCATGCTCGCCAAATTTAATGTCGTGGCGTACGGTGACGGCGACGGTGGAGCGGGCAGCGGGATTCGAACCCGCGTGACCAGCTTGGAAGGCTGGTGTATTAACCCCTATACGATGCCTGCATGAGAAAAAGCGGGTGAACCCTCTCTTAGCCCCGCCATGATGTCCGTTTAGTAGGTCGTCATCCCCGAAACATCATCTTTGTGCCTCTTAGCGATTCCGCGAATCTCTGCGTGGACGATACGAAAGAATCCGGAAAAGCATTTTGGACACTGGTCAACTTCAATTCAAGCCCTGCCGTTACTTCCCTGTCAATTCGGGTCAACGGAATGCTATGGGCTGTGTAAGACTGCGGCAAACTTACCAGATGCCGCGCAGCAGTCTCGCCTTTTTCGGCTATGTCGCGTCTGGCTGCGCCCCGGCTTAACGGGGATGCTCGTACGATGCATGCTTAGCGGGACGAGATTTGTTGTTTCTGCGCCGAAGCACAAGAGGAAGCACTCGCCCACACAGCTTCCTGACCGTTTAGGATACCGCTTGCACAGGGAATGCAATGCGGTTCCTGAAAGGACATTCGTCAGCGGCAATCATAGTCGCTGTCCACCACCCGCCGCGTGGAGGCTGTCCCATCGGGTGGCTGAGTGCGCCGAGGTATGGACGCACTCAGATAGGCGCTACCTATCATGGTGTTTTAAGGCGGGAGCTGCCCGCCATCAGGCAAATCAGTACATCGGTGTGACCCTTTCCTTGATTTTGACATTCGGACGCGGTAATTACTGCATCGGAGTGCCCTCCCTGTTTTATTTGACCTGCTAGAATCGCTTCCAACAGGTCATGGCTCTGGCAGGTGGAGTTGAACCACCTTTTCCCGTGCGCTGCGGGCGAATTAACCATGGTGCATTGCAACCTTCGTATTCGATACCAGAATATTTCGGTCATTTTACGTCCGACCGATTGACATGAATAGCCGGTTTAACGTCATGGCATGGACGATGGGTGCGGAGACAGGACTTGAACCTGCAACCGCCAGCGTATGGGGCTGGTAAGCTACCTTTGCTATACTCCGCGTGGCGGGTCGTACTGGGTTCGAACCAGTGACGCTCGGATTAACAGTCCGATGCTCTGCCGACTGAGCTAACGACCCAAGAGAAAAGACATTTGCCACGGGGAGCTCAATACCCGCGTTACCGCCGCTCGCCGCGAGGAGGCTGTCTTTATGAGCGGCAACTCTTATGGGATACCAGATACGATGCTTGCCGCCGCTCTACAACCAGCTGCAAGCAGATGTGTATGTAAGTGTGTGTAAAACTATAATGTTGTTTCGGAGCATATCTGGTATCTTCTAAGAGTTTTATGTTATCTGCGAAGATGTTTGCCAAGCTAAGGGAGGTTAAGCCTGTTGCCCGATGCCGACCGCGTGGAGGTCATCTTCCCGGCATCAGCTTCCGACAGGATTCGAACCTGCAACCTGCTGCTTACAAAACAGCTGCTCTGCCATCTGAGCTACAGAAGCATATTCGGGAGAAGTGGCTATCTCCCGAGAGTAGTTGCATTATACCATAAATGTGGTAATCCGTCAACGCTATAAACACTATATATAGTATTAAGAATGGAAAAACACAGAAAACAACCGCAATATATAGGGCGTGCTTCAACCCGCTGCTTTTCTGTTTCTGTACTTGCATTATACCATATTTTGGCGCGAAAGTGTATCAAATACAAGTATGATTTACAAAATGTTCAAACACTTTCCCGGGCTCGATGCGTTCCGGAAATCGTAGACTCCTGTTGCCGACGCGATGCATCCTGTGGTCAATGACATCAGAACGGCGCATCTGTTCCGCGTTCACGCAAAAGCCTGTACCGTAGTATTGCATGTAGTTACTTCGCTGCTCTTTGTTTTCCGCAGCCCTTCCGAAAGGTCTTCGTTCATCGTGGACGAACACCGTATCCGAGCACAGAGCGAAATCGAGATAGTGCATTGCCGCCATGCGCTCAAAGACATATATTTGCCTAGTCTCTGTGAAATAATAAAAGATATAGTCAGCTTCCTTGTACAGCCATCCCTTTGAGTGCTTGGCTATCGCTTTCTGGTATTTTCCAAACCGAAGCAGCTTGTCATCTTCTCCGATAGCGAAACTATTCACCGCTGTTTCGAGGAAGACATTCCCGGTTTTGTAGGTGTCAGCCTTGGCTTCAACCGTGAATGAAGAACCGTCTTTTCTGTATACAACGAAGTCGATGTCGTCTTCCTGATACCGTTTATCGTCCCGAACATCCGAAAATCCCGCAATCCTGTCCTTGTGTGTCTCACAGTAGTAGTCAAGATAGTGCATGGTGACAGATTCACCAATCAGACCTACCTTCATCTGACCAGCCATGTTATAGGGAGTCTTGTTTTTCTGTCTGTACAAGGGTATTACCTCACAGTGTTTCCGCAAAACGGGCACTTTGCGCCTTTCCGGCAAACGTCAGCAATCGAAGGCGTCCAGTCTTTTTCTTTGCCGTACCCGCATACGGGGCATACGAGCGGGATATTTTTGCAGCTGCCGGTCGTATACATGTCGGGGCCGAATTCATTGTCAGGGTGCCACAAAGCGGCGATTTGAGGGCATGCAACTGATACTACAGGTTTCCTTGCTGTTTTGGCGTAGTGGGCTCTCATGACCTTTCTCAGTGAATTTCTGGCGCATTCTGGACATCCGGTATGTACTTCCCCGGACCCGCAGGCAAAAGCAATCATCGGATGCCATTCTCCGTTTGCGCCGTACCCGCAATCCTTGCAGACAAGGTATACATGCTTTGCGCTTCCGGAAGTCACTCGCGTGGGCGGGAACTCATTAAGTGTCGGATGCCACTGTGCAGCGATTTCGGGATGTACGGTAGCTACATCATTGACGCCTTCGACAAGGACTTTTCCGGAACACGCCGGGCATCCGCCGCCTGTTCGACAGGCACCGGCGATAGAGGGACGCCATTCGCCGTTCTTTCCGTATCCGCATTTCGGGCAGATAAGAGCGATTCTGCGATTGCTGCCGCAGGTGACTTCCTCCGGTGATACAGAATTGGCTGTTGGATGCCACATAGCAGCAACGCGGGGACATTCCTCTGCTACCGTGCCACGATGCCTGCGATACCGCCACTCGAAATCCTTCACGGTACAACTACCCCCGCCCGTTTATGGATGTTTTCGGACTTTGCGATATTTACAGCTGTGCTGTAGGAGATACCGTATATATCCGCAAGGTCACGCAGATTTTTGCCGGTATTCATCCGTGCAAATTCCGCAAATTCCCGGTTTCGGGCTTTTACATTATCCGTGATAGGAGAACGGCTTTGCGCGGCTTTACGGGTTTCGGCTTCTGCCAGTGATTCAGAAAGCTTTCCGTAGTCATGCAGAATCTTATAGGTCTGACCCACGGCAATCTTATGGTCTTTAGCAATGTCGGAGACGCTTTTCCCGTTCTGGTATTCTACCGCAATCCCCTCGCAGACTTCTTCCGGCAGCTTCTTCTTCATTTTAGCGTTGCCGCGCAGGTTCTTGCGGTAGAGGGGATGATGTGCCCGGTATTTCTGGATAAGCCCCGCAATGAATCGCGGCGTGACATTGTACCGTACTGCGATATTCTCTACCTTGACACCCGCTTTGTAGTCTTTCAGGATATCGTTGTTCCGCGCTTCGACTTCCTCCTGGGTCTTGGTGTCTTCCAAGGCTTCACGCTGTAGCCCCAATACTTTCGGGCTGTGCTTGAATTCCGGGATGTTCATGGGCGGTTCAGGACCGAAACGGACAAGACCACCAGAAATCGGATGCCCTGCTTCTCGAAATACCTGATAGGTGGTGGATTCCGATAACCCATACTTGTCCATGATTTCTCCGACAGTCATGTACGGATTTGCCCTGACATCCGCAACGATTTCAGCATTGCGCTGGCGTTTCTTGAACTGTACAGCTGACCCGATATTCTCTTTGTGCGGGGTATAATCAGGGCTTCTGCGCAGGATATGATAGACCTGTTGTCCAGAGAGATTGTATTTCTCAGCGATTTCAAAGGTCCAGGCCCCGTTTTTGTAGTCTTGCGCAATCTCAATATTCCGCTGCTCCATGTCGGCTTTCGACAATCGTTTCTGATTGTTGGGTTTCCGATTCGGGCTTTTGCGGTCATTGCGGCGCACAGCATCAAAACCCTCTAACACTTCAAGGGATTTCTTAACATTCGTGCAGCCGATACCGTATTTCTCAGCCAATTCCGCGATGTGCATACCGGCGACATAATCGTTCAGCATTGCCTTATCGCGGTTCAGCTTTGCTTCTCCGGTCAAACTTTTCCGATGCATGGTGTATCCTCCTGATTTGCTACCCAGTCGATGATATGGTCGATGCAAAGATTCGTGATTTTGCTTGCGGTATAATACTGTGAAGTGTCATTGAGCAGCGATTCAATTTCCGTTTCGGATGCCGAATACCCTACTGATGCAAAGAACAGCCTTGCGAGGGTACGCGCATCGTCCCGGCACAGAGGTCTTACCGTATGCCCAAAGGTGAAACGCCGGAACAGAGCGTCGTCCAGAGTATCGGGACGGTTCGTGGTCCCGATAAGGATGATGTCGTTGCCGAGTCTGTCAAGTTCCTGCATCAGGGCAATCGTCACACGGTTCATCTCCGCAACATCGTCCTTGCCGCCGCGCCGTGTCCCGATAGCGTCAATCTCATCGAGGCAGAGCACGCACGGACTTTTTCTCGCATAGTCGAATATCATACCGATATTTTTCTGTGTTTTGCCCAGAGCGGAATTCGCCAGACCGGAGAAATTCGTGTACACGAAAGGAAGGTTTGTCGTATAAGCGATATACCGCGCCAACTCAGTCTTTCCGGTTCCCGGCTCGCCCATGAGTAAAAGAGAACTCGTATAGTGAATCCCCATCTCCTGCAACCGCAGCGCAGCACGGCGCGTCTTGCACATCTTTTCTATGACCGCTTTCTCGTCGTCTCGGATAAGGAACCGGTCTTCTCGGAAAGCGCTCGAATCCTCCGCTACCAAAAGCCCCTGCAGGTTATATGGCAGTTCGATGAGTGTAGGACTTTTACTTGCCAGAGTCCGCAGACAGGTTTCCTTGAATGCCTTGTCTTTGACAGCAGTAAGCCCCTCCAACACGATTTTCGCCTGCTGCTGAGATTTCCGAATGTCCCCTTCCACCACATACCGAAGCAATGCCTGTTCATTATCGTTCACTAGATTTTCCTCCCTCATAAAAAGAAAAAGCCCCCTGCAGCATCATGCAAGGGACTCAGTCTCTTTTACATTTCTGTTTACGGACACGCCGGATGATACTGTAAATACCCGGCAAGGAATAATGGTATGCCTTAGCGAGGTCTTTGGCGTCGATACCATTCTGGTATTTCTCGAAGATTTCATCGTTGCGCTTTTGTTGACGGCGGGTGATGCGCCGATGACTGAGTTCTTTGTTGCTGATTCCGGCCCGAACCGCGATAGCACTACAATACGATATGGAAACGCCGTACTTTTCGGCAATGTCGCGGACAGCTGTATTCTTCTGATACTCCGCCACGATTTTATCGACCAGATTGGTATGGTCCTGCTCTTCTGCAATGCGCTGCGCCTGTTGTTCTTCATCGAGAGCGCGGTAGCAGGTTCTGACGCAAAGCCCGTATTTCTCGGACAACTGCTCAAACGATAGCCCGTCCTCATAGTCTTTGACAATCTTCTCGTTTCGCTCAATGATTTCGCTGCGGGTTGCTTTCCTTTTCCCCATACTGGTTCACCCCTTATGAGTGGTGGTCTTCTTCCGACCTTTTCCGCGATAGATACCGGCCTCATGAAGATACTTGAATCCGGAAGAGGGACTGATACCGTATTCCCGAGCAAGGTTCTCGACCGGAGTGTTGGGGTTCTTCTTCGCGCAGTCCACAAACCCCTGCTTGAAATCTTTAATGCGGCGCGAAGTAGAGGTCTCGATTTTCGTGTCAAGGTGCCGGCGGTAGGAATCCCCGCCTCCTTTCAGAATACGAAAAATCGTGGCGCGGTTAAGATTAAAAGCTTTTGCCAGTTCCTCGGCGGAAACGCCTTCCTGATACTGGTTGCGAATCTCATCGTTGCGGCTCTTCTTCCATTCCGAAAAAGTTGCCTTTCGGCGTTTCATCATCTCGGCTTGTGCGATGTGATAGATACTTTGCGGGGTGAGTCCGTATTCCTTTGCAAGCTCCGTGACCTTAACACCACTATGCAGTGCATCGGTAATTTTACGGTTGCGCTCTGACAATTCTTTCAAATTATGTGCGCAGGGTACACCGTCTACAGTCGTTTGCGACTTAGGCGGTGAGGAACGCGCTAACCAAGAGTTGATTTGAGGTAAACTTAGTTAACGCAAATACCCTGCTACTCCTTTCTTTAAATGATTAAGATACTTTTTCCCATGCGGGATGTATGGAACCCGCCGCTTTTACAATTTTAAGTTTTTTAAGGCTTGCGGATTTTCGACCGTTTTTTGCGGGTGTTTTGAATTCTACATTTACAGCACCCTTTTTATCGGTATGAGTGCCATGTACAATGAGAACTTCTCCGTTGAGGGAGACTAAATCACCCGGATTGAGGTTTACTTTCTTGCGTAATAGAGCGCGGTGCCCTTTGTATACTCTTTTACCACGGTATTTGTGCAGGTTTTCCGAATCTTTTTTGTGATTGCGGCTAATCCTGCCGTTAAAGAGTTCTTTTCCGGCAGCTTCCTTTCCTGTACGAATGTCAATGTAGAGAGAGTCATAAAACTTTTCAAGGATGCGATTGTTACGCCTTACCTTTTCATAATGTTCAAACGTACAACGGCGGCTCGGATGAAACTCCCCCATTGCATACGCATCGTTGCTGTGACTTTTCTCAAGTTGAAGCACGATACGCTTTTCTTTTGTCATTGCGCCATAAGTGATTGTGACAAACGGCTTGCCAAAAGCAGCATAGAGTTCATTGACAATTTGCCAGCGAACGGCGTTCATAAATGCTGCACCTGAAAGGTCGGCAAATTTTTTATCTTCACCAAAGCCGAAGAGCTTGCCATCTTTTTGGTGGTTAGCAGGTGTATGGCATTTTTCACACGCTGTAACCAATTCATCAAGCTGATAGCCGTGTCTGCCTTTCCAGTAGAACATATGGTGCATATGCAAGATTGCCCCATCTTTCATAGGTGAACGTCCACAAACTTGGCAAGTGTAATTGTCGCGATAGAATACTGCCTCGCGCAGCGTGGCTAAATTGTAGTGCGGGCCTTTCTGGTAGTCTGCGCCTTCCGGCTTTGCTTCACCTTTCTGGATTGCTTGCAGCAGCATCGTGTCAAAGGAACCAACCTCAACAGTTGCATGAGTAATGGGCATTACCGCACAATACATTTTGACAACATTGACGTTGAGTTCTTTCTTATGTTTCAAAGAAGGAGCAAGCCAACCTTCGCTGCACTTGCGATTATCGAAGCGCGGTTTACGGTAGCGCAGTCTATTTCTGCGTGTACGGCGATACTTGCGACAGTCATCGTGATGTTCTTTCTCATCTTGCAGCGTATCATACTGAGCGGATACGTATTCGTGAGATTCGCTTTTTACGCTGATGCCGATATAGTTGTAACCTACATCCTCGCAGATTTCGATGGGCTGAGTGTTCGTTTTGCTGTCATACAGCAGTTGAATAGTAAAGGGGTGATGCTTAACGATTTTTGCTTTTCCGTCTTTTAGAAGATGGCGTACCTTGCCGAGACGGAAGGTAGGCATTAAGCGTTCACCATTGTTGCTGAGAACACAAACGCAAGTGTTCATGCAAGATACTCCTTTCGTAAAATAGTAATGAAACTATAAGTCAGGGCTTGCGCCCTGTGGTCCACTTCGCCAATGTTATGCATTGTTTTAGCCTTTCGGCGTAGCTTACGCACTTCTCCTACCCTTAGAGATGTTTAACGTAATATGTATCAACGGCTTGCACCGCTAACGCATACGCTGCCCGCAGAGCCCGACACTTGTGGAGCATAATCGGGGTGCCTATATTATGAAGATGATTGCTCATCAAATGCATAACGGAGTTCGCAGCAACCGAAGTTGCTGTTCACCGAGGCTAATCAACTGGGCTTACGAGTTACCCCGCAAGCCCCGTCTATAACCGGCGAACCGGTTTAGGCGGGGTTGTTGACTCCGTAAAAGTCACTTTCCGCCGCTTCTCCATCTCCGCCTGTGCGATATGGTAGACGGTTTGTGGGCTGAGTCCGTGCTCCTGTGCAAGGTCCGTTACCTTTGCACCATTTTGCAGTGCATCGGTGATTTTACGGTTGCGTTCCGGCAACTTCTTGTGCATCATAGAAACCCCCAAAATAAAAGAAGCAAGTCCCCGAAAGAACTTGCTTCTTATAATAAGTATTCACTTTTTTTCGCGTGATGCGGGCAAAAAACTCACCCACTGATTCACCTTACATTTTTCATTTTACCCAATTCGCACGAATGTGCAACAACTTTTTGCGAATTTAGGTCCACTGCATGTATGGGATATCGGAAAGCATCATAAGGCAGGTTTCAAACTCATCTTCGATGTATCGGGTGACGGCATCAAACCTCTGCATCAGGGGCAGTTCCGCGAAAGATGTGCCGGTTTCCTTGCGGCATTTCCCCTCTGCGCTCGTATATATCACATTCAGCATGACATTCAAGGCAAGAAGAATATCTTCATCCTTGCCCTGTACCGTGAAGAAGAAGTAATGCTCCGATTCACCGTCCGTAACGCCGATTCGGTTATCGTATTTTCCGTAACTCGCCAAATCACCAAACACACTGATTGCAATATATCGCAACTTATCCTCAATAGGAACAGTCCCCCACAGTGGATAATGTTCATCCGGCTGAAAATCTGCCTTACCGCCGTTATATTCCCATTCAACAAAATCACGGACGGAGAGTTTCTGACCGCCCGGAATGATTATTTCCAGCTGTTCCAAAATGTTCTCACCTCTTTGCGTTGTGTCGTCATTTTCTATTGTATCCGGTTCGCACGATTATGCAACACCGAGAGAGAAATTAGCGGACGCCGGAATCTGCCGATGAACAAAGAAAAGCCGCCTCCAATGCGGAGACGGCTCGATGGTATCACATTCCTATTTTCTCAAGATACGGGATAGCGGCACGCATTCTTTCGCACTCCCAACTCTTGCGGGGGTTGCGTTCGTGCTTCTTGATGAACTTCTTCATCTCGGCGGAAGTTTCGGCACCCAGTCCGGTGGCGGCTAAGATTTCCCTTGCACCGTCACACTTCATGGCTTTCAGGGTATCCGGCTCAATTTCGCGTCCGCCCTCAAACGGCTGCATAAATTTGAGTCTGCAGAACGGGAGGTAGCCTTCCGGTGCATTATCGCCGATATTCCAAATGATATAGCCGAGAGGCGGTTCCGTTACGACTTCGTAGGTATCGCATACGCCAAGCACAGTATGATGGATTTTCATTGTTCTACTCCTTATTTTTGTGGCGGTCTTTAGACCGGTTATGGGTTATGATGGTTACAGATTCAGCGAAATATTGCGGGCACTGGGCTCGTATTTCTTAGTCTCTACCCCGGCAATCTTGAACATGTGCCGTGCAGCAACATTGTTGTTCGCATTCCGGTACTTGTCGTCAAGGTACACGATACGCTTTATCCCGCTCTGAATGATTGCTTTCGCACACTCATTGCACGGAAAGAGCGTGACATACATCGTGGACCCGTGCAGGTCTTTCCCGGCGTTGAGGATGGCGTTCAACTCCGAGTGACAGACATACATATACTTGGTTTCGAGTTCATTTCCTTCCCTGCCCCAAGGCATGATATCGTCGTCGCAGCCAATCGGCATACCGTTGTATCCAAGAGACAGGATTTTGTTGTCTCGCACGATGCATGCGCCTACCTGACTGTTCGGGTCCTTGCTGCGCATCGCTGACAGCATCGCAATGCCCATGAAATACTCGTCCCACGAGATATAGTCGCGGCGTTTGGCGGTGTTGTTCTGAGATGCTTCGTTTTTCGGTGAAATGCTCATGTGGTTCTCCTTCAGATATGATTTGGACGGTTGTTTCTGTTTGCGTACTTTAGCCAAAAAATGCGGTGGAGTGTCTTGCCCCACCGCATTGGTATTGGTCAGATGTACTTTTCCCAGAATTTCTCGAAGGTTTCGTCCGGCATCACCATTTCCGTCTCATCGAGGACACGGCTGAACTCGCTGCTGCTGATGTCGGTGCCGATGAAATCCGTGACGGCATCGCGGCCACGCTGCATCATGGCATCTTTCAGGATATACCAACGGTATTTGTGGATGAGCTCCGTCAGAGATTCGCCGTCGTTCTCCCAGTAGTCGTTCTTTGCCTGAACATGATACAGGGCATCGAGAACGCCGTCGTAGTCATCGCTGTCATACTCGCTCACGATGGTGTTGAGATTGAGCAGACGGCGGTCAACGCCATCGACATTCACGGTTGCGTTGCTGAACGAGTCATCGTCGCAGGGCTGTGCAGGAACTTCTATAGCAAACACCTCGCGCGTTTTCTTGTTCACCTTGCACGGCAGATAGAACGATGCACCGGAATCAAAGTTCGAGGTGATAACGCCGGATACAATATCGGGCATCGGGTTCTCGCGAGCCTCCTCAAACTCCGGCAGATGGAACACATCTACGACATTCTCGATGTCGTAGTCAAGGGCACGGACCTTCGTGACGATATAGCCGCCGCGCTGCAATTCGAGAACTGCACGGCAGAGGTCAAGCTTAATCTCGTGCTCATTCTGAAGATTACCGTGGCTGTCTTTCACGAGGGTGATTTCGATTGTTTTGTTCTTGGCGGTCGTTTCGGCCAGAAAATAGGTCTTGTCATTGCAAATTTCAAACATGTCATTACGCTCCTTTTTGTGTTGGACGCAAAAAAAGCGGGCCTCTCAGAATCGAGAAGTCCGCCCTTCAAGCGAAATAGTGAATTGTACGAAAGGCATAAAACCCTTTCGATATGGGATGTTATCTATCGTACAATATCCATTCTATTCAGTTCGCACATTTTGGCAAGAAAAAATCACCACCTACTTGCATAAGCGGCGACTGATTTACTTGCTATCGTTTTAGTACCTTATTATGGTTTTCCGTTTCCGAATCAGCCAAGGCGCGTTCCTGAACCTGGTTCGTCCAGAGCGGGACATCCCGTGTACTACTCAAATAGGCTTATATGGATTGGATGCTGATTGGATACTTATGGTTTGCAATATCCGCAAGGCGTATATCCCAACTCGATAAGTTCCTCTCTTGTGCCGGTATACTCCTCCCTGTTTGCATCGCTTATCTGAGATGCAGAAGAGCAATCAGGGCGGTGGAACTTGAGAGAATTCGTGTTCAGGATATAGGTCTCAGCTACCGTGTCAGGTTGCTGCGATTCTTCCACCTCGGCGCTAGAGGTTTCGATGTCCTTATGGTATTCCCCATACGAGAAGGTGACTTCCGAACCGTCAGAGGTGCAGTAAATATCACCGAGTTCGTCCGTTCTGAACACCTCTACTCCCGCGCTGGCCAGCTTTGCGAGGGTTTCGCTGTGCGGATGGCCGTAGCTATTGTCCTTGCCACAGGATATGACGGCATAAGTAGGGTTCACGGCATCCAAGAACGCCTGAGAGGTGGAGGTGCTGGACCCGTGATGTCCGACCTTTAAGACGGTGGATTCGATGTCTTGGCCGGATTCGAGTATCTTCTCTTCCGTTTCCTGTTCGGCGTCGCCTGTGAACAGGAAGGATGTATCGCCGTAGACAATGCGAATTACGATGGAAGTATTATTCGTGTCCTCAGGCACGGAATTGACAGCCACAACGGTGACGGTGGCTTCCCCTAGGGTGAATGTATCCCCCACTGCCGGAACTGTTATACCGCCGCCTTTCTCGTCCGCACGAGCCTTAAAGTTCCGGAATGCTTTGCTGTCATACTCTGTTACGGGACAAAAGGTGACATCGGCTGTGTCAGCCTCGAAGGCACCTGAAAGACCTCCGATGTGGTCTTCGTGGGCGTGTGTTCCTACGACATAGTCTAAGTGTCCCTCTGTCTCGCGCTGTAATACTGAGTATACAAGGTTCGAGTCATCGGCATTGCCGCCGTCAATGAGCATCGAGTGCCTATTACAGGTGACGAGGGCGGAATCTGCCTGCCCGACATCGATAAAGTGGATGGTAAAGCTGCCGCCTTCCGATACGCCAGCCGTCTCCTGACCGCTTTGTGCGGTAGTTTCTGAGACGACCCCGGATACAGGAAGGCTTCCCGGAGATTCCGGTGTCTGACCGCAGCCTGTGAATGTCAATGTGAAGAACGCAGCAATTACCGCTGCAGTTCTCCGAAGAAATTCGTGTTTGGTTTGCATATATTTATTTCTCCTTTCAAACAAAAAAAGCGGACCCGTCCCCCGAAAGGGATAAGTCCGCTAAAAACGAAATTGTGAATTGTAAGATATCTGGTATCTATCGTACAATTCTATTTTACCGGTATCGCAAGAACATGCAATACTTAAACCGTATCCGAAACCTCATGGCACAGCATCCTGTCCGCATAAATACAGCAAAGAACCAAGCCAAGGCTCGCAACGCAGCCGAACGCGACATGCTTCGGGGAAAGAAGGAGCCATTCGATGTCGTTCATTACTTTCACCCAAAACAAAACGCCCATCATAGCAATGATGAGCGGAATAAAGACAGTTCCTGTGTAATGCAGGAATTTTCGGATTTTTCTTTTTTGCATCCTAAAACTACATCTCCAATCATGCTTGCAAAACAGCCTGAACCACATATCTCTGATTCGTTGGGCTGTAATACCCAAACGGATAGCAGGTATACATGATGAGTTTATCGATTCCGTCTGTGAAATTAACGAGGACAGTGCCATCATCCGCAATCACGGTGCTCGCATCCGAGGATACATAGCCGGGTTTTGCTAGGGTGACGGAATACACATACTCGCCGTAATCGGTATCCACAACAAAGTTATCCCCTATGCTGACATATTGCAACAAAGAAAACACGCTGTCGTTATGTGCGCAAAGCAGATGTCCTCCAGTCACACCGACTTGATAAGAACCGGGATACTGATACACCCCATCGCGTTGATTCAAAAGACTCTGGTCATCGCCCCAGATAAGAGAAGAGTTTAGGCCAATCGCGTCACAGGTAATCGTGCCGTAGGCTTGACCCCAGGCTGCAGGGGCAACATCACCCCAGACAGAGGTCGCTGCCGCAGGTTCGGAAGTCGGCGCAGGCGTTGGTTCGGGAGTCGGACCCGGGGAAGGTTCAGGTTGCGTTGTAGGAGACGGTTCAAAAGGCGCAGACGGTTCCGCGCTCGGTTCCGGTACGCCGGATAAGTCCGGGATTTTCTGCGCTTCTTCTGCTGTTTCTTGCGTCGCAGATTCAGAGGTGCTGAGAGAGGATTCGGATTGTGCTGATTCGGCAGGCAGAGGTTCCGCTTGCCATGAACAGGCTGCAACACTGGTCAGCACAGCCAATGTTGCAACGAGTATCAGTGCTTTGGTTCGCCGCATTTGAGTTTGTCCTTTCTTAAACAAAAAAATATATAAAAAAGCTGCCCTCAGTTCTTGTCGAACCGGGGCAGCCTTTTAGCAACGGACAGAATCAGCCATTTTTGTGTGCTTTCCGAAAGAATTTGTGGCTTACACTCCTTCGCCTTTCGGATTCCGCAGGTACTCATGCCGTCATAATAGAGCAGGACACCAATATCTTCTGGTATCTCTCCTTTGACCTTCTTATATAACTCTGTGGGCATCGCATAATAGTTGCAGTGCCCGACGAAATTGTGCCCGTGTGCCGAGTGAAAATCGCTCACAGAAATCTTGATTTCCACACAAGTGATGACGGCATCGAGCGTATACAGATGATTCGTCTTGTGGAAGTGGCACCATCGCTCGGAACAGTGCTCCCTGCAAAAATCCGGCGATGAAATATTCTTGACGCAGGTTGCCTCTTTTGCTTTTTGCTGAATCGCGGCAAGCGAAGCACACGTATCCGTTTCGATAAGCGAGGCCAGTTTGCAGGTCCCATATTTGGTTTCGGAGGTAAAGCATTCCTGAACCCTGACGAAATCGACCAATCCGGATTTGACAGACCCGCATTCTACCGGCACTTCTAAGGCATCGAACCCTTGACGAAACGAATCCACCCGATACCCGCCGTAGCTGGAAGGATGCCACGCATGAAGCGCGGCCTCAATATCGCGGGTCAGCTGAGTTTTCGCCATCAGGTATCACCGGAAAATCTGCTGACCAATCTCGACCATCTTACGGCGTTTGCGGTGCAGCGAAACAAGCTGGTACACAACGACGGCAAATGCCGCAGCGGCAAGAAATTTCAGAATCTTTTTCATGGTAGTCCTCCTTAGTTTGTTAGTGGCTTAGCGCTTTATTATTGCTCCGCCGTATATTGCCGCAGCATGAGTTCCTGTACCGTCATGACCGTAAAGCCTTCCTTCGCCGCCTCATTGAGGGCTTCGTAATAGTCATCTACATACAGAGCCTGCGCAGCATTCAGACCGGCAGCTTGGGTCAGGAGTTTCATGACGGAGGTTTCCGTTCGGGGGTGGCAGTCCCGATGACATCGAGGAACTGTCCCGGATAGTGCATTTCAAGCCACTGCTTTTTATACGGCAGGGTCATACTGTCCTGCACGCGAGTAATGCAGTATTTCGGGATACCGTCGCAGCTTTCGAGGAAATGCTGGACAAGCGTATTCGCTTCCCCAATCTCATCGAATACCTTGTACCCGCCCCGGTTCTCAGCCTCATACCGCAGCAGCCGTGCCCTGTGTGCGTCGGCAGTCGCGTCGAGTTTCTGTTCCCGATAATGGATGAGAAGGGTATCGTCGAAATCGAAGAACATCATACGAATTTTTGAGAAATTCATGGGTCTCACCTTCCTTCAGTTTCTCGCCGATGCAATTTCGTGTCGAACGACCTCGGCTTCGGTATAAAACTCATCGGTGTAGTCATTATCGTTCGTCTCCTGACAGACCTTGTGCCGGTACGGCGCGGAGCCTTCCTGCTCGATGAAAATGCGCCAGACGCCGGAGGAGAAGCAGACAAAGAGAATCGTGCCGTCATCTAAATAAAGCCGGACTCCGGCAACATCGAAACACCCGATTTCATCCTCGAAGTATCGAGAATTTTCGATACAAACGATATCATCGCTATAGCCGTAAATCTTGACCATTCTGTTACTGCCCCCTTACTTGATTACAAAATCCTTTGTGGCATCCTCTGCCTCACTGTACCGGCTCACATTGTGCCGAGCAGCCTGCAAGAGAACATCACGCTCGGCATCGAGCGCCGCCTGCATTGAAGTCTGCTGTACCTGCTTGGCATGGGATGTGCGAGTGTTCTTGTACTGCGGATACTCTGCGACGATTTTATCCATCAAAGCCCAGCGCTCTTTGTCGGAAAGTGCGTTTAGGTTGATGTTATCGCGGTGCAGCCGTTCAATCGCATAGTCCAAATACGCGAATTCTTCCGCAGACGGGATAGCTTCTATATAATCCCGCATCGTGGCGGGAGGACCGTTGTAGGTCGCCATGGCTTCATTGTACAGCGTTTCTGCAACCTCTGACCCGTACCAGTTATCCGGCTCATAGCCATGATTCCGGTACACCTCCGCTACCCAGAGAGAAAATGCTTCGCTGTAGGTCATGATGTTTTCTCCTTCTTAGAAGTCCCCAAACGAGAGCTGACGGCTCTGCGAGACCGGGATATTGGTTTTGGGCTTTGACGAGTGCTTAACTTCACCGTACTTGGTGAGATTCCGGCATTTATATCCGTAGCCCTTCTGTGCGGCAGAAATCGACTTGTATCCGTATCCGCTTGCATCGTCCAGCACCTGGTCCTTGTCGTTCAGATTGACGACAATATACCGCACATCGTTGGGCTTAGAGAGCCGGGACGAACGAATAACGGTATAGGGGATGCGCTTATCGAATTGAGGCTTTTCTTCTTCCGGGTCCGGTTCGGGCTTTGCGGCCTTCTCCTCTTCCGGCATTTCAAGCTGGACATCGACCCCTGCCTTAACGAGGGATTCGAGCGTAGAGGCAAGGGTCTCGTACCGCGTATTCTCCACGGTATTCGTATCCTTCTTCTTCCGCTCCTTCCAGACCTTCAACAGCTGGCGTTCGCTGAAATTGATGATAAGACCACGGTCTTTGAGCATCTTACGAACAACATAGGTGGAAAGAGAAGCGTAGTTTGCATATTCGCCGATATGGTGCTTGATATCCACCTCGGTCTTGGACATAGCTGCTTCGAAATCCCTGTGATTGTCGAGCCAATCCTCAATAACGCTGAGCAGTTCCTTCTTGGACATGGATTCCTCTGCCAGCTGCTTATTTTTCCGGACATAATCCTCACAGGCAGCGAGAATCGAATCGTAGCCGTTCATGGCGCTGTTATCGATGATTTGACGGTTCGCAGCATCCACAATGATATACTGCTCACCACGGCGGATGATAGAGATACCTTCATCAGCCGTCTTCTTTTCTTCCTTGACATTGCCGCCGACATCGAATTCCGGCAGGGAATCATCGGTCATGATTTGCTCGATGATGGTATCGAGGTCCTGCGTATAATCCTTGGAAATCGTATAGCTTTCTGCCTTGGCAAAGACCTGCTTCGTGATACAGGTGATTACCGCGTCAAGGAACTTGTCAGGGTCCGGAATCTCGATTTCATACATCATGTTATCGCGGATATTCCAGACAACACCCTGCTTTAACCCGGTAGCCAGCATATAGCAGGCACATTGCAGGAAATGCTTGTGCGCGAGCGAAGACACGAATTTCAGCAAATAGACCTTGTTGTCCTTCACGACATCCGCCATGCCGCTGATAACAAGTTTCTTCTTTGCCTTGGTATCTACCATGGCAGTCAACTCACAGCGTTCCTGTACGGACTCGTCTGGAGTGAACACCATAGACAGACGCTTGTTCAGGTCTGTTTCCTGCGCTCTCGTAATGAAAGGGAGCTCGACCTGTTTTACATACCGGTCCTGACTCGTCATCAGCATCGTCAGGAACAGCACCTTCTCCTCCACGGATTTCCAGCTGGAAGGCAGCGCTACCTTTTTGTCGTTATGCAGGTACATGTAGAAGGCAATCGCGCTGTCGATATCGTAGTAGTCGAAGAAGTTCGCCTGCTGGTAGATGCTGATGCAGGGAGCCAAGTCAATCATCGCATCCGAATGCTTGATTTCGATTTCATGCACATCCTTATGGAACACCGGCGTCGTATTGATAAGCTGGTAGCAGTGCTCTACATCCTCATCGAACTTGAAATCGAACATCTCAGAGATATCGAACTTTGTATTGAACTCCTGATTCATCTTGACGGGAGTCATCAGGGTTTTATCGCTGACCAGCCCAAATCTGTCCTCTTTTTTCGGAGGCTCTACAAAGATGACCTCATCCTTACCGCGACTCGCCGCAACGCAGAAAAGGTTTCTCAGAATCTCATACCGCGCCGTAGGCTGAAATACACGGGAGCACCAGTAGGATTCCGTGAAATCAAAGACAACACAGATGGGGCGCTCCATACCTTTACTGCCGTCAAAGGTTGTAAAGATACCAACGTCTGCGCCGGGTGCTACATGCTTTTCACCGTCCGGTTCCTTGATGCTGGCATATACATGGTTCTTGTCATAGAGGTTGCCGGGTCTTGCTTCCAGTTCATTCAGAACCTTTACCATAGACCCCGTTCTGGCACCGAGACACAGGACATCCTTCGGGTTCTTGGTATCCAGATAGTCTACCACCTGCTCGCGGGACATGGTCGATACCTTACAGCTCTTGTTCACACCGTTGATATCCTTGCCCCAGATGTTTCCGAGCCGCTGTGCAAGGTCATGAGACAGGCGGAAACATTGCGTGAAATTGACCTGAGTGTGCTTGCCTAAGAACTTATGGATGAACGACCAGATATCCAGCGAGGTCTGGTCATAGATTTTCTGTTTCATGTCCCCGACTGCGATGATTTGAAGACCGGGATTCGATTCCTTGATGTATTCGAGCATCTTCGAGATTTCCTCGTTGATGTCCTGATACTCGTCGATGATAAGCACGTCAAAGTGCCCGACAGGAACGCGCTTCCTCAAGACCATCCCAATCTGCTCGCCCTGTCCGACATTCTTGATACCGCGTCGGTACAGGATTTTCGAGGCAAATCCATGATAGTTCTGGACCGTGACATTATCGTTCAGAATCTTTTCCTGTGCATCGAGTTTCAAAAGCCGGTTATAGGTCAGGTACAGAATTTCCTTAGAGGAATCAAACTCGTTGCACAAAACATTGATTGTGGACGTCTTACCGCTTCCGATACAGGCATCGCACAACACGTTTTTCCCGTCAAGCGCCAGCCGTACAAGGTCCTGCTGTTCGCTGGACAAGTCTTTGAGCGTCATTGTAATCCCTCCGAATAGTAGATTGGCAGGCAATAAAAAGACCCTGACAGCCATTAAACAGCCATCAGGGTACAGTTTTTAGTCTATAATTTAGATTGTATGCAGTTCGCACAAATGTGCAAGAGGCTGTGGATAAAAATCGCTGTTTGTATATTTTATTTCTCTGCTGACCGCCAGCAGAAAGGGGTTAGAGGAGCATGGTTTATGCAGTGTCCCTATACCAACTCGATACATTCCGCCTCAATACGGTGCCATTTATCGGTGCTTGCATCGTATTCCAGCACATCTTTTCCGACCATCTCCCCGTTTTCGACGTACTCTAAAATGTGTCGAACTCGCATCGGCGGATTATCGTTCTTCGCATGCCATAGTGCGATATCCTTGTTGTCGATGACGAACGCAGGTTTATAGCTGACAAAGGGGCTACCGAGAGGCTGTGCTTGCCGACTTGCCTCGTAGTACGATTTTACATAGCCGTCACGGGAAGTATTGCGAATAGCACGAGCGCCTTCTTTGTCGCCTTGCTCGTCCAAGGTTTGTGCAATTTCGTCTACACACCGGTTAAAATGCGTGAGGTCTTGACTGTTTTTGGCAAAAATCAGTTTTCTGATTAACCGCACTGCGTCTTGCTGCGTCACAAACCGCTCCTTTCACGTTTCTGTCGAAACCAAGAAGATTTTCTTTGAGAAAATCCCCTTCTCCGACGCTTTCTGACTTCTGACCTGTTCTATTTCCCGCTTGGAAACAGCGCAAGTCTTACCCATAGCGTACAGGACCTCCATCACATCCGCCATTTCTTCGGCACAGTTCAGAACGCTTCGTTCCTTGGCTTTGTAGGCTTCCAGCAGTTCAGCGACCTCTTCCTGCAGTTTGTTTGTCAGAGCGTCCTCGTACTCTTTGTCGGACAGCGTGCGCGTCACACAGGTTTCCCCGTTCTTCTCAACGATAGCCGGGATATTATCCCGAACCAGCTTTTGGTACATCATAGTTTTACGCTCCTTCCAATCTACAGTGCCGCAGCGGTATGCGCAGCTTACGGTAGGCACTTTCGATTTCTCGTTCATCTGCGACTCCTTCAAAAACTACGCAGCCCTTTTTCTGCTGTTTAGATAAGTATGTGGGCAAATCATCGTTTGTGACAGGAATGAAAGAGTATCCCCGCTCGCTGGCGTACATAGCCGCCAAAGCAGTCATCTTCTTACCAGATTCTGCTGCAATGACGACATTTTCCCGTTTTGCCAGCATCTTATCGAGGTACTCTGACATTTGCATGCGGGACTTCGTCATCGATAACGGCGTTCCTGCAACTCCGCAAAAGAACCAATCCTTTTCGCAGATTCTGTCCTCACACTCTTGACATTTCAGGTAGACGACATTGCCGTTTGTATACGGACAATAATTCCCCATGCTCAAACCTTTTTGAAATATTTCTCGACATACTCATCCGGCAGCGTAATGTGCATCTTATTTGGACCTGAAAGTTCCTTGAAGTTCTGCTCGCCGCCGCACCATTCTAAGCGCCAGATGGTCCCGCGCTTTACCCGATATGGAATTTTCTTGCCATCTTGACCGATGGCATCAAGCCATACATCGAACGGCTTGACGCATTTGTAGTTGGTATTGTACATGCTAATCCTTTACTTTTTGGGCAGCGCCCAAATCTCAACGTTCACATTCCAAGCATTGGCGGCTTCTTCAATGAGATTCAGCACCGTTACCCAGTTTCCGCCTGCCAACCCGCAGCCGAGACCGTAAGGAACACGGAAAGTTGCATTAGGATGTTCTTTCATTGCTCTGAAAAGAGCCGTTCCCAACGCCGCGTAGTTCGTCTGACGCTTATCTCTGCCGAAGCTCGATTGCCCAAACAGGTTAGCAACATACAGTTGCGGGGCGACCTGAACCACCTGAAAGTCACCGAGTTTCTTAGGATTGCAAACTTTCACATACTCGTCGAACACAATGGGCCACTTATCCCGAATCTGTCTGGCAAGACCAGCACCCATCGCGGCACGACAGTTCACCTGATGACAAATGATAGTATCCTCATTACGAGTCGGCGGTGTTAAGATATTGCCCTCAATAAGGTTGACACTCATAGTCATTCACCAATGTCTAAGATTTCGTATTTTCTCGCTGCAAACCCCAGCAACTCATTGTAGATTCTGGTTGCGATTTCCAAAAACTCAGTATCGCAGATTTCTTTTCTGCGTAGGAAACGGTTGTCCTTCTGCATCTCTGCTGCGGTATTTGCCACGATAGCCCAGATGCAGCTGTTGATGACAACGGACGGCACAATGTCGTCTGCCCAATTCTCAACCGCATATTCGCTGACCGCATATTGCGTATCATACACTTCATCGTTCAGCTTTGCGCTATAAAACCTTGCCTGTCTCTCGCCCATGATGGAGTTTATGATGCTCCGGGCAGTCTGGATATCTTTGCCCTCCACATTGCAGATTTCAGGACCAAAGAAGCCTTTCGTCTTGTTGCTGAGAAGGACAAGCTGCATCGCCAATGCCGTAGCGCACTTGGAGAATTTCTTGGCATAAGTATCCGGTATCTCAACAGGAATATATTCAGCCGCAGGACCCTGCAGATAGTATTTCTGTGTATCTTTTTTGTCGTGCGAACTCTCGAACAAAATCGAGGGCAACGCAACCATAATTGCTTCATTTACATTTGCTTTAACAGTTCGTAAAACTGCGATATTTGCCAGCATTCTTTTATCCTCCTCGCTTTTTACTGAGCCTGATACTTGGCGATAATTCGTCTTGCTTCCCTTTTCGGTACGCCGAACAGAGATACAGCAATCCGACTCAGTTTATCCATCTGTGTGGGGTCTGTCAGGACCACGTTGCGATGCATATCATGGATGTCAGTAGCAACAACCACCTGAGCATATCCGATTATATCTTCATCGAACAGCCGCTTTAATTCTTTTGCAAACTCTTCCCTGCTGAGTTTAAGCAAATAATCGCTGTTAATGAACATGTCGAGTGGGAAAATATGCTCGTTATCGAACTCCTTCGGATGCGCATTTGCAAGGTCGAGTTCCGGGCGGAACATGGTTTTATCATGCACCAAACCGTAAATAATGCCGGCCGCTTCTCCGCTTTTGCAATCAATTTCAAATTGTCCTCGCTGTGCATCAGCCATAGGTTGTCCCCTCCGCCAGTTTTTCGTATATATTCTGTGTGCGTGTGTTGTTTTCGTCTTTGTGCATGAGCACGACATTTGCCATGCTGGTATAGTAGTTGGCTACACTGTTACCTTCTACGGTAAATTTTATGTTCTGCCCGCTATCGACTACCTCGTAGCTGATGAGTTTATTCGTGACCCACTGATTATTGTACCGAAAGTATATGTAGTTGTATTCTGTGGCTGCGGTCTCAGGCGTCATGTTTTTCTCCGAACCCACCGTTTCGGCAATCTCAGGAGTTGCCATCCGAATGATTTGCGCAGGCAAGTCCTTGATGCCGTCCATGGTCTTGTCCGCCACCTCACTGCATCCCTCGAACGCTACAGAAATGGTTGCGACAGCAAGAAGGAAGAGTGCTTTGTGGATGAACGAGAGGAATCGCTTCATAGACATGCCTCTGAAATATCTTCGATGATACGGAATGTTTTGCTTGTTTTGATACTTGCATTATACCATGAAGTTGTATTGAATACAACGATGAACGCTATATGTTCACGGATTAGATACATTTTTGGCAAAGCAAAAAACGCCCGCAAAAAGAAAAGACCCGCCTGTTAGCCGCAGGCAGGTCTTTCTTCGCAGTGAGCATTTAAGGTCGGCTCAGGACCCTATTCGTCTCTACCGAAGCAGCGTCATAAACGCTGTTTGGCATATTCTATTGTATGCGGGTCGCACGGGTCGTCAACTATGTTTTGCAGCTACACAGCAAAAAGAAGTCTCACCCGCTGATGCAGGCAAGACTCCTAATTGGCTCAGCTTAATCTTTGAGGTCGAAGCTATACCCTTTCTTATCCATCGTCACGAAGCCATTGCGGGTCTGACATTTGCTGTCACCGAAATAAACTTCGAGGGTCATGCCGGTGTCCTCGCCATCCAGCCATTGTGGGCGCATATAAGCCGCAAGGTCGTACAATACGCCGACAGCGTAGGCAATCAGTTCATCGCTGTTCATCGCTTCGTTGACCGCATCGTCATCGGCCTCGACAGGGATGCCGATGGAGGCGGTAATGGTGTCGGGTGTGTTGTCGTCCAAAACTCTGCTCATGGTAAGTTCAAATTTCAGAATGTTAGTTTCCATGATGGATTCTCCTTTGTATTGATGTGTGTGCTTGCTACACTTTCAATTCTAGGCCGTTCGCATAAGCGGTCAACCACCACACTACCCTGAAATCCGGCTAGGTCGGGTTTTACAAAAATTTCTTTTGAAAACAAAAAAATAGCCCGCACAGAACTGAATCTGTACGGGCTGGTATTAGTCATGAGGATGTTCGTGGTGGGGTTCAGGAGGCATACCATGCGGGTCGGGCTCGGGGAAGCAGCCATGGTCCCCGATGATTTCCGAAGTACGGATACCGTTCGCTTTCCGGCAAGCCTCGATGGTCTTAGAAAGCACTTCCTTAACATCACGCGGGTTCTTGATACGACGGATATCGATTTCCGGTGTCATGGCATCCGTGGAACAGAGATGGATGCTGCCGACACGGCAAAGGCGCTCATAGAAGTTCTGTTTGAACGCGATGTCCCGGACACGGTACAGCTGAATCTCGTCTTCGCGCAGATTAAAGCAGCCACGCTGGATGATAAGTTTGGTCTCGGTCAGGGTGTACTTTGTAAAGGACAGCGGCAGAGAAAAGATGGTGTGGCGTTTTCGGTCGGTCCAGAGAATTTTCTCCTTGTCCAAGTCGATGCCGAACTCGCCGTTTTTGAGTGTGGACATGGTATGGCTCCTTTCGTTATGGGATTTGTTTGGGTTGTTGGTATTTGAATTTGGTGCGGGATGGCGGTTTGTATTATTTACATTATACCATTCATTTTCTTGATATGCAATTATCATTATTATTCTATGGTTGAAAGCTATCCGGCAATTTTGATTCCGTCCCAATGTGAAAACCATACCGCATCGCTATTCCTTGAATCGGATATACAACAATGTTTTTGTAATCCAACTCATCAATAATTTTGGAAATAGCAGTAGTTTTGAGGATACTAACCAAATAATTACTTTTGAATATAACATAATTCAAATACGAGGCATGTTGTAGTATATATTCCATAACAGCTTTATCGTATATAATCTCAAACGGTAACTCTGTGTTACCATGTTGAATTATCCCTTCACGCAAATCATCAAACCGCGCTACTTTAAGGAAATCGTCGTCAGATTCTATCATATAAGCAGAAATTTCTAAGGCTTTCATTTTTCCCTGTTCCTTCAAATAGCTTTGATAATGGTTTTCCCAATTATTTTCCAATGACTTTCGATAATTCTCAAGACTGTTTCCATTAGAGTAAAATGATGAGGAAAATGGATGAATTAACGATTTCTCATTTATCGAAGACTCTATTTGCTTTTCGATTGCACGGTTTATATTTGCAATCTTCCTGCTGTTTTCACTACCTTTTTTATTGTGTTTGCTACTACTTACTTTAAAATGCTCAATCCAACCATTTTCCCCAATAAAATCAGGAAAGGTTGTTGTCTCACCATCTGTATCTTGTGCTGTGTCAATAAGAACATGAAGTTGCTGCTGTTCTTCTATTGATATTCCATAGTACCGGATTTCGTTTTTGTCGTATTGAAGCTTCACTTCTTCTAAGCATCGCTGTTCGGCTCTTCCCATATACAAACCATCCTCCAAACATTAAAAGCCTCTCACCGCAGTCAGCATTCTACTGATTACGATGGGAGGCTCAAATCTTTTGTGATAGCCTTATTATACCACGCTTCGTGAATTACTCAAGGCCAATCTCAATAACTCAGTCAATGTCCCAGTTGCCAAAATCCTTTGTGAGGACGAAGACGCTCTGATGGATGTATTGGGTGTTGGTTCAAGACATCTGCCTCAGCGTCGAGTGCTGAATAAGGACTACGATGGTTTTTGGGTGTGCAGGTGGTTATGATGTCATGGTGAGCGCTTGTTACGGCTTTGTTCGTTACTGTGGCATATCAATCGTCGTCATCATCATTTTTATCATAGCCACTGCACTCTTCACGATGTTCGCAAAAATCGCAACAGCAATCATCTGTAAACTCACCGGTTTCCCAGCATAAGTCGGTAGGATACATTCTTTGCCATCTTTGTATCCTCCCAAAAACAAAACCCCCGATGCCGTAACATCGGAGGAGTCGAAATCAATTATTCATCGTTCAGAATCTGTAGCAACTCGTCGAGGCTGGTCACATAGCGGTATTTCCCTGCCATCTCTTTCGGCAGCGGAATCATGTCACTCATGTAATAAAGAACCTGCACGCCGTTGCTGGTGCATTCGTTGTACTTATCAGTGTCACGCTGTTTACGCGCCTCGAAATCCCTGTCATCGCTGCCGTAGGGGTAAAAATGCTGCACACCCTGACACTCGATGGCGATGTTCTTGCCCGGCAGGAAGAAATCCAGGCGCTTCTTGCCCATCCACGGAAACATCTTTTCCCGCTGATACTCGATACCGTTGCATTTGAGCATCATGAGCACATCGTTTTCGAGATAAGACTTCTCGCGCAGGAAATCTTCCGTGTTTCGGTAAATTACCGGCTTGGCAGTCTGGCTGATAGCCTTGTTGGGGTTTAGCTTCTTGTAGTGAACGGTCGTGGGTCGGACATAGACGACCTTGCCGCTTTGCAGATGCCGGAAATGTCCGCAGCGCTCAGATTGGAGCACACAGAACCCGGCAAACGCCCGTTTCCCGGCACCGTCATTCACATAGACAACGATGCCCTTTTTAAGGTCTACGATGGTCTGCTTGGAGGTGTTCAGGCATTCTCTGACATCCCCGACCGTTTCCTGCTCCCCGTTTGCGTGTACGATGCGCTGCTCGACTTTCCGACTCAGACACCGCCGCTTCCAGAGACATATCGTATGCAGCCAGATTTGCAGTATCAGCGCCGCTGAGCTCGGAGCCGTCACAGAGTTCCGTATATGTAGGGAATCGCGCTCGGTTCGCAGCCACCGTTCCAGCAGGTTGCCAGACTCGTTCAGAACGGAAAGGCAGCCGTATACCCCATTCCGTGTATTTACCGCCATCATCAGTCCGTCCACACCGAATTCCTTCTCAGCCCTTCTCAGCTCGACAAATGCCGTCATTTCCCGCATCCGCCAGTTATCGGTAGGCATGACCATAGCACAGGTGTTCTCTCCATCAAAGCCCACGAGAATCGGGCACAGGAAAGTCGTATCAGCCCTTCTATGAACAAGGATATAGAATGATGCACCGTAGGTGTCATTCACCTTGATAGCGTACTCATCGTAGGGCTCCAGCCCATACTCGCCGCTGTTCAGTCGGAAATCACTGATGACTGATTCGTTGTCGGTCGTGAGTTTCGCAATGGTAGGCAGCTGCAGGATACGAGTAAGGCTCTTGACGACCTTATAGCAATCCGTCCCTTGCCTCTGCATCCGGTACTTGTCATGCGTCAAGTAGAATTCGCGTTGCCATTCGGCGTTTTTATTATTCATGTAAAATCCTCGTTCCCGGCTCCTTAGTGCAGAGAATCTGTAGTTGTGTTATTTTCTGAATCAAGTGCTTTCAGCATCTGTCCAGCCAATGCCACCGAAAGCAGCGGCGGGACCGCGTTGCCGATTTCTAAGCGTTTCAGGCAATCCGAGCCGTAGAACTGATAGTTGTCCGGAAAACTCTGTAACCGTGCTCCTTCTCGTATCGTGAGTGCCCTTGAATCTCTCGGATGGATGCATCTTGATGAGGACGGACAGGCAAAGTTCCGTGTGATGGTAGTGGCGGGTTTCTCCCACCAGAGTTTCGCGTAGGTGTTCTTGAACCCGCTCTTAGGTCTGAGTTCTTCCGGCAAATCATCCTTGCCTTGCCCATCTTTGAGCGCCGCCATGATTCTGCGAAGATGGGCGCTGTTGTTCGGGGCTTTATGCTCCGTAAGCGCATCGGAACCACCCTGCCGGACCCATTGAAGGAATGTATTGTCGGGAGGGGCGGCATACACGGTGCTTTTCTCCCCGCACGAGAGCGCAGGCAGGTCTTTGAGCGCATCATACAGCGTCACATACGGCAGTAGTCCTTCTCCGTGTGTAGGTTCCGGGTACTGAAAGGCATTCTCGCCTAAGAACCCAACTAGAATGACCCGTTCTCGCAGCTGCGGTACACCGTAGTCTACGGCATTGAGGATTTTGTATTGGAGGCTGTACTCAATATCCTCGAATTCCTTGCGGACACGCTCAAACAGGGCTCCTTTATCCATGCTCAGAATACCTTTAACATTCTCGAACAGAAAGGCTCTCGGATGTAAGATGCGGAGAACGCGCTTGTATTCCATGAAAAGATTTGCCCGCGCATCCATTTGGCGTTTACCGAGCGTAGAGTACGACTGACACGGCGGGCCACCGACCACGATATCAACTATACGGTTTCCTATTGCTTGACGGAGGATATTTTCAGACAGGTCTTTGATGTCTCCTTGCAGCATATTGACCGCAGGATGGTTGATGGTATATGCTTTCGCAATATCCTTTTGCATCTCGTTTGCCAAGATGATTTCATAGTTCTCGTTTCTTGAAAAACCGTAACTCAATCCACCTACACCCGCGAACAGGTCAACGATGGTGTATTTTCTTGTCTCTGGCATGATGACTCCAATAAAAAATCCGGCACGAATCACTCATGCCGGACAATGACTTTCTTGCTCTTCAATTTCATTCAGAATACGGTACAGTTCCGTTCCCACGACTCTTGCAAGTTCGCAAGGCACTGCATTTCCAATTTGCTTATACTTGCTCGTGAGATTTCCGCAAAAGACCATATCTCTCGGAAATGTCTGGATAGCGGCTGCTTCTCTATAGGACAAGCGCCTTGTAGTGCCTTTCTCCCCGAACTGCCAAAGGTCTTTGCCGACCTTCACCATGTCAGGCGAACCTGGCCAGAGAGGCACTTGCTTTGCCATCGCGGGAATCGTAAACGATACGCTGTCCCATACGCGTTTCCGGTTCCGGGACATGTAGCGCGAGGAATAGGCTTCTTTGCAGATTTCATCGTCCGTCGCCGGGGCTAAACCCTCTAATGCCTGCCGGATACTGATGCGGTCAGGAAACGGTGCAGGAACCTTGAACTCTACGCCATACTTCTCAGCAAGGTCTTTTCGGATGCCCACAAGGAGGATTCGCTGTCTATCTTCCGGGACATGATAGTCCGCAGCATTGACAAGGTTGATGGACACCACATATCCCTTGCTCTCGAAATCCGCGATGATAGCGTCCTTGATTTTCCCGCCGCCCAGCGTCAGCAAGCCTTTGACATTCTCAGCAAGAAACAGCTTTGGCTGCTTCTTCTCGACCAGCTTGACACAATGCCGGTAGAGCACATTCCGGCTATCGTCGATTTTCCTTGGTTCCGACAGGCTGAAACCCTGGCACGGGAAGCCAAAGGAAGCAATATCACAATCCGGGATGGTATCGTAGTCTACTTTCCCGATATCACCTTCTACGACCGTGGCATTACTCCACAGCCTATGAGTCTCGCAGGCATCATGATTGAAGTCGTTCGCCCATACCGTATGAAACCCCGCCTGTTCCAAGCCGATATCAAGTCCACCTGAACCAGAAAATAGCGAAACATGCGTGTATACTTTGTTCTTATTCATTTTTGGTCCTATAAAAAACCGATGCAGAATCGCTCCGCATCGGATACTTATTTACAAAAAATGAGCGTTAAAAGCGCGGAATGCACAAAAAACACACGCGCTCATTTATTGAACGCACGCGTGTGTTTAAGATGCTTTTTGTTTGTCGCTGTGCGAAAACAAATAGCGTTATCTTCAACGGCTTTGCGCCGCATCAGCGATTCGCTCTTTCGCAACAACAAAAAAATCGGCATCCTTTTCGATGCCGATAAAGTTTCTATTCGTATTTATTGCCGCCACGCCGGCCGAGCCGCTTCCCATACAAAAATCAAGGACCGTATCGCCCTCATTCGTGTAACTTCTGATGAGCCACTCACACAACGCCACGGGTTTCTGCGTGCCGTGTGCCGCGCATTTCTGCTTATCAGTGGCAAATGTCAAAACGCTCGTGGGAAATCTCTCGGTGCTGTCGTAGCTTTTTGCCTTGTATTTCCCATAATCCTCAGTCATCTTGGAGTTCCGCTTATGCTCAGCCGTTGAGACCTTTCTCGGATGCCCTGAGGTCTTCTGCGGGTTGTAGGTGGGCAGTTTCCTGTAAAACACTAGGATGTCTTCATGCGCCCTTAGCGGCATCCGGTTCGCGTTGAGGAATCCTACCGGAGATGTCTTCTGCCAGATGAGGTTATATCGCCACGGGATGACTTTGCTGTCCATCAGGGTCTTGGTGTATGTTCCCGCCGAAAATAGAATCACTGCGCCGTTCTCGGTCAGGATTCTATCCAGCTGCTTCCAAATCCCCTGCTGTTTATTTTCAGTCCAAATAGACATAGCATCAACATAGGGAATCCCCTCCTTGTAGCAGGAAAGAAGAAACTCAGGCTGGCTTAAGCGTTTGCCGTTCTTTTCAAGAAAATCCTCAAGCGGCAATACCGTATCCCAAGCCTGATGCGTAATACCGTAGGGCGGGTCCGCTAAGACAAGGTTCACGGAATTTGCCGGAATCCCGTTCAGTTTCTCGCAGCAGTCTCCCTGCATCAGCGTAACGGCGCTCATGCCTGACCTCGGAACAGTTCCTTCAAGGCATTCAGCTGGTCAGCCTGAACCTTGCCGTCACGGATAATGGTGAAGAATCTGCCCTCATCGAGCAAGGCCCTGTCCTGCTGCCCGTACATCGTCACGATACCCATGTGCCGGCCTTTGAGGTAGTTCAGCATATCCTTTTCCGGGAACTCTTCCCGGAACCGCCACGAACAGATACTGAACGGAGCGTACTTATTGATAAAATCCTCGCTGTCGCTGTGAAATGCGTCGTCCCGATTCCGGTATCTGTGATGCCGCGCCGTAGTTGCAAGGATATCTACCCCGTGGACTGTGGGTGCATCGGTATCGACCAGAGGTCCGAACACGACCAATTCCTGTACCTGAAACACGAAAGGTCTTTCCGCCTCGCTCTTATTGATGAGAATGGCCCGCTCAATCGCTTCCAGACACCGTTTCTGTGCGAGCGCTCGTGAATATTGCCGCTTCTTTTCCGCCATGATTTCCTCCACAAAAACAAAAAAGCCCCGCGCAGACATTTCATCCACGCGGGGCTAGAACAAACTATGAGATTTTAGAAAACTGCTGCCGTCTGCAAAACGACCGGCACCACCGTACCCAGCACCAAGGTCAAAGTCATCATGACCGCCATGACAAGCGAAGCTACCTTCTGGGCTTTCTTCCGATTTCGCATCTTTTGTACCTCTTTTCGAGAAAAATCAAGCCGCAGAGAACGAATCCCTGCGACATACATACTAAATCACCTTATATTCTCCATTGTATCCAATTCGCACGAATGTGCAACTGCCAAGCGACGAACACGAAAATTTTCAGTCACCGGGCTTGCCGCCTTCCTTTCTGCAGCCCGTTAGCAACCTACCGAGCGGCAGTAGCTAAATTCCCGGCGCGTTGCCTATCCCAAACTGCTTCGTCCAGAACGGAAACAAGGCGAACCCCTTCCCGCGCCATTCGTTCTTGTATCCTCGTGTATTTTTTTGTATCTTTTTGTTGTTTTTCTTATTGCAATTCTATTTGCCTCCCTGTATAATAGTTACAGAATGATACACAAAGCCACAAAATGATACACGCGAAAGGAGCCGCTATATGTTCTCTGTCAAGCTGAACGCCCCTGTCCTGCTTCGCATGCAGCTGCCGATGGTTGCCAAGGCATTGCATGTTGATGAGAAGGTCCTTGACGATTTTCTATCCGTTTCGGCTTTCTATGGAGTTAAAGATGGCAAAGGTACGATTGTCCCGATAAAGAAAACGGATACCATTGTCCATATCGATTACAAGGCATATGATAGCTACTACTTTGTCGTCGATGCTATCCTGCAATACGCCAAAGACATCGATGCCTCTGTTACTCTACCTGTCATCACTGAAATCGAACTCGGTACAGATGTTTTCAAGAAGATGGCTCCTGACCAGCTTTCAGATATTGTATATCTGGCAAAACTGCTCCGCGACAGCAACGACCGCATTCCAAGGCTAAAAGAGTTGAATGCGCCGTACATTCTTGTTGCCAGCGAGTGCGCACACCTGTGCAAAAAGGTGGAGTGCCTTGAAGACAACGCACACATGCCGTCCCCCTCCAAAGACTTAGACGGACATGTATATGCTTCCTTGCATGATATCGGTTATTCGATTCTTGACGGCTGGCTGAACAAGAATGATTCGGTTTTCGAGAGTGACGGCAAAAGCAATTTCGGGTATGACCCTGATAAATTAGCGGCGCTCGTCAAGAAAGCTATCGGCACGCGGACACAGGAGCAGTTTTCCCAGACATCGCATCTCGGCCGCGTATATGTGAACCGTCTTGCGAACGGCAAAACACAGTCTCAGCCTACCGAGGTCACCTTGAAGAAAATCGCCAAGGCAACGGATGCCGTGACGGAAAACGAGCTTCGTCAGGCATGCGGTTATGAGCCGCTTCCGGGTGAGGATGTCGTGGAGTCTCAGAAACGCATCGAAACCGTGGACGACTACACATGGATTCACGAGAACGTCAATTATTTCCTTGAATTCCTGAAAGCGCAGATTCCGATGGCGTTGCCGCTGTATAATCTGGTCATCCTCGAGAATCAGTACATTGGCATCCACAAGGACGGCTATGACCTTTTCGGTATTCATCGCTGCTCGGCTCCCGTTGAGTATTCTGAGGACGGTACTGTTGCGAATGTCATTTACCCCGTTACTTTCGATTTGACAAATTTTCAGCGTGGCATCCGCCTTTCTGTGGCCGTCGGGCTCTTGGGACACTACAGCAAAAACAATGAGTTGTACATTACCGACTACATCACCGATGTCGATGCACTGTACAAGTATGCACCCTTTTTGCGCAAGGCTATCGACAAAGTGGGAGAAAATTTCAGGGAAAGCGGTGTAGATATTAAAGACTTTCCGGTATTCTACTATACTATAAACCTGAAGAAGGCATTTACAGCAAAGCATGTCTTTGCGAAAATGGAGAAGTTCCTGACCAGTCTTGTGAAAGTTCGTGTGGATGCCCTCGGATTCTATGCTGACAACCTGAGCGACGAGACCTTCATCAAGTTCCTTAAAAACCATAAGAAGGTCATGACGAACGAGTACGCCGACAGCGAAATCAAGGATTTCTACGAGAATGTTGTTGTACGGCATGGTGACATCGAGGACTTCTTTGCGGAGAACTCGGACTATAACAGCAAAGCCGCTATCGTCGCCTATGTCATCCAGAATGAGGCTTCGGACGATACCCCCCGCCGTCTGGTAGACGGATTCACCTTTGACGATGACGACAAGGAAGATAGACCCTGTGTTGCCGCATCGAAGCGAAAAATCGAAGCATGGCAGAAAGAGCATCCCGGTAATGGCTTTAACCTGAAAGTGTTCTCTGACACTCTGAAAAAGTATGCCGATGAGTTGGGCTTAGAGTTCGGTGATGTGTACTACTATCTGGTTGTCGAGGATGACAAGGCTGACGAGATGGGCGTTCGCGTCTAATACTTAACCTATAGCCTCTGACTATCCCAGACAAAAAATAATGCTGCTACCCGTTAGCTGGGCGGCAGCATTTTTGTTTTCCGTTCTGAACATGCATTACCCCGCACTGGCATCCACACCGGAACCTCTCTGCTGTGTTTCCGGTGAGTACCCTGCTTGCTGGCTGGCGGCGGGCGACCTGCAGTGCCGGTTCTCAGCGGCTCTGCGAAATCCGGGCAAAAAGAAAACGAGAACTGCGCCAGTAGCGGAGTCCTCGCAAAAGATAATTCTTTTTGATTACATCGTAAGTATACCTCGAGCCGCACGGATGTGCAAGAGGTCATTTGCGATTCTTTTTGGCGGGTTTCTTGCATCCTAAGCGCATCGCCTTGCAGTAGATGGCAGCGGCTGGGCGGTTCAGGGTTTTCTGCAGAGATTCACTTGCGCCTTCCTCGGGAAAGCGTTCCCGGAGCACCTTCTCCTCATCAGCTGTCCAAGTCGAGCGCTTCTGGTACACAAGGCCCATGATGCTCGTATGGTTCAAGACAGAAGCACGGCTGCGGTTGAGGTCTTTCAAAAGAGCCTCGCTTGCACCTTCCCAAGGATATCTCTCAATGAGAATATCCTCCTCTTCCTCAGTCCACCGGCGTCTATTTTCGTATCGGAGCCCCAATGCGTTAGCCTTCATACTGATGAGATAGGCACTGTGCTGAAACAGTTGCACCAGTTCCTGGCTTGCTCCCTCTTTCGGGTATCGTTCAGCCAGAATCTTCAACTCCTCCTCGGTCCAATAATGCCGAGCGCCTACTATGCCGAGCAGACGAGCCTTTCTGTTAATGGTCGCGGCGCTTCTGCCGAGCAGTTTCTGGAGGTCTTCGCTGGCACCCTCATTCGGATACCGCGCTCTCAGAATCTCGATGTCCTCGTCTGTGAATCTCTTTCGTTTTACATTGTGAAGCCCAATCTGCTGCGCCTTAAAATGAATCGCCTGCTTTGTGCGGTTCAGAATCTTTTCGAGCGCATCGCTCGCGCCCTCGTTCGGATACCGCTGGTTCATAATCGCTAATTCTTCTGCTGTCCAGGGTTTTGCCATGGTTTGACACCTCTTTCGTTCGTTGGCAACAAAAAAAGAGCAGACGCACCACTGGGGTGAATCTGCTCTTCTTCGTCAGAATGTGAATTGTACGGAAGTCGTTTATTATGCTGCTATCTATCGTACAATTATCAGTGTACGCCATTCGCACAGTTTGGCAAGAGGAAACTGTGTTCAAAACGAAACGGCGATGGCTGCGCTGCATCATTTGGTTGTCGTATATCGGTATGCCGATATAGTGCGGGCGTACCCATTTTTTATGAACGTGGGTGAAGAAAACTCTCAGCATTGTGTACGAGCCGTTAGTCTTGTCCATTTTGCGCCCTTGCACATTTTTCCAACGAGTTTCTGCTGAAATCCGCACTTTTTCCAGCGAGTTTTTGGTTGAACCCTATGTTTTTCTGTGGATGAGCCTATTGAGAGAAATTTTCCGCACCACTTTTTTAAAAAATCGCATGTCGTTGACACAACCCAGGCAAGGGCAAACTGTGTTCAGAACGAAAATAGCGAGACCCACGCTTTGTGCGCATCTTGTGTATGGATTGCAACAAGCCGATGCAATCCCAATAATAGCAAACTCCGGGAGCAATACAGCCCCCGGAGCTTATTTGATGTCACCTTTTAAAAAAGATTATTTAGATTGTGCGGCAGACACCTTGAACAAAACCAGCCTGTCGGAACAATGCATCGGAACAATGTCGATTTGGTTTTGATATTGTTCCGCATATCGTTCCGAGCCTATCCCCCACAAACAAAAAAGCCCTGCACACACCAAAGCAGCATGTGCAGGGTCATTCTTTTATCCGAGAGGCCTCTCCAACACTTCAAGGATGTAGGTGAAGAAATAGAACGCGAGGTTTCCGATTTTATCGGAGTCGTGCTCGACATTTGCCATGATACGGCTCAAAGACCCGTTTTTCAGGGACTTCATGGCAGCATAGACGAGCAGATAGATGTTTACATAGGTCATCTGCTCCTTGGGCTTGTAGCCCTCGAACGCTTTCAGCTGGCACTCTCTGGAAATCTTCTGAGCCAGCGAATACCAGCTGCGCAGATAAAACCGTCCTCCCTCTTGGTTCATCTCCTGCTGTACTCGGACCTGATATTTCGGATAGTTGTTGTTGACGACCTCGGCGAACTCCGTATCCTTGAACTTATTCTGGTGGTAGTACAGCCACAGAGTCGAGTTTGCCAAGTCCATGCACGCCGCAGCCAGAAGCTGTGCCTTGTCATCTTCCAGCGGCACAGTATGCGTCACGGACTCCTCTAAAGACTTGCCGTTGAACAAGTCCACATGCTTATAGGAATCCTTGCCGGCCTTTACTGTCGTATCGATGAATTCCTTGAAATCCTCGACCAGTGCGACATACGCCTGATACTGAATGTCCTCGGTAGAATCCTGAGTATCTTCAACGAAATTCTGCTCGTTCATAGTATTTCCTTTCTCTGTTCGGCAATCGTTTTCAGCGGCAATACAGCTTGCCTGTATACTTCATAGTACGCAATTCGCACGAATGGGCAACAATTTTGGCGAAATAAAAAGGCAGGCTCCGGAAAGAACCTGCCTATCGCATTAAAGATTAAAGATGCCCAGCCAGCGCCGAAACTTGATACCGAACAACTCCTGTGCCTGCTCGTAGTTCATGATAAGCTGATTGCCGCCAGAAATCTCTGCTTCAAGGGAGTTCGGCAGTTCGTCTGCAATGTATTTCAGTTCGTACCACGGTCCATCCGGCGGATAGGAGTAAATTAGCCGGTTCTGCTTCTTATCCACCCGGAACTTGCTCGGGTCTGCCTGCCATGCCAGTTCGATTTTCTCAATCGCAACACGACCAATGCTCTCATCACCCATGTAGTCGTTGTAATACAGGATACGCACATAGTCCGGCAAATCGATTCCGCAAGCCTCGAAGATATCTGCAATGACACTGGACGAGGCATGGAAGATATCCGGGAAGTATTCTTTGCCATTCGCATTCTCACGCATCTCAGTCGTCATCTCATCGATGCAAACAAGCATCCGTCGGACATACTCCCCGTAGAACGCGGTGGTCAACTCCGACATACTCTCATTCACTCGCTTCGAGTTCTTGGCACCGCGCTCGTTGTCGATTTTAGCACCGATTCGACAGATGATAGCGCGTTTCGAGAGGTCTTTTGTCAGCGAGGTGATTTTATTCGATGTGATAGATACAGCAGGATAGTTCACGAGCCTGTCTGAGATACCCCATTCATCGTTCTTGATTACCCGTTCTGAATGGTTCTGGAACTGGGTCTTGGCGAGGTCGTCGATGTTCAGCGGCAGTCCCTCACATACTCGTTTGAGGCCATCGATTCTTGTGGCTGTAAAATCCTCCGTTGTGTTCATCTTTACGGTCTCCCCGCACATGAGTTTGACAAGGAACTTGATAAAGGTCGTCTTGCCGCCATTAGAATCACCGTATATAACGCCGTACATCGGGAACAGCTTGGTATCGTAGTTGTTCCTTGATGCGAAATACCGCAGGTACGCCATGAACGGGGTAGCCAGATACCATGTCATATACTTGAAGTAGTCCTTCTTAGCCTGCTCGACATCGCCATAAAAGTAGTCCATGCCTGAGAAGAACGTCTGGATGCTCTTGATGTTCTTTGCCACCTCGCTGAGATTCGGATTGAGGTCGATATTCTCGTCGTTGAAGGTCATGGTCCCGGCATCATAGTCGATATGTAGTTTCGGGAGTTGCTTAACTGCCTCAGCTGCTACACGCCGAACCTCGGTATATCGTTTCGTAAAAACACGCATCGGTTCCGCTGCTACCACAATACGATTTGCCTGTACCGCCATCTTAGGCATAATCGGCTTGACGAGCTCCTGCATTTTCTTGACATCGGCAACTATCTCGTATTCCACCTCGTCCTCAGGTTGCGCCTGTTCCAGAAAGACAAGCTTCTGCTTTTCAATGGATTGGAAGACGGGTACTTCTTTGATGTTCTCTTTCAGATAATCTTTCTGGTTCATTGTGTTCACGACTGCCTTATAGGAGACATTGTCGGAGCAGGTCTCCTTGAATGTCTCGAACAAGACCTTATAATGCGAAAATGCCGCCTCGTCATCAAAGCAAACGATATTCTCTCGCTGAATGCCGCAAAACGCCGATGCCGACATATTCGCACTGCCGGTGATGACTCGGACCCGCTTATGGTCAGCACTCTCCAAGATAAAGATTTTCTCGTGCGATTTCGTGTCCCGCGATACATACAGCTGCAAGGACCCGTCATAGAGCCGGTTTGCGAGGTTCCCTGCCGACTTAGACTTAGCGAGCCGCTGCACGCTGTCGATTTGCACCGACATGATGGCAGCGATGTCGCTGGCGATGATTTTCTCGTAGCCGAACACAACTTCCGCATACGAGAACTTGTTGATGACCTTATTCACGAACTCGATACCGGACGAAAAAGTGATAGCATAGAGTCTGTCGAACCCGTCAAACAACTCTTCCCAATTCGTTTCGACCGTATCAGCATATATCGCCTTCACAACACTCAGCGCCTGCGTGGAGATGCTCGCCTTTGCCTTCGTGGTTTTGTTCGCCACGAGTTTGAAGGGCTTATCCGTCTGCCCATCACTGTCCCCCGTATCTTCACCCGGGTCCAAGAGTTCTTCCGGGCCTTCCTCGGTGTATTCGGGGCTTTCCGACGCCATCATGTCCATGAGCGACATCTGATTTTCCAAGTCGTTTGCTTTTCTCCTTGCCATTTTGTGCCTATCCTTTCTAAACAGATTTGTGTCATTTCTTTTGGCCGGGTATATACGCGAGCAGTTACGTTTTTAGCAACTAATCATTCATGTTTTTTTGCTTTTTCGGTTAAATCTGATTTTAGGTATTCCTAGTTTCATTCTACCACTTTAGCTGTCCCATTGTCCGGACTTCAAACTACTCGGTGCAAGTTTTATCCGCCTCAGCCGGATTTTATTCGTCTTTTCTTGTATCCTCTTCGCGTTTCGGTTTATTTCGTGTTGTTTCGTGAATACCAAAAACAGCCGCCATATTTATTGCAAATATATCCTTGCATCGCTCTTTTTGTTCTCCAATTCCCATTGTATGCAATTCGCACGGCTGTGCAACTGCCCGTAGAATATCAAATTGCCGGAAATCATACCGCAGAATATCAAAGTACTGGCAAAATCGGCTCGCTTCGTCCCCCGAATCGCTATATACACAAAACAAAAAGCCGCCCACCTGAAAAGGTGAACGGCGTATACTTTTATAGAGGATTATGCCTGCGTTGCTTCTGCTCTCTTTCCGTTGTACAAGGCGGCAACCATATCGACCGCCTCATCCATCGAGCGGCACTGGTAGCTGATGACCGTACCGTTTCCGACCAGCATGTTCCCGCTGCGCCAGAATGCCTTCGAATCGGTTGTGTAAATGATGTTGCTCTCAACACGCAGCTCGACGCCGCTGTTCGTCATGACCGTTTGCATATTGTACCTCCCTAGAATCTTCGACCGCCGTACAGCCCCACAACCGTACCCAGCGCTTCTTCTTTTGACTGACAGTTGCAGCTAATGACCTTGCCACTGCATGTCAGCATCCTGCCGCAGAGGTTGTAGGTTTTGCCGTCTGATGCAATGAAGAGATTACCGCAGCAATTCACCGTCACGCCAGATTTTGTATACACTACCATGCTCTCACCGCCTTTACTGGTTTTGTTTGTTTCGTACTGTTGCCCTTTAACCCGCCGTACTTTGCCAAGACGAGGCACAGGGCGTCTCGAATAGTCTCGGCATGCCCATAGACATGCCCATCGTCACCAATGACTTTTGCCCCTTGCAGCCAGTAGGATGTATCGTCCGAGGCAAAGACCGTGTTGCCATTGAGGACCAGCGTTACGCCTGATGCCGTTTCGATTTTTGCTATGCTCATATTCGTTCTGCCGCTTTCCTGTGCCGTTTTTCTTTTCTTGTTCGGTTCAGCCGAAATCAACACTATGCCGCCCGGCGTATAAGCCGTTTCCGTAAGCCTTGTTCACAGCTTTTTCGAGTTCTTCCTGAAACTCCTGTTCTTCTATTTCGTTCTTTCTGAATGCTTCCGCAAACGCCTTGTACAAGTCATAGGTCTCCTTGTCTGGGTTAAATGGTGATGTTCTGTAGTATTCTGTTACGAACCATTTCTTGCCGTCGATGCTTGTCAGATAAAATCTGGTGTTTGGAATTGGAATGCTTCCCATCATGTTAATTACCATCCCCCGCGTGAAAGGCGAACCCACTCCGTTCTCGTGCTGTGCGGAGTATGATGAGCATATACTTCATATTGCAGCTTGCGCTCATACTCTGCTCTTGACACCTGTTCTTCTTTCAGTGCTCTAACCGTGGAAAGGAGCTCATTCTCCCTACCTTTCGCTTCGCCTCTGGCAAATGCTGCTTTTTCGGCTTCTTCGATGCGCTGGTATCTACTCTTTCGTTCCTGCTCAATGCAGAGTAGCCCGTTGGCTACTGCGCCGAGAAACTCCTGTATCTCAGATTCCGGGATGAGTTCCTTTCCGTCCTTGTCTCTAGATACGCTGCAATAGCCATTATCGTCATAACGGATGAAATAAGGAGAGTTTGGAACCTGTTGCGTTTTCATGGCTTTTCCATCCTTTTCTGGAAGACTATCTGCCGGGAGTGTTTCCCGTTGCCCGCTGCTCGCCGCGTGGAGGCTGTCTTTTTGAGCAGCTGCGCGGACAAAACCGCGCTTTTGAGTCACATCTCTGCATTGAACAGATTGCGGAGCTTATAGGTAATATCCTCGCTGTTACCGACGATAGCTGCCGCCTCATTGATTGATGCAAGTTCCGAGAGACTGTCAGCGGCGTAGTTGTAGCTGATGGTATAAATCGGGATATCCATACCGGCAATGATGTTCTTCGTATCGGAGAAGTCATAACCGGTATTGTTGTCACCGTCCGTGAGCACAAAGATGATTGGCGTGCAATTTCCGCCGAGTTCCTGAGATTTTTTATAGATACGGTCCATCGCAACGCAAAGACCGTTATACATAGCTGTATTGCCGTTCGCGTCGAGGGAATTTACAGCACCCTTATACAGAGTTTTTTGGGTCAGAGAAAACTGGTCAATAGACAGGTATTCTCTGACATCCGAATCAAAACCAATAATGCCAATATAGTTGTCGTCATTGATATACTGTATAGTGTTTATCATCGCAGTTTTCAGGGCATTCAGGGGTTCGCCGCGCATTGAGCCGGAGGTATCGACAACGAACTCCGCCACGATAGGAATGCCGGAGTCCTTCTCTTCTTTCCAGACACTCTGAGCCTGTGCGATGGTGTTGCCGTCGTATACTTTGCCGGTATAGGTATAGTCGTCGAGGCCATTGAATCCGTCCTTCGTCGCCTCTGCCTGGTTCTGAGCGCAGAAGGAAACGAAAGCAGCAATCACTTCCTTCTTCTCAGCGGAGACATTCCCGATGGAATACAGAGGGTTATCGTGCCGGACACCGAACGGGATGAACTCGTAGTTGCGCTGCAAGGTCGGGTCATTCTGATAAGACTGATACTCCATCACAACGCCGTCCACGATGCCTTTGTCCGCCGACTGGACCATCTGCTGGGTCGTGAAGGATACGAGAGGGACGTTCGCTTGAAATTTCTGGAAATTCTCAACAGCAGCCGTATCGACAATCGTATCGCTACCGCTGCCCGCAAGGGCCGCAAGCAGGAAGTTGAGACCCGTTGCACTCGTGTAAGGGTTCGAATACCCCATCATGAGTTTGCCATCGATGGTTGCGTTCAGAACGGAAGAAACAGACGCTTCACCGTATTCAGAGCGGAGCATATCCCCTGTCTTCTTTGATACGAGAATACCTGCCACATTGCCGGCCAGACGGTCAGCCTCAACGGTCAACTCTACGCCCTCGTTCTTCACCAGCTCGCCAAAGAGCGTATTTGAGGGGGTATAGCACTCAGGCTGATACTTTCCCGTTGAAATGTACTCAGCCGCCGTTCCGGACGGAATGGAGCGCAGAGATACGCTCATGGTCTTGTCTCCGGAAGTCTTGTTGTGCTGGGTATTGAACTTCTTTGCCATGCTGGTCAGGAAAGAATCGGAACCGGACTCTGCTGCTTTCTCGCCGGAAGAGAAGATTTCAATGTTGACATCACCGTTCCCCTCCACCACAAACGGATAGGCGGAGTCAATATCCGGCAACTCATCTTTCGCGTCTAAGAACTCCGATACATCGAGCTGTTGCGGGTTTACAGATACTTCCTGTACCCCGATGCGTTTCATCTTCCCGCTCAAATCCGCATACGCCTGCTCCGTTGTCATCGTATTGGTGCTGATATTCGAGTCCCGCATCACCGTCTGGGAAAACACCGCCAATACCACGCCGACGACCGCTAAGGTCGCTACTATCGGAAACACACCTTTTCTTGCCATGGTCAATTACCTCCATTTAGAGTGTCGTATCGTTTCAAAGCCTCGCGGCTGATTTCCTCGTCCTGTTCAAGGTCTTGATTCGTCTTAGTGATGACATCATCAAGTCTTGACATCGCCAAGACCACATCGGTATCCCACGGATTCTGTGCTGAGCGCTGATTGAGTGCAAAGGCAAGAGAATCTAAGCGCAGGATAAGACGCTCATTATCATGGACCACATTGTTTATCGTCTTGATAATACCGGCGTATATCTCCTGCTTCTTTTTGGCGGTATCGGTATCTCCGAACGAGATAATGCCTTGCTGGAAAGCTTTGTATTCTGTCTCATCGAACATGGATGCCGAGCGAATAGCGTCATCCAGCCGGTCATAGAATATCCGTTCTGCCGATGCCAACAGCGTCAGGCACTTTGCCTGTTCCCCGGATGTCTTGCTGTCCTGCGTCATGCTGTAGGCTACCGCCATCTTTTGTCCGAATCGCTTGACCTGATACAGCATCTGGTCGGCTTGGTCCGAGAACACGGCTTTCGTTTTTACGGTCGCGTTAATTTTTTCAGCATAAACTTCTTCTTTGTTCACGGGCTTTTCCTGCGCAGGCTTTTCCGATTCCCGCCGCTTCTCCCTGTACCGGAACGCAAAGTACCCGCACAGGAGAAGGAACAGGACCGGTGCCGCGTATTTCGCCAGAAGCACAAAGAACAGCGAAGCGCCGTGCATATACTCAATCGCGTAGTAGGTATGAATATACGCCTCGACCATATACACGGCAGCTGCTGCTATGATAAGTACGCATATACAAAACATCTCTGCCCCTCACCCTTTCTTTCTCATGCAATCCTCGCACACGGTTCGGAAACAATCTGCGGACGGTCTCTCGTGTTTCGGAAGCGGCTTTACCGCCTGTATATGCAGTTTCGCGCCCTGTTCCGGTGTCCTACCGCAGACAACGCACCGGAACCTGTCACGCTGCAAAACCTCATACTTGATTTGCGAGGATGCCTGCCTCCGCTCGTTTTCTCGCTGCTGGCGTTCCCGCTCGTGCTCCTTAGCGAGTCTTACGAATTCCTTAGCTTCTGCCATCGAATAGGTCTTAGACTCCTCCATCGGCTTGCTTTTATGCGGCGTGTACTGCTTCACCGCAATGAAGGTCGTCTCGGTCACGGGAGTGCCGAACACCGCTGCATTGACCAGTTTCTTCTCATAGTGCTTATACAGCCAGAAAGGGATTCTTCTCCCGCAATCATCGTCCTTCTCGGTCCAGTTGGGGATGCTTTTGAGTTCTTCCTTATATGCCGCAAACTGAATCACATTCGACTGTGCCCATCCGAAAACCTCTTCAAACTGGGGAATCTTTTTCCGGACTGTGCCCATGAACAGCTTATCGAGGGAAGCACCCCTATACTCTTCAAGCGATTCGAGTGGGTATTCGAGACGAATTTCCTCGTCCACATCATAGAACTCATATCCCTGATTGACTTCCTCAACGCCCGCCAGAATCTCGCTGGTATTGCGCACATCCTTCTTGGCGGCAGAGACGACGAGCAGCCATATGCCGGCCAAAATAACCAATGCAACGACAATCGCCACGGCAATCGTCACCGGCGACATTACTGCTATCTGGTCCTCTACCCAAAATGAAAACTCTTCCGGCATATCAATCAGCCAGTCTATGAAATGCATCGGTTTACCGTACATTTGTGATTCCTCCAAAATTCCAGAACTGTCTGGAAAAGGTTATTGAAGATTTTTCGTGGTTTTACTACTTTTAATGCACACTACACAAACAATATGCCAGAATTTTTTGCAACAAATTTGCATTTTCCGGCGGCTATTGAGTTTGCGTTAGTGTCTTTGTATGTTGTTGCTTCCCCATCTTTTGAACCCGCTATTCCTTGCATTACATGAACTTGCTTTCCGATAAGAAATATGCTTCCCGGATAGTTGCGGTTCATGTTTCTGTATGTTGGGTGGTGCTCTTTTACTTTAAGCTTGCAAACATCATTAGGTTGGCGTTGACGGAACTCTTCCAAACTGTCAGTCGTCTGCTCAGCAGCTTTATGCCGATTTGTAGCAACTGACTTGCCATTGAGCGTGTACACGCGGCTCATATTTTCTTTGTGCAGTGCTCTTCTATCGTGACGACGAAATTGTTTAAGTTCATACGGCACACGGCTATTGATGGTTCTATCACAAGTATCGTTAGGTAAAACAGAACAAGCAATACAATAAGCATCGAGCCAATGGTCTTTGCTTACACCGTGCGCTATACGATAGTCGTGGGTACTTTTACCATTGGTCGCAAAGAAATGCTTCGGGAAAAGAGAACTCAACTCTTTCGTCAGTGCAGGAATGATTTGATTCAATACACTCAAAGCACCATATTTTTTATTGAGACCGGTTTTCTTTTTGGCAAGCTTCTTTTGCCATGCGGTATCCTTATGCACAAAGTCGTGGTGTTTTGTGCATAAGCCAACAATGTTGCCAATAGTATTGCTGCCATTTTCGGATTGCGGAACTACATGATGGTAATGGGCGATGGACTTCTTGCAAAACAAGCAATGATGTTCTTGCATTTCAGAGACAGCTTCTTCGAGGCTCGCTTTTTGATAGAGCGGACCTTGCTGATATTGCCATTTCTGAATATTGGGGTTATCCAGTCGCATAAATGCAAATTTGTTGATTTCGAGCACAACATCGCTGATAGGAAGAAATTTCCGAATCTTCTTTACCAAGTTGATGTGTGTTTTCAGCAACTGATTTGCGGTAGGCGTAAGCCAGCCTTCTGGTCTTGTGCGATTACTGAACTTTGCTTCTTTGTTCTTGATGCCGATGCAAAGTACATCTTTCTCACAACCCAGAAGGTGGCGCTTGATGACACCAATCTCTTTTGCACGTTTGCTGGCACTGCCATTTTGAGCAGTGGTTTGCTTCACGCACTTTTTAGAAATGGTGCCATTTGCCTTCGCCCTCCGTTGACGGCGGCAGCGTCTGCCGTTGGTGCGTCTTGCACGGCGGGCTTTTTTGCGACCTTGCATCAGTTTCGGAATTTCCTCATTTCGGGTTTCCAAATGTGCAGTAAAGACTGCCGTACTGTCCGCTTTAACAACAGCAACACCGATGTTGGTTCTGCCGGGGTCGATGCCTAAGTAAAGCGGCTGCACTACATCATCGGTTTCATACAACAGTTGAATGGTAAACGGTTTCGTTCTTACGACTCGCGCCTTTTGCTCTTTAAGCAGGTGGCGTACATGACCGCCGCGAGTCGTAGGCATCAAAGGTTTACCGTCTTTATTAAGCACATATACAGTGGACATATACGCCACCTCCTTTACGATAAGTCTCCCCTGCCGAAGCAGAGGGTTGTGTTTCCCTTGGCTAGATGACGCCTTCGCATAGTTGTAAGCTGGGAAAACCGTACAAGTGCAGCTCGTCATCTTGATGTACAAAAGTACATCTGCCTGTGGCATTGAAGGAACTTAGTGGAATGGGGTCATTCCACCATAAATTCTTTAATACCCCTGATAATTTCTGTGCGGACAACACCGCTATGACTGCCCTTGATTTTCATTATCTGCAATTCGCACGAATCGGCAACTTTTTCGCGTAAAAACAAAAAAGCAGCCATCCGTGATGGATGACTGCAAAAAATATCAGTGAATTTCGGAAAAATGTTGCAAACGACCTTGCAAAACCTTGGAAAAATGTTGCAGTGCTTAGAAATGTGCCTGGTCAATGTTGTTTTTCGTTAGAGTACGGAGATGACAGAAGAACGCTCGTGTCGAGCACATAAAATTTTTCTGAGATTCGCACCTATCGTTTCAGGTGTTTTCTCGGATGGCATCGAGGATGTCCTTCTTTGTGCCGCGCACCGAACAGCCATTATCCTCAAAGGCCGCAAACAGCGTTTGCACGAATTTCTCGTTCTCATCTTTCGAGATATCTGGCATCCAGAAAGAGTAGTCATCATCGCCATATCTGAAGACGATGCCTTCAATTTTCGGGTTCTTGCTCATAGTGTCTCCTTTCTTTCCGTTCTGAGCATTCATTTAGCATACACGCTCGCAGCCAGCACCCCAACAGCGATAATACCGGTCACGAACAAAAGCATGCAGACGAACATAACGCCGAAAGAAAGCGTGAGGTATGAGATTTGTTCGACCATGCTCAGCAGATGAATTTTGTCCGTTAATTTGTCAATTTCATCTACATCCGCCAACTGCTTTTGACGCTCTCCCTCCATGACCAATGCCTCATAAGCACCGCCGAAACTGAATTCATCGTCCGACAGCGGCTTGCTTTTGGTCTGCATCATGAGGTCAATCAGTTTTTCTTCGAGTTCCGCTTCCTTTGCGCATTTTTCCGCATCTTTCTCATCCAGCATCTTGCCCGACACCTTGTAGCAAATGAACGATGCAATGCAAAGCAGCGCTGCAATGACAAGCGAAAAAATGAAAATCATGATTCTACCTCGAGAGGAAGCTGCTCAAACGGCAGCGTCAAGTAGTCATACAGTGATTCGGCGGTAGGCATGTCATAGCGCATCCGGCGACCATCTTCGAGGTCGAACCAGATGCATTTGCGGACATCCTCATACAGCCACCAGTCAATGGTGTCCGCCTTGTCGTCCAGTTCTTCTTTGAGGATGCGGAGCAATGCCGCCAGATACAGATTGTCAGCATCGAACACTACTGCCGAGTCGCAGATTTTGCCGAGCGCATGGTCAAATTCCGAAATTTTCCGGTCTTGCTCGTCAACTACCCCCACCTGAAGGAGGGGGCTTGTAGTCCCGCAGGACTCCAATTTTTTCGCCACTCGACGGATTGTTAGGCACGGTTACCGTCCGTGCGACCGAGTACAATGGGCGTTCACCGCTGTTGCATGGCGGCATAGCTGGGGTGATAATTGGATTATGCGGGATATAGTCCCAATAATCCCAAATTGCGAATGTTTATGGCAGCGTTGTGGTCGCGGTTATGTGTTGTACCGCAACTGCTGCATGTCCAGCTTCTGTCTGCCAGCGTGAGGTCATCTTTTACAAGACCACAAACGCTGCAGGTTTTGCTGGACGGATACCACTTATCGATTTTGGCAAAGGTCTTTCCTTGCGATGTAAGCTTATACTCAAGCATTGTGCGGAACATACCGAAGCCGTTATCATTTGTGGATTTACCAAGCTTCAGAGAACCAGCCAAGCCGCGCAGGTTGATGTCTTCCACGAATACGGCATCATACCGCTTGGCTATCGCGGCACTTACCGTATGGCAGAAATTCTTGCGCTGATTGGTTATATGTTCATGCAGAAGCTGAACTTTATGTAGTTGTTCGTTATAGTTTTTAGAGCCTACTTTCATACGAGACAGTTTGCGCTGCTCTTTTGCAATTTTCTCTTCACTCTGACGATAGAATCGCGGATAATTGGCAACTTCGCCGTTGCTGTCAACGTAAAAGTCATGAGAAGAATAATCCAAGCCAAGAGATTTCTCTTTAGTAGGAACAACAGACTGAATATCTTTCTCGAATTCATACAACAGCGAAATGAAATATTTACCGCTGCGAGTACAGCTGACAGTAGCACCTTTCAGTATCCAGTCAGCACCCGGTTGGCGGTGCTTCTTGATTTTCACCCACCCGATTTTGGGCAGTTTTATCGCTTCATAACCAAGCGCAAGGGTATGTACGACACTACCGTCTTTTGTTTTGTACGAATGAATGTTCGTTGTATAAGACATCTTGCTCTTGCGCTTACTTTTAAGTCTGGGAGCACCAACGGTTTTAGGACTTTCCAAATGGTGGTCATTGGCATCTTGCAAATCAAGCTGTGTGTTGCACAAAGCACCGCTATCTACTTCTTTAAGAAACGGAAACTCCTTTTTGTACTTAGCGGGCGTGGGAACAAAAAACGTTCCTGCTTCGTTAAGAAACTGCTGTGCGTCCATAAGCATACGGTTCCACACAAAGCGAACACAACCAAAGGTCTTGGCAAGCAACACTGCTTGCGCTTCCGTGGGGTATGCTCTATATTGTATTGCGCGATTTAGCTTTACAACAGCCATTGCTTGTCACCACCTTATGCCTTAATTTTATGCGGCTCGCACGTTTGTGCAACCTGAAATGTGTGGCAATTCCTCCCCCACATGAATGAGGGGGAATCCTTGCCACGTCTTCTTGAATGTCAGCAATCGTCTTGCAAAAAAGTTCTTTAGAAATCATTGTTTCCCCCTCCCATACAAAAAAGAGCCCCACCAATGACTGGTGAGGCTTTGCATATCAGTAGCGGTAATATCTCGGCACGATTTTGCCCTTGTCGTCATCCATAATCATGGCTGCAAAGGTCTCCATCTCTGCCGGGGTGAACTCGGCGGTATAGTCGAGCGTGGTGTCGAGTTCTTTGGCGACATCCGACATTGCCTGCAGGAACGCAGCAAACGCCGGGACTTCCTTGTCGGTCAGCGTCACGCCGGTGCAGATGGACAGGTAATCCTCCCCCACATCCGCAACATCGTCCTCTTCCCGACCAAAGACGCCATGCACGGACTCGATAGCGGCAAGCATCTTATCTACCTGTGCGGCATTGAACGGCGTATCGGGTTCGAGCGACATCTCGAAGGTGTAACAGAACCATTTATGGATGTCCTTGACCGCCGATTCCGGCACATAGTCGGGGTTGTCGCAGAGTTCCTTGCCATCAAAGGACAGCATAACAACATTGCTCTCCACATCGTAGTATTCGAGGCCCTTGTACCGAACCGCCTCGCAGCCGTATTCCTGCAGCACCTCACTCCAGAAATTGTACCCGTAGAAGTTCTCGGTGCTGAAAAAGTGAATCATCTCATAGGACAGGAACACCTCAACATCCACATCCGTCACCAGCCGGTCAAGGATTGCGGACATTTCCGGCGTGTGCTGCCAGTCGGTGTCAAGGCCTTTCAGGCCCACGCCGCCGGTCTTGTCCTGAACAAACAATACCGTCTTGCCATCGACCTTGATGCTCAGCTTATGCATCGACAAGGATTCGATGCTGGCGGAATTGATGAATTGAAGCAGGTAATGTGCGAGGCAGCTGCGGATATCATCCGCGTTGCTGTCCCCTTTGCGAATCGTGATGCGCTCAATGGCGACCAACTCAGTGCTCATGGTGTTCTCCTTTTTCTGTGGGCGGCAAGACCTATCCTGCACAGCCAATGTTATAAACTTATTTGATTTCAGGTGATATTATATTGCTTGCAAATAGCTGACTGCCAGTTTGACAAGAACATACACGCCCGCGAGGTTTTCTGCGATTTTGCAGAGGTATGTCATGATGCTGAACTTTGTCAGCCCTCTCCGCTTGAGCCCGAACATTGCCACGATGGACGCAGTAAGAAGGAACGCGATGGACATCATAGCCTGAACGCCGACCAGTATAAAGACATTAAGGCTGAACTGCACCATGTACTGTGCCTGCACATTTTCGATGCCTTGAAGATGTAAGGCGAGTTCCTCGAAAACAAACGCAAATCCAGTACAAATTGCGATTGCGAGAAGTGTCTGATTCAACACATCGTCGATGACCGAAGACGGCTTTCCGCTCTCAAATTGGCGGATAGCCGCCATTGTCTTCTTCCCGAACTTATAATCGTACACGGCGTTTCCCGCAAACAGCGCAGCCGACGACAGCATCAGTCCCGCCGTACAGATATTGACTATATCCATGCTGTCACCCCGTAGATTCATCAGAACGAGAACTTACACTCACGGCGTTCGCGGCCGTTCCCGCCCCAGTAGTGACGCCAGCGCGGTGCTTTCCCGTCTCCCTCATTCTTGTACTTCTTTGCCACATGGTCTCCTACCGTAAAGACCTTGACATTGACCCTCTGTGCCTTGCCCTTGAACATAAACGGCTGACGGTCCTCTTTCTTGATAGGATAGAGGTGTACATCAGAGCCCTTGCTCGCGAGGTAGTAGGCGCAGAGCATCGCAAGGCGGACATACGGCGTGCCCTCGTTGTAGACGGGAGGAATCTCCTCCATCGTATCGGGGACCGCCACATCGGTGGTAGAGCGCTGATTCGCAGCTTTCTCAATATACTGTTTCGTGCTTCGAGTCGCTTCCGTCAGCGTCTGCCCCTCCTTAATCCAGGCGGGCAGAGACAGGAACGCATAGTTCTCCTTCTCATTCGCAACGCTACCGACCAACACGATGCCGATAAAGGTATCCTTGGTCTTGGGCTCGAACTCGATATGCACGAACATGCCGCAGTAATCCTTGCTGTCATACAGCGGCAGATAGAAGTCCTTGAATGCGAGGCGTTCGAGAATCTCGTGGTGGATGACGATATCGTCCGTATCCATCAGCAGTTCCTGAAAATCCTTGTCGAAGTCATAGACGACCTTCTCCCGCGCCCAGTTCCCGATAGTGTAGATGGGGAAAACCTGTCCCGCCAACTCCTTATCAAGGCCAGGCTGACGCATCTTCTGTGCGACACGGACACACTGCATCATGGCTTCTTTCGTGTACTCGTCAAGAGTCTTGCCTGCCGGGTCCTGAAAGTCGAAACCGATACGGTTCGAGCGGGTAACGGCGTTTGCAACCAATGCGATTCTCAGCTGCTCGTTAGTCATAGTATTTCCTCCGTAATTTATGATATATTGATTTTCTATTTGAAAGCTGTTCGCCAGCAAAAGCTGTTGCCCACTGTCCGCCCCGTGGAGGCCGCTTTGAAAAGACAGTTAGCGGATTTCTCCGCCGTTACGCCTTGATGTGCAGGCGTTCATTGATTTCTCGTTCAGTCTTACCCTTAGTGAGGAAGACAGGTTTTACCTTGAATTCCTTGTCCTTTACAATGCGCTCTAGGCATTCCCAGCTCTCACTGTCCGACAACTCGAAACCATACGGGTCGATGTTCAGGAACAGCCAGATTGGTTCTGCTTGCGGTTCGCAGCACATCATCCATACTTTCAGAATTTTCGTAATAGCGGCAATGCCCTTCTTCCAAGAAACCGCCATCACGCGGCTAACATCAAAGACCAGAAGCCGGGGTTCCTGCGCATTCTCGACATCGACCTTAACGGTATGTGCAAGGACAAAGCCTTCCGGAGTGGACTTATATTGCTTGACTGCCATCGGCACTTGTCCGGGGATGAGCCTGTCGTGGTCTAAGACAAGCGCTGCATAGCTGCCGGTAACATCGAACAGGATGATTGCATCGGTACTTTTCTTCAGAATCCTGGCAAGCTGCTTCTTGCACCACGATGCGTTGATGACCTCGCTTTTGCCTGTCACCAGCGTATACCAGGCGTTAGTTTTGATTATCGGTTGCATATTCTCCTCGCGCTTAGTGGCTTTATTCCATGATATATTTTTCGCAGTATTCAACCCATAGTGTGCTCCTCCGATTTCAGTGCCGTTTCCGTTCTGAACGCTATTATCCGGGGTGTAGTCCCCCACAACCCGCCGCACGTCATATGGGGATGGTCGTCCCTATCGCAGCGAGGCTTGCGAAATAACCAAAAGAAAAACCGTGACCACGAACACGCAGCCACGGTAAAAAACTGCCAGCCAAAGGCGGTGACCGGCAGGATAGGATGTACAAGCGGGCAGACACGATGGCATATGCAAAAAATCGCACTTAGAAAGGAAGGTTTTCTGTTCGGCGGGAAAGAGAAAGAGGTTCGAGAACCCGCCAGACCCATTTCCGCTTGTACAATTCTTATTCTATGCAATTCGCACAAACACGCAAGCATAAAAAGCAAAAAGAAATCCCCTCGCACCGAATGACCGGTACAAGGGGTTCTCACTTTGATAGAAAGAAGGAAGCTGCATCTCTGCAGCGCAGCACATCTAAGTGCCGCAACCGTCATTGACGGGTCGAAGGTTTTGGTGTTTACTCCGCACCGGCTTACAAGGTCATCATCGATGACACCGTCGAGTCTATACCTCCTACCTTCTATAATGTATTATACCACAAATCGCACTTTTTGCAAGTTTTTTCTCAAAATTAGGCTCACTTTGTATGCAGCTACGCCTCAGCAGCTACGCTTTGACTTTCCCCGCTCCCCTGAGTTCCAGCAGCTACGCAATTTTCGGAGGAGATGCAGTTTTTGTCCATATTTTCTGTAACTCAATTCCCAAAAGTGTCCGTATTTCCAACTTTTTGGGAATGAGATGGACCAAATCCCTCAACTCATTTGCAGTTTGCCCTTTGCCTTTCCTGTATGGAAAAAGCACCCGCAATGTGGTATAATTGAGGCAAAGAAATTCGTCCAGAGCGGAGATACACACGTCAATAACCCACGACTAAAGTCGCGGGCTTGCTCCGGCAAGTCCGTGCTTTAGAAGTGTCCGCAAGGATATGTTGACTACCCTTTGCACATTAAGTTGTGCCCCGTTATAAGCGAATAGACAGTTACCGCATGGTGTAAATCCTAGCTGTGCGCTCTAAGACAACAACACATCACGTAAAGCTGAGGCAAAGCCGACAGGTGTGGCTGTACCAAGCCGTTTATAACCTTGGGGAAGGATTTTTACCCTCTTCGGAGGAGAGAACAGCTTTTTATTGGCTGCTAATTTATCGAAAGGAGCATGGTATCATGCAATATGTGTATGTACTTAACAAGCACGGCGAGCCCTTGATGCCGTGCTCACCCGGAAAGGCTCGTCTGCTGTTAAAGCAGCAAAAAGCATGCGTTGTAAAGCGCACACCGTTTACTATTAAGCTCTTGTACGGCAGTGCAGGATACAAACAGCCCATCACTCTTGGTGTTGATGCTGGCAGCAAGCATGTCGGCTTGTCTGCATCTACAGAAAAGCGCGAACTCTACCGCGAAGAGTTTACTCCTCGCAACGATGTGGTAGATTTGCTTTCCACGCGCAGACAGAACCGTCGTTCAAGGCGCAATCGCAAGACTCGTTACCGTGCGCCAAGATTTGATAACCGCGTTCACAGCAAGCATAAAGGGTGGCTCGCTCCTTCAGTAGAAGTAAAGATTCAAGAGCATATTACTGTTATTAAGCGTATCTGCCGAATTTTGCCTGTCACTCTTGTAAGAGTGGAAACCGCAGAATTTGACACACAACGCCTGAAAGCAATGCTTAAAGGAAAGTCTCTGCCTGTAGGGACAGACTATCAGCTTGGCGAGATGTACGACGAATACAACGTTCGCCAGTACGTTCTGAAACGTGACAACTATACATGCCAATGCTGCGGTGCCCACCCGACAGAAAAGAAGCCAGTTCGGCTGCACGTTCATCATCTGGAGAGCCGTCATGTTGGAGGCAATGCTCCTAACAACCTGATTACCTTATGTGTGGCATGCCATAAGGCACTCCACGAGGGAAAAATCACATTGGACAAAGGCAAAAAGCGCGGCAAGCCGCTGCGCGACGCCGCCTTCATGGGCATCATGCGCTACACGCTGCTCGCACGACTGAAGGATGAACTGAACATTCCTGTCAAACAGACCTACGGGTACATCACCAAGCTGTTGCGGGAGAAGAACAAAATTCCCAAAAGCCATGTGAACGATGCCCGCTGTATTGCCAAGGCTCCAAATGCAAAACCGTGCGACACGATGCTCTATACGCGGGCATTGCGTCATCACAACCGGCAAATTCATAAGGCGAAAATCCTCAATGGCGGCATCCGCAAGAAGAATCAGGCTCCGTACCTGGTGAAAGGTTTCCGCCTTTGGGACAAGGTCCGATACAACGGCGAGGAATGTTTCATTACCGGCAGACGCTCAAGTGGGTATTTTGCCCTCAAAAAATACGATGGAACTGTTATCTCGAATAGCGCAAGCTACAAAAAACTAATGTTGCTGGAAGCAGCGACAAATTATATCACGGAAAGGAGCTAAGGGCGCATTCCTCCCACGACTAAAGTCGCGGGTTTCCTGCGCCAAACTCATGACTATCGGAGACATTCTCGTTAATACCAACCGGGCAAACCTCAATAATCTGCTACCGTTATCGGAAGTGAAAACCAAAAAGGATTTCGCCAAATTCAAGAAGAAGGGCTATACCGTCGGCATGACTGCCGGGGAATTTCAGGAGAAATACCCGCTTCTTCCCATTGAGAACATTTATGCCTCCTACAACATCCTGTCCTCGCTCTATTATTGCGAGCCTCAAAATCCTACCATCCCGATTGTCTTGAATCTTCAGATTTACGGCGACAAGCGCCTATCTGTTGCAAACGAATCGGATGAAGCATTTCAAAATCGGATTCTCTCGATAGCAAAAGCAATTTCTGAGGGGAATGTCAAGCGGATTCGGTCGTATCTCTTTTCTCTCGAAGACAGTTTCAGAGTTTCGGTGCTCTCGCAGTATATCAAGAACGCAGAGCCCTCAACGGAACTGTACGACCTCTTTATGGATTATTACAAATTGACCGATTATGGGTTCAAGAATCTAAACGAAGCCGATATACGCAAAGTCCTGTCCGGTAAATCTGAGGAGCAGAAGAAGAAAACTGCTGAAAAGCTTCGGAAGTTCCCGGATACAATTACCGTTTATCGCGGAGAGGGCAGCAAATCAACGCCGTATACGCAGTCTTTCTCGTGGACGGTCAGCTACAAAGCAGCTTGTTTCTTTGCCTGCAGGTTGCCGAGCGCTGAAGACAGCACTATCGTATCGGCAGAGGTATCGAAGGATGATATCATTGAGTTCTTCCCCGAAAGAAATGAGGCGGAAGTTGTCATTTTGCCGTCTGCCGTGAAATCTGTAAAAGTCGATACTCTGTATGGCTTAGAATCTGTCGAAGAAGAAATTCTCGAAATCATGCCCCTGTACCAGGCCGGCCGCGAAGAGATTCGGCATCTGTATGCAGTTCATGGCAAACTCGATGCAAATGGGTCTGGGCACGATGCCCAGCACACGCTGCGTGTGCTGTTCAACGCGCTTCTTCTCCTTGAGATGGATGGCATTATGCTTTCCGAAGAGGAAACGCAGATGCTGATGGATGCCGTCATCTACCACGACATCGGTCGTACAAACGATGGTGTTGACGACAGCCACGGCAAGGCATCCCGTGACATTTATGCCGCTGACCACATGACCGAGAATCCCGGCACTGGATTTCTCATCGAATACCATTGCCTCGATGATGCTGTCGCTCGCAGAGATTTAGAGGCTCTTTCTCTGCCGGACGCTGACCGCATCTGGCTGCTGTATACGATTCTCAAAGATGCCGATGCGCTTGACCGAGTCCGGTTCGGACTCAGACACCTTAATCCTAAATACCTGCGCAACGATACCGCGCATAAAATTCTGCCCGTAGCACAACTTTGCTTGGAGCATCTGACCTTCTAAGCAGCATACAGGAATCTGAGAAATAATTCGATAGTCTGAGACAGCAAGAGGAGCGTCCGCCAAAGCAGACGCTCCTCTTTGTGTTTCTTGTGCTTTTTGTAAGCTTGCAGCTTACTTGCCGCTGCCGTTCAGGCGCGGGATGGTCTCAGTCTTCGTTTCATTGCAAACCTTGCAAGTATAGGTCTTGACGCCTTCTTTTTCAGCCGTTGGTTCAGTAGTTACGACACCGCTATCCCAAGTATGGTTGTTGGTTTTTGGTGTGGTATTGATAATGCTGCTCACATCACCGCAGACGGGGCAGTAGATTTCGGTGCGACCCTCTTCCTTGCAGGTAGGCTCAATGACACGCATCTCGGCATGGTGACCGGTGGAGTGTACAATGTTGTCCTTGTAGGAGAGGCTGTCATCCTGATTGCACTTGTGCATCGTGTAGCCGTCCTCTGTGCAAGTCGGCGGGACAACGGTAACGGTGAAGGTGTACTTGGTGGGCAGGACCTTTTCGGTCGTAGTAGCGTCACAGTTCTTGCAATGCAGGGTCTTGACGCCATACTCATCATAGGTAGGCGGGGTAGTGATGACGCCTTCATCCCAGATGTGACCTGTACCGCCGTAGTCGTAGGTCATGGTATGAGAAGCGTCACGCTTGCAGTGCATCCGCATAGTGCCCTGTTCGGTGCAGGTAGCCTTTTTCAGACACTCGGTGTGCTCGGTGTCCCAGTCATGGTAGCCGATAGCAGGAACAGGCTTCAACACTCTTTCATTACATCCCTCATAGCTGCAGTACATCCAACGCTTGCCTTCAGTCTCGCAATAGGGTCCTTCGACGATTTCGCCAAGGCGCGTATAATCGTGGTTATGCACCTTAGCAATATCTTCGGTCTTTGTTGCTTGGCAAGCCTTGCAGGTGAAGGTCTTGATGCCGGTCTCAGTAGCGGTCGGTTCCTTCTTTACAACGCCTTCATCCCACTGATGCTCGCCGGTAGCAGGAAGGTCACTCACATGCTGCTTATCGTTGCAGCGCTCACAGACATTGTCTACGCTGCCAGAAGCGCCACAGGTAGCGGGAGTAGTGACTTCCTTGTACTGATGGCCCAGCGCAGGGACAATGTTGTCCTTGAAGGACTTGGTAGCATCTTCCACGCACTCGTGCATGGTATAGCCGTCCTCAGTGCAGGTAGGAGCGACCACGGTCTCGTTGTAGGTGTAACCCAGAGCCGGAATGCTCTCTGTGTAAGTATCACCGCATTTACGGCAGGTGAAGGTCTTGACACCGTTCTCGGTGTAGGTGGGCTCGGTGGTCACAACGCCGTCATCGTAATCGTGACCGGTTGCGGGGATAACCTCGGTGTAGGTATGGCTCTTGTCGTTCTGGCAGGTGAAGGTCTTAACGCCATCCTCGGTGCAGGTAGCAGCCTTGGTGACAGTACCATCATCCCACTTATGACCTAGAGCCGGGATTTCCTCAGTCTTAGTCTCTGTGCAAGCGGCATTCTGGCACTTATAGGTCTTTACACCGACAGCTTCGCAGGTAGCAGGCGTTGTTACAGTGCCTTCATCCCACTTATGACCCAGAGCCGGGATTTCCTCGGTCTTAGTCTCTGCGCAGCCATTACGAGTGCAGGTATAGGTCTTAACACCAGCTGTCGTACAGGTCGCTGCCGTTGTGACTGTACCGGTATCCCAGGCATGCCCCAGTGCATTCGTATAATCGCGTTTTTCGGTCAGAGCGGAATCCTGGTCGCAGATGTAGATGGTATAGCCCTTCTCTGTGCAGGTAGGCGCTACCGTATTACCATTATGCCATGTCTTCTCGACTACCGGGATATCTTCCGTGTATGTAGCACCGCAGGAAGTGCAGGTAAAGGTCTTAACACCCTTTTCGTAGATGGTAGCAGACTTTGTGACCTTACCGGCATCGTAGGCGTGCGGCAGCTTTGCCTTGTAATCGCCCTTGTAGGTCAGGCCGGGGACTTCATTGCACTCGTAGATGGTATAACCCTCAGCGGTGCAGGTCGGAGCAACAACGCTCTTGATATGATAGGTCTTGTTGAGAGACGGGATTTCCTCTGTGCGTGTCTCATCGCATTCCTTGCACTTGAAGGTCTTGATACCGGTCTCGGTATAAGTAGCAGCCTTCGTGACTGTACCGCCATCCCAGCTGTGTCCCTTTGCCGGAACAAAGCGGTCATTGTAGTTCATGCCGCCCCATTCATGGCAGATATGCTCATCGTAGCCCTGCGTGGTGCAGGTCGCCTCATGACGGCGAACCGTGAAGGTGTATTTTACCTGAGGCTTTGCGGTAGGAGCCGGAGTAGCTGCAGGAGCAGGTGCCGGTGTTTTTGTCGCTGCCGGTTTTGTCGTCCCGCCGGAAGTCGAAGTGCCGGTACTCGGCTTCTCCGTCTTAGTCGGCTCGCTGGTGGTGTTGTCCTTCTTATCAGTGTTCTCAGCGGGCGTGGCGGTCGGTGCTGGCGTAGCTGTCGGTGCAGGCGTGGCAGTTACTTCCGGTGTTTCCGGAACCGCAGCCTGACTTTGGCTCGTGGTCACATCCGAACTCGTCATATCGTTGGTGTTTTTTCTTTTCTTGCAGCCGGTCAAAGAAACCGCAACCGTAGCAGCTAAGGCCACAGCAACGATTCTTTTCGCTGTACTTACTCTCCTTTTCATGATAAACCTCCTTCCCTTTTGGGGATAGTTTCTTAACTATATTATACCAAAGAAAATATCGCGTTTACATTGATTTTTATAGATTTTACAACTTCCCCATCAAGTTTTACTGTTTGCATAATTAGCACACCACGAAACTGTGCATAGTGTCCAGTACATATGGCTAACTCCTTCCCTTCGACACAAACTGTTGATTTTCGCCATTTACTAAAAACTTCCGTTATGTTGCATATTGACTCTTTTCATGGAAAGGAGTACGCTATTCTGAATCGAAGGAATGGATTGTCATGGAAGTCAGTATATTGCTCATGCAGCAGATAGCCCAGCTGTTTATCGTTCTTCTGATGGGCTATGTAGTCGTTAAAGCAGGGCTGTTGAAAGCCTCAGACGGCAGAGCAATTCTTATGACAGTGTTCCTGTCTGCCATAACGCCATCCTGTGCAACAGTCACATCCAAGGCGCAGCTGTACAACAGGGATGCGGCGCATTCGAGTGCCCTGTATGTACTCAGCACATTGCTCTCCATCATCACGATGCCTATTATGATTGGCCTGTTTGAGATGTTGGCTTGATAGGTTTCTATAGCAACAAGAAAAGCGCCCACTTTTTAGCGGGCGCTCTTTTTGTACCTGTTAGGTTTTTGCTGAGATGGGAAACTTTATTTACTTTTTTGCCGAAAATTTCCAAAAAGAAATCTTAGTCAATGCCAAGTACCATTTTCAGGTTACCGTTAAAGGAATCCGCAATGCTGTGTACGGCACGATACTGACCCGTATACCTCATGCATTGCTCATGTGTCAGTATAGGCTTCTCATACTCGATACGGTCGATACGGATGTCTACGGTCCGTTTATTGTTGCAGTAGTCGTCGGGGCTATCTGTCAGGATATAGGGCCCGTAGATAACAGTGCCATAGGCATAAATGCCGCTCTCATGCGCCGGGTCCTGCTTGCCAACATGCAACATCACGATATCTCCAAGCTGCATGTCACGGGTAGCAAGGAACGGCTCCACATGCCCGGGTCCTTTGACCTTGTCGAACAGGTTCCATTGGCGGAGATTGATGGGTTCAATATAAAATGTCACTGTGGCACCTCAAATGCATCAGTTGTTTTCGAGCACCCACTTCACATACTTTCTGGCAATGCTCAGCGGGTGGTCGGGGAATTTCTCATCGAAAATATCGCGTTCCGAGAAGTTCATGAGGAAGCCTTCCCTGTATTCGACATCATAGGGGTCTTCAAAGAACATCTTCATGATTTCTTTTGTAGTGAAATGCTTTTCGGGGTATTTCTCTTTTATGGCGTTCTGGAACATAGCAAATCCGAAGCTGTCCCGCGCCCCGGTCATGCCTTCTTCAGTAAAGCTGCCGTTGACGAAGTAGTCATCCTCGCCGACATTCACATTCAGGTTCAACAGATACGATACCTCTGGTTTCGGCATACCCTGCACCGTCTCCTGAATTTTCCGAATAGCGTAGATGTACTTGTGCCCCTTCGCGGTCAACCCGTTCTTGCATTCCAGAAGACCCATATTCTCCATCAGGGACAAGCGCACATCTTTGACGGTATCCTCAACGGAATCGTAGTCCATTGCTTCTTCCGGTGCCACAATCCAGGCAAAAATCAGACCGAAGCACTCGTCATTACGAATACCGCATCCGACATTGGGTTTCGGAACCGTTTCGGGCAGAGGCTTGTTGAGGTCACCGTATCCGTCCGGTTTTACTTTAAGTTCAAATTCTTTGAAATCTTGTTCAGACATTTCCTGTACCTCCTGCCTCAATCATTGTAGGTGCATTATTTTTAGGCTCAGTCGATTTCGTCCATTTCGCGTAGTGCATCCTCTGCGTTACTGAAAATTTTATCGTAATCGTCAGGGTATGTCAATGTCCCCAAGACATCCCCGGTCTTCTCATCTACATAATTGATAGTGACTTTCGGCTTCTCAACCCCATTCAGAGCCTGATACCCTTCGGCGCTGATGCCGAATAACATTGCCTCCATCGTATAGGGCGATTCGTAGTCATCGGCATCCATATTCACGGTAAAGACCGTCATGTCATCATTGTAGGTATAGTCGCTGTAATCAGATTCATCGTCATCGTCGTCGTCGTCATCGTCATCATCGTTGAAGTAATCGTCAAACGTCTTATCGATGGATGCTTTGAGGTCGTCGAGCAGCTGTTTGTGCGTCTCGCCCGTCATAGTCGCAATGACAGACCCGTCGGCGCTGGGTTTTGCTTCCAAAACACCCTCTCTGTCGAGCAGGACCTTGCAGAATTCCTTTGCCGCTTTCATCCTCTCCTCATCCGTGCCATCGCTCATTACGCCCGGAATCATGTACTCTGGATAAGTTATGGTTACGGTCTCGTTGCCTGCTTCGGCAGTCGCTGTGCTCTTGTCAGTGGCAGAAGATGCCTCTGCGTTCGCATTAGCCGTAGCGCCGCAAGCTGTGATGGATACAGCCAATGCATAAGGCTTGTCAGTTTCTTCATCGTGTTCTCCTCGATTTCCTTTTAGAAATGTTCCGCTACAATACCGTCCAATTCTTTCCTGATTTCAGCAAATGACTGATACAGGTCCAGTGTTCGGACGGTTATCTTGTTCCCGGACATCTGATATTCTCCGTCCGGCTGCATCTCGTCCTTGGTTTTCGCGTACAGAAGCATACCAGATACCTTATGTTCCGTCCCTGTCTTGGCGAGTTCATATTCCTTGTTCTTCACGTAAGTAAATATCTGATATATGTTCGCCGAGCAAACCGTCTGCCGGTCGAAATGCGTCTGCATATTATGCTGATAGTACTTGGCATCGATGATAAGGACTGTGTCCCGCTTTTTGTTTTCGAGCACGATATCGCTTTGCATGACCGGCAACTCTTTGCGATTCCCGTCATCTACTTGCCATTCGATTTGCGGAGCGGATACCGTCAATTCGCTGTGTTCCTGCCGGAAGTATTCTAGCAGGAATTTCTCATACAAATGATACATTTCCTGCGAATCGACAAAAGCAGCCAGTTTCCGGGTCCCGTCTTCCTGAGTTATCAGCATTCCATCTAAGACGAACCGGCAAATACCCATCAATAGCTGATAGGTTTGATTGTTTCGGTGAAAGGTAAGGCTCGACCATCGGATAGCTTTCGGTTCAACCGTATCGATGCAGGAGAAGAACAAGAGTTCCTTCTTTAACGCCGCACGGTATTGAGCATTTACCTTATTGCTCGCCATGAGCAAAAGCGCTGTGGTTTTCAGGATATGGTTCAGCAGATTATTCTCCGACAACTCATCATATTGGCAGCTGAGCATGCGCCGATGCGCTATCTCGTTTTGTATCGTGCCAGGCATGTTCAGTTTCCCGCGCAATACCGGAAGGTCATCTTCCCTGCCAATGTATTCGCGGTACAGTCCCTGTTTCAGCTGCTGGCCGATACCGTTACTTAGAATTGCGGCAAAGAGGTTCTCGGCATTATCGAACGATTCGGCACTGACCTTCTCGAACTTGTCTTGCCGGAGAGCCTTGAACGCATAGGACAGCATATAATATATGTTTTTGACAAGAATGTTGTCCTTCTCATTCGATGCCATCGTTTACCGCCTTGTGCAGCTTATCCGCCCATTCTTGATACTTCTTCGCGTCATCGAACCAGTATTCCTGCAGCATCGGCAGGATATCATAGTTCACGATGTCGCGCAGCAGTTCGTCCGAGCACGGTTCGTTGTCACCGAGCACAAAGTAGCTGTGCCCGATACAGAACCCGTTGCCGAGCGTCGGGTCGCCTGCGATAGCAGCGTTCAGACCGTCCGTGCCGCTGATGACGCGAATCAGTTCATCAAAAGCGGGGTTGTTATACGCCTTAGCGCGAGCCTTGAAGCCATCCGTGTCAAAGCCCGGCTCCATATCTATAAAGCTGAAACGGCGACGCAGAGCATAGTCAATCATTGCAAGAGAGCGGTCAGCGGTATTCATCATGCCGATGATGTACAGGTTCTCCGGTACAGAGAACTCCTGCTTGCTGTATGCCAGTTTCAGTTTCTGACCTCGATACCCTGCCTCGATAAGCATAAGGAGTTCGCCGAAAATCTTCGAGAGGTTACCGCGATTGATTTCATCGATAATCAGAAAATACGGCTTGTCCGGCTCATACCCTGCCGTCTCGCAGAATGCCTTGAAAAGGCCCGGCTCTAATCTGAATCCGTCTTCGTCTTCCTTAGGCTTATACCCCTCAACGAAATCCTCATACGAGTAATTCTGATGGAACTGAACAAACTGGATGCGCTTATCATCCTTCTCACCCATGATAGAGTATGCCAGGCGCTTCGCCGTAAAGGTCTTTCCGACACCCGGCGCACCTTGCAGGATGATGTTTTTCTTGCGCTTCAGTATTGCGCAGATAGTATCGTACTTGTGCTCGGTCATGAAGACTTCTTGCAAGAACTGCTTTTTATCATACTTATCCACGGGTTTTTCCACTGGCAACGGATTGTACTCACGAATCATATCCATAATGGATTTGTATTCGTCCGTGGTTAATTGATAAATCGTTGCTCTGAGTACTTTAAAGAACTCCATTTGGGAAAGTTCATCACTTTCTTTAAGTTCTTCAAGCGGTATTGGATTCTCAAGTCCCTCAGTCTTTCGAATCAGGATACGTTGCCCATCTTGCTCACCGGCAATCTCTCCAATGGCGACGATTTTTTTGGTCGGATTGGATTCATAGAGGATGACTGAATCTCCAATTCTGGCATCAAGAAAATGCTGGTAGATACGGCTCTTGTTCCAGGATGGGGCAAACATAGAAACTTCCATAACGCCGCCCACAGGGAAAGTTGAGACCTTCCAGAGTGTTGGCTTGGCGCTCATCATCCAATAATGTTTATCAGTGGGCAGATTACTGCTTTGACTCATTTGGTATTTTCCCCATGCGTTAGCAAGTTCATCTCTAAGCTTCCAGACAAAAACGCCGTCTGCTTTTTTGTCAGCTTTTTTACCCTCATACAGAACTGCCCAATAGCACTTGCTGCCATCTTCTCTCTCATAGACGGGGCAGTTTGTTGCACTCTGAATTTTTTTGCTAGAGAAACCGATGCAGAATTGTAGGCGTTTGCCTCTCCTCCGTATTTCTTTGCAAGCTCAGTGCAGGTGGCCTGTCCTCCAATATCTGCGAACTGCTTAATAAGGGTTCGACTGCTGTCATCAAAGATGTTGTTATCGCCGAGCAGAGACAGCCATTGAGACTTTGATATTGCAGGGGTATAATTGCTCGGCCACCAAGCATTCTTTTCCTGAGCTTTAAGATAATGATGGGTAATGTAGAATGCGAAATCTGAGGTCAGTGTACGTAAAGATTCGTCTGCGTAGCTGTCGTCCGTGATATAACCCTTCACTTTTTGTAATAGAGCATCTTCACGCTGTAGAAGTTCCGTCACTTCGTCATAAAAGGGAAGCCAGTTAGAGAGAATCTCCGTATAGTGTCCAGACACAAACTTGTACTGGCTTTTGAGTAGCTTTGCCATATTCTGTGTCTCAGTAAACTTGTAAATGTAGTACTTGGCAGGATATCTTAGCCACAGGTATATGCTGATAGCATGCTCGTCCTGATAGTGGTTCTTGTCAGCTTTGCCGATGATGGATAATAACTTGATTGACTGCTTCTTGAAGTTGTCAAAGCGCCATGCGAGTTCGGCACTTTCGTCATAAAGGTCCCGAAACATCTGACGCACAGTTTCTGGCTCAGCGTCCGCAAATTCGCCAATCATTCCAGAAGAAAAATAGTTTGGAACCATAAGTAAAGGCTTAGCCTCTTTAAGCGCTGCCTTCAACATTGCAGAAAAATCAGACGAATCTATATCCCATTTTTCTGAGAAAGCTTTTACAGCTTTCCACTTGAAGCCTTCCTCTTCATCCCAATACCTCTGTGTGAAATCGTTGTAATAAGATTCAACGACCTTTTTGAATTCAACAGCATCAATCATGGTTTACACTCGTGTCCTTATAGGATTTACTGCACTGAACTATACATAATCTAATTGTATAATTTCTGTCGCAAAATTGCAAATAAAGTCTGTTCTATTCTTTTGTTTTCGCCTATTGCACAATGTACGTCGCATATCTTTGTTCACTTCATCCATTGACAGCATCAGCAGTCAATCTCCACTGTCTCGTCTTCGCAATCGACATTATCCAGAGGTTCGCCCCACGAGTAATTTATGTACTGTTCTGAGGGGTCATCATATGTCGAGTAGTCAAAATCATCACCGCCATCACGAACCGGGTTCCCATCCACAGTCGCATACCAAGTATCGAACCTCATAAACCGATGTTCGGCACAGTATTCCTCATACTGCTTAAATAACTCTACGCACTGCGGCCACGGCAGTGGACTCCTCACATAAAACTTCAACTGCCACGGTGCATACGCGGTCAGGTCCTCCACTCCATAGCGTTTCAAGCCTTTGAGGGCTTCCTGCCCCAACTCACCTTTGAAAAACTTTCGTACCTGCTTGTCCATCTTCATTTTGAAAATCTCCTTTTAAATTAGTAGGTCTAAAATTTAGCCCTCTATTGTATAAGAGAACAAGAAATCAGAAATTTTCCAGCAAAATTTCAAATTTTTTCTCTCTATAAATAAAACAGAGTGAAAAGCCTCGAATTGATTCACATTAAGAAGCTTTTTCAATACTTTAAGGAGATTTTTTATGAGACTTTGTAAACCGCCACCTGCAAATTAGCACTCGATGTGCTATTTGTCTTTGATTTGAAATATGGACAATTTTATCGAAATTGATAAATTATTCGTTGAAGTCCAAATTATGGGACAACCCAAGGAGTATAATAAAGACAGGCTGGAAAGCAAAACGCCTCAAAACCTGTCCGAAAGCCACTATTTTACACACTATCGCCGTTTTCACCATCTGACGCAAGGTATGCCGGGCAAAACTGCCGTTGCCTGAGCCACAGAGACGAATGTCAGAACGGAAGACAAGGATATACCACTCTCTCGAAAGGAGCGCTCATCATGAACATCCCTCAAATTCCCACCGGACGCAACAGCTACTATGACCTCGGTCCCACAAAACAGTTCGATGTCGAAACCATCCGCGAGGCTCTGCGCCTGTACGAAGATAATTTGGCTGAGAAGTTTGAGACAGCAAAGCCCAACAGCATTGAGCGCATCGAGATGGGCGCGAAAAAGGTATCTGCTCAGACCCTCATTAAAAGACTCAGCAGACACCTTCCCCTTTATGCAGACTGAAAGGAACCTAATACAGATATGACCAATAACGAAATCATCGCAATCATGAGCCGCTGTATATGCGGCACCCGTATCCAGTGGACCCAAAACCCCGACAACAGCACACATCGAGGCGTGGTGGATGAGTTCTACCCTCAAAACGGTGCCGAGGACGCATATCTCGCCGTCATCGAGCCGGGACGCTATATCCCGGTTCTCGGTGCCAGCGAAATACAAAAAATATCTATCTTGGAGGACAGTCATCATGATGCCTAACTACATTCCGAAAGACCCCGAAATGGACCGTGTTGCCGATGCTTTCTCCGGGTACATCCACCGGCATCCCAACTTAGACCTTGTCTGGTCCGAGAAAATCGGGTATGTCCTCATGACGATAAATTCCGACAAGCAGCGAGGCGAGGATTATTGCAGTTTCCGCACAGCGCACGATTTAGCTTTCCGCCTGTTCAGCGAAGTTGTGACCGATGTCGTACTAGAATGCGAGGATTGCGACGATGTTTCCAATCTGGGTGATGAAGACCGAGAAGAGGTTAAGCGGCGGTGGGCTCCGTTTTTGGAGATGCTGCCGGAGTACAAGGGCGTTTGCGAGGATATTCTTGCAGGAAACAAGGACAAATATAGCAAATGAGGTAGTGTACTATGGCAAACGATTACGGCTATTTTGGCAGCGGAAGCACCGGCTATGCGCATTACAAACAGTCGTTTGACCGCAACTTTGGCGGTTCCGGTGGCAGCGGTGGGAATCACAACGGTGGCGGTAATGGTTCTGGCTGCGGACCTCTGTTGCTTATCATTGTTGTTGCCGTAGTCGCTGCACTTGTGCTGTTGGCAATGTAATTCTTGATATGCGGTGTTTGCTGCCAATAAAAAAAGGACCATCGCTTGCGGCGCGGTGGTCCTTTTTTTTGCTTGCTTTTTGTTCGGTCTCGTGGTAAAATAATGTTGAAAGTAAATTCAATGAAATACAATTCAACAAAATTGGAGGTGCGATAATGTTTATTGGTCGCGAGAAAGAGCTCACCCTTTTG